ATATATATCCCATATAGAATAGAGAAGGTAAAAGGAGTACCGAACTGTCTATTCCTATATCTTCATGATGAGGGGGATGAATACAGATATCCTTTCATAGGTGGATTCTATTTAACCGAAGTCGTTAGGAAGATAGGATGGGAATCTAACTTCGGAACAAAGTCAGCCTTATTCGTTAGTAGAGAATCAATATCAGGAGCATTGACTGAATACTATAGAGAAGGATTAGATAGACTCTCTCCTGTAGAGCCGGATGAATTGTTTACCAGAGTTGAATATATCAAAACCCATAGAGAGCCTATCATAGATTATAATAAAAGGATAGTAGAAGAAGATCTTAAAGCCCTAAGAGATATTGAAAAGAATCTCGAAAACATTAAGGAAGAAGTAATGAGATTATATCATAGACTTGGTATGAAGTACGAGGGATAGCTGCTTATCTTATACTAATTCTATATAAATCAAGTACTTATGATATAGTGAGTATGGTTATTATGTATGTGTAGATAAGTTTATTAATGAAATCAATATGTTATATTTAATTTTATAAAAGCTGTACTAAAACAGACTATATAAAGTGAAAATTTTAATTTACCACACTAATTTACGCTTTATATTCTCATAGGGTGGAAATGCTTAAAAAAGTTATAGTTACATTAGAAGATGTTTTTACGCTCATAGATAAGATTGGTGAGCCAACGAGATTATCTGATATCATCTCCGCATTGGAGAAGTCAGGTCATCTCGATTTTACTTCCAAATCAATATTGGTCCAGACAGCCAAGAATGAAGGCTTGTCTTTGGACTCAGTAATCAATCCTTATAAACCACAATCAAAAGATTGTATTAACAACAAGCTAGATGTCTAGCTAATAATGGAGTAATTAATGTCTAATAAGTTTGAACGTTCAATGGCGAAACTTGCTGAGGCTTTGCTGGCTGGTGAAGCCGATCCCGCTCAATTAGAGAAGATGGTCGAAGCGGTTGTTCTTGGTGGGCAAGGTGGAGAAAAGGGTACTACTATTGCTGAGCCTGAAGATAAGACTGCTGATGCATCTGGAAAAGTAAATCATAAAGTTGGTGATAAGCCTGAAGCTGATAAGGGTGTCAAAGCCAATGATGGAATCACTCAGAAGGTAGATTATTCCAAGACTGAGAAAGCTCCTGCTGGTCGTCCTTCTCCTATTGCTGAAATGGTAGAGAAACAGCTTGAAGAGAAAGCAAAGGGAAAGAAGAAGGAAGAACTGAAGAAGAAATTCGGTAAGAAGATGAATGAGGGGTATACCTCAGAAAACAACCGAAGACACAATAACGAAAAGTCTTATATCAAGCAAGAAGCTGGCGAAGAGAAAAAGGAAATGGCTGATGCCAGTGAGGTTGAAGCTTTCCTTGCTGAACTCTGGGCTTGTATTGCTGATAAGGCAAAGTCTGGTGAAGCTGATAAGAAATCCGAACTACTCGATTTGTTTGTTGATGTCGCTGAAGAAATGGCCGATATGATCGGTGCTGGTTCTTCTCCTGAAGATCTTTCTGGTGCAATCAAGAAATGGAAAGAGATCTTCGATGGTGTTAAGGCTGCTCATGAAGGTGGGGATAAACCTGCCGGTGAGGAGAAACCCGCTGGAGAAGAGGAACCAAAAAAGGATGAAGAGCCGAAAGGCGAAGAGAAACCTGCTGACGAAGAACCAAAGGCATAATAAATGAGCGTCAAAGATTATATCGAGGATGACTTTAGAAAAGACAGAAATTGGAAACGATACGTTGATGAACTGTCCAAGTATTGTTCCAAACTATCAGAGCGGTATCCGGGTTATTCTGATGAGGATATAATCCATGCCCTATTATCTGATATCCACGATAAATCAAACGGTTCATAACGAGGTAATTGTGCATACGCAGAATGTTGGTTATTTAGATGGCATCAAAGTAATTGAAATGAATAATCTATCCGTAGGTTATTATGTCGTTCGTGATAATCAACTGTGGTTCTATCCACCATTCATTGCTGAACAAATTTATGTTAACGGGAAAAGTCTATCAATGAACGGTTAGAAAATTAAAAAGAGCAAGTTAGGTCGGCAATTAAGCCCTCCTACCTTGCTCTTTTTCCGTATCTTGGATGGTCCTACCTCATTGTAGGTCTCACGTCATTGTGAGGGAGTGTCGCCTTTGACACTTGCAACATTTGTAAGTATAGTAGTTATTGTTTGTTTAGTCAAGGGAATATAGTAATGAATCCAAAAGATAACCAAGGTAAAGATATCAGAGTAGGCAATCGTGTTGAATGCCTTAATCCTGAAGATGACAAACGTTGGGGTAGAGGTAAAGTAATAGGAGTTAATTCCCCGCGCAAGCTTTTACTTGTTTTATTTGATAAAGATTTATTTCATAGCGATCCATTTAAAGTCTTTATGGGTAGGGATGTTATACTCTATACTTGGGAAATTGCATTAACAGATTTAAAAGTTGTTGAATAGGGTAGATACGTCTACCTTATAGAGGTAAGTACTTTACCTCTTTTCTTCATGCAGCGAACAATGTCTTGCGGCTGGTCATGATCTGGTGTGCTGTATGAGGAATATAGTGGGGGTCTTATGGCCCCTACTATTCAATTTAATCTAACGAATGATGGGTGGATGCTAAACATTCATCCATGGTGGGGACCGACTTAGATTAATAAAACTAATTATAGGAGAATAAAATAAATGGATATGACATTTGTAAATGGACTCATGCAAGCTCCTCCAGTCATGGTCGCACTTCAGTATGTTATTCTTGAAGTCTCAAAGCGTGGCTACGAGAAGTTCTTTCCTGCAATTCCCAATCAACTAATGCCTGCTCTTTCAATTATTCTTGGTGGGCTTCTCACATTGCCGACTGGTGGAAATCCAGTTATGGGAGCATTGATTGGTGCAGCAGCTTCTGGATTGCATGATCTAATTACTCCTCCATCTGGGATGGCTAATGTTCTTGCCAGTGTCCCAATGCCCCCTGTTCCTCCTGCACCTCCCTCTAATCCAGCAGGAAAATAAAAAATGAAAATATTCCTCGTAGAGATCGGTATAGAGTATTGTGGGCCTACAGAGTATACTGCTTATAAGGATAAGAATGATGCCATGAAGTTTCTAGAGCGTTGTGGCTATGAATTAGAAGATCCTCATAAAGTAGATTATATCGCTCATATGACTTACATGTACTATATTAAACCGGGTGAAGCGGAAGAGGATATTAAACATTGGGCAACAATTAGAGAACTTATGGTGTATTAAAAAATTTTAGGTGGGTGCCGGAATGCTCGTTCTACGGAGTAAACGGATACCCGAACGCATAGGGTAGTTGTATAGGTTTGGAAGAATAAGTCCATGGAGCATATTAGGTAGCGACAATATGCAAGCGTGGTTATCCCGGTAGCTCAATAAAATATACTTAGTAGACGGGATATTGGAGGTAAACCCCTCCTGCTACTGTGACGATGGTAGGCCAACCATCTGAGTAGTATAGACAAATAATTCGCCTGAACTGATTACTTGCGAGGTTTAGCGCCTTGCCCCACCTAATAATAATTTGAGATAATAATGGCTTTAGATCCGATTGTAAACTTTGGAAAAGTAACTGCGTCAACAGGTTATATCAGTACTGATACAGTTATTGTTTTGAATAGTGGTGATGGCGCAAAGCTTCCTGCTACCAGTACAATACCTAACCCAGACTTTGGATACAACATGGTCTGGTGGAATTGGACTGACTTTGGAGATCCTTCTGATGATCCTAATGTAGAGATCATCCGAGTTACTGCTAGATCAACTGATACTCTTACCATTGTACGAGGACAAGAAGGAACAACTGCTCAGGATCATAACACAGCAGGTAAGACGTATAAGCTCGCATTGACCTTCACAAAGTTAATGAAGGATCAGATTGAGAATAACTTTTATGAGACTCCATATGAGACATCCTTTCTTACCTTCAAAGATTTCTCAGGTAGCCGATTAGAAGATTCTTTCTATCAAAGTGGTGATGGTGCTATTATGCCGACTGGCGATAATAGTAGTACAGCCGATTTCTCAACAGGTAACTTCTATACTTCTTATGTCAATCTATATGTATCCAACGTACTTGCTGGTCCGAATGGTTTAGATCTTGGTCAAGCTTTATCCGCAACTATTCCTCATAGATTTAAAGCTTATGCGACTCCTACTAAAACTGGTACTCCACTGACACAGAAGACTTTGACTATTGGGATGAACATTCTAGATGCGAATGTCATTCTTAACTTTTTTAATCATGGTTGTTTCTTTAGAGTTGATTCTACTTCTTCCGGTGTAAATATTTTCGCTGTCACTAAGAATGGTGGTGGAGATTTCAACGAACAAACTACAGATACTGGTATAGCTGATACAGCCGGAGTTGGACATACATTTGAAATCATAGCGACTTCCGCTCAAGCTTTATTTTACATTGATGGTGTTCTTGTAGCGACTCATACTACACATCTTCCTACTCGGACCATAACTGCTTTCTTAACCATTGGGTCAAAGGATGCAAACGTAAAAGTAATGCAGGTACAGTGGTTGAAATTTTCTAGGCCGAGGTAAACTATGGCAAACAATACAGACATTTATATCATCAAGACTGTATACAATGGGAATGCTGTAGCTTATAATCCAGGGGATTTAAGCGTAACGTTCTCTGCTACCATTGCGACTAACCCTTCTAAATATCTGACATCAACTGTGTCGGTTACTCCTGTTGCTGATTTAAATACATTTAATTTAAACATTATAGCAGCGATAAAAGCGAACATACAAAATATCTTGGGTATCACTTATGTATCCACAGATATTATAAGCGTACATGGATTAACCCCCCTTATAAATAAAGGCACAGCAATATTGGATTTTAGTTCTACACCTTCTGATGAAGCATCTGTTGATGTAACGGGTCAGACATTTATATTGGCTACGTCACAATGTCAGGCATGGTTCTCTGGTGTCGTTTATGGATCAAGCGATGAAATAGATCATCTGCAAGCTGCTCAGAAGATTGCTCTTGTATGTGGTGTTCCTACCGCTGGAGTTGGTTTCACAATATACGCAGATTGTTTACATGGTTTATACGCTGGTCAATTACAGGTAAATTGGAGATGGATATAATATGAGTAACTGGTTTACAAAACTAATCGGAAGCACTTCTGGTAATGTGGCTGAAGTTGATTCCAGTAATAATCTTAAAGTCATCATGCCTGTTGGTAGTGCTAGTCCTGCTAATGTGTGCTTATCAAATGATTCTGGTAGTGACTTCTTAGAGTTTGGATCTGATGGACGTGCTAAAGTTAGTATGGAGCAACTTCTTTTATTCGATCCATTTGATGGTGCTAACATAAATACAAACCTTTGGAACCAGAGTTTAACCACTATGACTCTTTCACAGTCTAGTGGACTACTTACTTTGAACTCTGGTAACTCAGTCGCCGCTGGTGCTTTCGCTATTATTTATAGTATAAAGATGCCTTTGCGATTAGTTGAATATCCTATCTACGGACAGTGGAAGTTCAAGATGAACTGGTTTGCAAACGCTGTTATAGAGTTTGGATTCGGTCAACCTTCTGGGGCTACCGCTACTATTCCTGATGGTGCTTTTGTTCGTATTGATGCTACTGGTGTCGTTCGTGCTGTATTCTCTTTTGCCTCTACTGAATTTTCAACACAGATAGCTGCTGCTGGTACGCTCGTGAACGGTAGAGGATATTCTTTGGAAATCACGATGGTTGAAGATTCCATTAAAATAGACATCGCAGATATGACCTCTGGTGGAGATGTTGTTTCTGCTGTTGTTCAGATCCCTTCAGGATTTGTTGAATATCCTGCTGTAACGCATCTTCCAGCTTTTACGAGGTTGTATAATAGTACTGCTCCAGGTACTGCACCACAAGTCTCTCTTGGTTGTGTAAACGTACAGCAGATGGATCTTCTTGGTGGTAAGACATGGGGTGAGCAAATTGTACAGTTTGGTCGTGGTGCTTATCAATCTCCAGTCACAGCATTCGGTCAGACATCAAACCATACAAACTCAGCTAACCCTGGTAACGCTACACTTTTGAATACTGCTGCCGGGTATACAACTCTTGGTGGTAGATATCAGTTTGCTGCTCCTGCTGGTGGTATAACGGATTATGCTCTTTTTGGATTCCAGGTCCCTGCTGGTTTTCAGTTGGTCGTAACAGGTGTGCGTATATCAGCGATTAATACTGGTGCTGCTGTTGCAACTACGGCTACTATATTAGATTGGGCTTTAGGATTAAATTCTAGCGCAGTTAGTTTGGGAACTGCTGATGGCTCTGGAACATGGGCACCTAGAAGGATACCAATCGGTACACAGGGTTTCATTGTTGGCAACGCTATTGGGGTTGCTGCTCAAGATATCAATGCAACATTCCCGACTCCGTTAGTTGTGGACGGTGGGAGGTTCTTTCACGTTATCGTGCAAGTGCCAGTTGGTACAGCCACAGCAAGCCAGGTAATACGTGGTGACGTAATGGTAAATGGATATTTCGAATAATAATTTTTATAAAGGATAAAGGCAATGGCTTTAACTATCCAAACAATTAATCTTAACGTTTACGTACAGACAACTGATGGTGCAGTTTTTACGATGCAACCACCTGCTACTACAAATATTACAAATATAGTTGCTGCTTTACAGGCATGGCTTGAATATATTGCTAGCTCCAATAGTGCTCTCTAATAATTAGGAGTTCAACATGAGGCCAGAAAGCTTACAAAGAAAATCAAAAGGGCACCTTGGATTTACCATGTTCGAGGAGTATTTTCGTGGAGAGAATGGAGATATTTATTCTGCTCCTATTGATAGTATCGTTGATGTGTACGGATATCGTGATGGGTATGCGTTTAAATACACAAAGGATCAATGGGATAAATTTTACGAGAACATGACAAAATTTATCAAAAACCCTCATAACTAAGGTTTTGTTAAATGATAACTTTTCAAAATAATGTATTGGATGAGACCCAGATTTTGGCTGTCACTGTAATTCAAAACTCTTCGAATCCATATGCTCTACAAATCTTATTCAGAGACGGATATGTATTGGTTATTAACTTCAAAAGTAATAACCTTCTTACCGCTGCTTTGACTGCATTGATAAATGCAACAAAAGCGATAGCTGCTAAATAGTTCTTGACATAATAATTAAACCCTGCTATAATGCTAACAACATTATGGCGGGGTTTTTTTATGTTTGCAGGCAAGGTATTCCTGAGAAGGAGATATTCACAAAGGGATCTGTTGCAGCTTATGATGGCTAAGTCCAGGATTGAATCTTTCCTGAGCATGCTGATCTGGAACTCAGATTTATATGGACAGACTAAATCTCTTTTGAATAATATAAATACGGAGATAACAAAAGCTCGTAAGTGTCTTAACTATCCAGTTTAGATGGGATGCCTTTTATTTCTTTTGGGTGCAACTGATTATAATAGGAGGATACCATGAGTTCTCATAGCCTAAAGATGTTTGATTCAGATGTCACGGTAACGAGAAACATAGTCGATGTCGTATTCCCTCTGCACACTACAAGTTATTGCGACGATGAGAATATTCGAAATCTATATGGAGAGCATAATCAATACGCATCTTGTCTCAGATGTTTCTTTCTGAGTAGGATCGGTAGGAAATTCGGAGAGGTAGAGATTTCTATTAGCCCTGTGCAGTCTGTAGTTAAACAAGAATTCAAACCAGTGTCTGAACCTGTAGAGGTGAAAGTTTCTAAACCAGATCCCTGTAAAAAGGAACAAAAGGTAAAAGCACAAAAGTCTGATACCTCTTTTGTTAGTACCTTTTCCATCGGGGATTATGTTGTTGTGAAAGCTCCTGGTAGCAGACTGAAGGGGCATGTTGGCATTATTAAAAGTATTGCGCTGCGTAATCCGGTCAACACTGGATACTGTGTGGCTATCGGTGGACAGCAGCATGGTTTCTTTGAGGATGAATTAGATAAGGCAACTACATGTATAGGAGACTGAATGAGGTTTATCAAAAGACTCTTTAGGAGGATCTTCTGGATATTTAGTAACAATAATGATGTCTGGATTCTGCATGCTGATTGTGTAACTGATTTCGGAGATCATGGAACCGTCTTTGCTGTCTTCGATGGCTCTATGTCTCGTGAAGATATTGCTGAGATTGCCAAGAGAATATGGCCTGCTGTTGCGATTACATATGAGCAGCGTTTCTTTACTTGCACTCTCTCTGGAGATACGATAAGATTTGGAAAGTTTTTTAAATCTAAACTTAATCAAGTCCACGAGATGTATGATTATTATTAAAGGAGAAAAATGAAACTACTCTATGTACTTTGTTATTTAATCGTGTCTTATTGCTTTTATATTTACCAATTAGCTTGGTATAGTAGACGTAACCTTGATGACTTTATAGAGTATCCGGATATCCTCATCTTTAGCCTCTTATGGCCGTTTGTTTTTATCGGCATCCTTTATCTCTCCTTCATGCGACAACACGTCATCTCATTGTTTATCTGGCATACGAACACTGTGAAAAAATTATTACAGAAATATTATAAGGATAAGTATTACACCAGAGATTAATAGGAAAGCTCCTTATGAGAGAATATAAATTTGTCAGAGCAGTAACTAAAGTAATCTATGAATCCGATCCTAGCCTTTCATGCTAGTATCTTCAGATTGACTCACTTGATGACATTGACATTGTGTTCAAGCTCAATAATAATATTATGAAATCTTACAGTAATAAATTTTGGGAAGACGAACATAATAAAGCAGGTGTATCACAAGGTAACTTCATCAATATATCTCTGACTCCTCTTGTATTATTTTCTAAAAGACTGGATGGTATGTTTAAGGCACTTGAAGATAAACATATCATATTAGCCAACCAGAATGGTGGGTATTGCTTCAGAGATAAGAACATGGTGATACTTGAGGAGCGAACATCTAACAAGTTAGTTTTCCCAGAGCTTCCAGTGAATGGTAAAGAGCCTGAAGAACAAATCACTATTTCTAAATGGTACAATGGAATACACTGGTATCTGAAAAGTAATAAGAGAACATTCAATAAGAAGCATAACAGTCTTGAAAGTGCGAAGAAGAAAGCACTTGAGTTTGTTACTGAATCGCAGATTAAAATTGATCATGGCAGGTATCAATATAAACATGATGGCGACTAGATGAAATCCTTTCTTTGTGCTATAATAGATCATGATAAGATCCGAAATTATTTTACAGATCTTTCTCCGGATAGCATGTCAGAAAGCGAAAAGGAAGTTCTATATTTAGTTGTTGATCAGATGGAGGCAAGGGTCAAGGCCGATTATCCTCTGGCAGATCAGATTCGTCAGAGATTAATAAGTATGGGTTACTCGGTTATGAATAGAGGAAGCGATTACACTCTGATAATATAAACATGATGGTGACTAAATGAAAACGAAAAGAAAGCCAGTAGAAGAGGAATGTATTAGATGCACAAATCCATTATTGGAGACAGGTGCATTGTTGTTGAGTCCTCCAGGGCCGATTGTTGACACGATGTATAGTGTTAAGAGATATCCATTGTGTCATGCCTGCTATGAGTTTATCTGGCAAGAGATTTATTACAGCCGACAAGAGCATGTTATTAAATGCACAGGCTGTGGTAAGAAAGTTACGCTCTCGTTTTATTGCACGTTTCACAAGAAGAAAAATCTTTGTGGGGATTGTGCTGAAGCTCACACGTCCTGCAAACATGTAGAGAAGAAGAGGAAGAAAAGTAAATCATAGGGAGAAGAGTTAATGGTCGAGGAAGTAATAACCTCACTTTTGGAAGTTGCTTCACAGAAAATTCCTAATCCAAAAGAACGAGATGGAATAATCTGGGGAATAATTACTGCGTTGCGTGGACCGGATACAGACAACAAAAGATTAAAGGAATTAACTACAGCAAGGATAAGGAGCATTATAAACATAGAACATCATGGCCTTGTCTGTAGAAAGGAACCATTAACGGTAGCTGAACAAAGGGAAAGGGATAGGTTGTTAGATTCTGCATCAGTTCATTTTAAGTTTCATTACAACGATGCGTGTACCGCGATTTGTCTTTTGTATAAATATAACCTTCTTACAGAGCAATCAACGGAGGATAGCCAATGACTAATCAAGAAGCTTTCACAACCGTAAAGACTCATTTGTTAGCACAGATGGAGAAGTCAGTCGAGAAGGATGAATATCAAAATGATTACTGCGTGTACAGATCCAAATGCGGTTGTTTAAAGTGTGCTATTGGTGCTTTGATTCCCGATAACTTGTATGATCCAGCTATGGAATCAAAATCTGTTGACGATTTAATTAACGATTTTCCTGGAATCAGAAAACTATTCCACGGAGTTAAAACAAGTTTATTAAATGATCTTCAAGTTTTACATGATGATAAATCTCCAGCTAATTGGGAATCAGAATTAAGGGGTGTCGCATCTCACTATAATCTTAAATTTTAATAAATCAACTAAACGTAAAAGGAGGATCTGATGATTACACGTAAAGTAGTTTGGAAAAAGGTGAGAACTAAATTCGATGAAAGGGAAAAAGTTCCTTTCATGGCTTATTATTTTCTTGGGTTAATCCCCATTTATTCTGTCCAGCTTGATGACTATCAAGCAAATCATTTTCAGAATTATTGATTGACAAAATAAATAATCCTGCTATACTATAGTTATCTGCGGAGTTTGCTGTATGCTTTTTGGATGGCTTTTCTCTAGGCTGAAACCTAAACTTGAGCATAAGCATAAGTTCATTTTTGGAACATATCAAACTGTCGAGGTCCAATTAGCAAATGGAGGCTGGACATATTTCCAAATAATGTCGTGCAGTTGTGGAGCTTTCTCAGCATCTCCTTATGAGAACTATCTTCTTACTATGTCAGATGGCACAAAGGAATTGAGGGAGACTCTATCCAAGTTTAATGTAATCAGTCCTGATTAGGTGATATATCATGTTCGATGATAACGATAATTATACAGATGTAGCTTGGACAGAAGCTGATGCAAAAGAGTTTGAGATGGACTTCGCCACAGCACTCTACATGATGGAAGGATTGTCATATAATGATGCTGTGAAAGCTGCACGAGAAGATTGCAACGGATAATACAATGAATAACAAACTACTCACAAGGGATCAATTCAGAGATCTTGTCTTCGAAAGAGACGGCAATAGGTGTGTAGTTTGTCATGGGGCTGGAGATGCTGCTCATCACATCATGGAAAGAAGACTCTTCGATGATGGAGGATATTATCTTGACAATGGCGCAACCCTTTGTGCAGACTGCCATTATTTAGCAGAGACTACGCAATTCCATACGGATTACATTAGACACTGTGCTGGTATCGAGAAGGTCGTACTGCCCCCTTATTTATATGATGACTGCATATATGATAAGTGGGGTAATATAATTCTTGGTAACAGACGCATCAAGGGTCCCTTGTTCCATGAGGAATCTGTTCAGAAGGTACTCGAACACGTGCTGCATCTGTTCAGTAATTATGTCAAGTACCCAAGAACATATCATCTTCCATGGAGTCCAGGATTCACTAAGGATGATCGTATCCTTAACAATGTTGATCATTTTCTTAATAGACCTATCGTTATAACTGAGAAGATGGATGGCGAGAACACTACCATGTATCGAGACTATATGCATGCACGTAGTATTGATTCTGAACATCATGCATCTCAGTCATGGGCTAGAAATCTTCATTCAAGGATATCTTCCAGTATTCCTTTCGGCTGGAGAATCTGTGGGGAGAATTTATACGCTAAACATTCTATCCAATATAACAACCTTGAGAGCTACTTTCTAGTATTTTCCATATGGGATGATAAGAATAATTGTTTATCTTGGAATGATACTCTTGACTGGTGCTCGCTTCTGGATCTCGCTCATGTCCCTGTTAGATATACAAGTAGTTTCTTAAATAGTTCAACTATGCAAAGTATTTGTAAGCAACTACAGAATGATTCGTTATCTGAAGGTTATGTGATCAGAGTTGTGGATGAGTTTCATTATTCTGCATTTAGGCATAACATAGCAAAATACGTAAGAGATGGTCATGTGTCTACAACGCATCATTGGAAGAGATCAAACATCATTAAAAACTCTTTAGGAGAGAACCGATGATTAATCCACTTCAACAGGCGCTCATTAAAGCTGGACTCGCAAGTGAAGCTGATGCCTACAAGAAGAATAGGGAGAACGAAGTAAAGGCAGAAGAAGATCGTCAGCGTAAGCTTAAAGAGAAGCGTGAAGCAAGAGAGTTTTCCGATATTATGACAAGGGAAATATTGCTACGCGATGCGCTTAAACCTTTGCATGAAGCTGATCTCAAGGTGCTCTGTTCTAGTTGTGGTAGAGAAGGCTATCCGTTGTGGAGAACAGCTTTCCTTTATTCTGATTATATGAACCACTTTACTTCACAGCCAGAGAATCATAACTTCATGTTTATGCTTGATCCTATTCTGAATATGAAGTTTACTGATGGGTTCATGGATTACGTGAAAGAGAGATTTGATAATGTTGTTTCTGCTGACTCTTGTACCACATGTAAACCTCGTGAGGAAAGGAAGAATTAATGGAGAACTCAGATAAGATTCTTCCTGGCGCACGTGTAAGAGTATTCGACAGTACTCTTTTTAAAAATGATGTTGAAACGCCATTGTCATATACCATAAGGTCAGCAACAGTTGTGTGTAGGTATGGAATGCCAAGGAAGGATTATGGAAATGGTCTAGTACTTGGTCCCTATCCAGATTTGATCGATGTTGTTTTTGATCATCGCCCTGAGCTATCGCGGTGTCATTTTACTCATGTAGTCGAATTCATCAAAGCTGCTGAAGAGGTCTAGATATGGAGAAAAATACTTGGACAAAACACTGGCCTACCGAACCAGGTTATTACTGGTTCTATGGTTGGTGCTTCTCATATGATTATGATGTCAGGACTCGTCAGAAACCTTATCCGATTAAACATTATTTCGTGGAAGCCCGGAAGGTTTCTAATGGTGTTCTCTACGTCACAGATGGACACTTTCTTTCGAAGGCTGAAGGTGCTTTAGGTATTTGGTGTGTTGCTGAATTACCTGCACCTCCATCAATGGATATTTATTTAAACTATCCTCCACCAGGTAAGGAATAATATGCTCTTCTTGATAAAGCGAGTAATTAAGTTTTTCAGAGCTATCGTGTGTAAGCACCATCCACACGAAATAAAAAGATATACTACGTCTCATCCATGTGGAACACTTAAGGATATAGCTATTATTTCTAGATGTTGTAAATGTAAGTCTAGAATTAAACATTCATATTCTGATGGTCATAGATGAGATTATTTTTTGATATTGATTATTGGGTGTGTGAGTGTGGTTACATAATTCTGGACACGGAATATTTATTAATCCGGTGTGATCTTCCTTGTCCACATTGTCAGGTTAGGGCGATAAGTAGTTATGCTTTTAAAGAGAAGGAGGAGAGAATATGTTAATTGTTGGTTTATTTAATATTGTACTCGGTATTGTCTTTGCCACTATCCTTGTATTAATAATTTTAGGGGCAATGAAGTTAGAAATAACATTTGAGAGAATTACTCCTACGTCTGTGCTTTCTCTTGATCTTGGTAATATTGAGAAGATAGCTGCTACTATCTATGAGAAAAATTATAACCATCGCTGGTCTGATTTACATGAGGAGGAGACAAAGCAGTATTACAGGAACATTGCTAGAGTGCAAATCCTTGTGTTCCGGAAAGCTGCTGGTTTGGAGTAACATATGAGATGCTCTGAATGTGGACAATTCTGTCGCCCTGTAGATAGCGGTACTTTCTACGGACATTGTAACGATACTGATCCTCCTGATCCTGATTTCTTTTGTGCTAGATGCGCTAAAAGAAATATGGACGAGGCAATCAAGACACCAGAGAGGATCATATCTAGATGCTGGTGGATTAAACCTGATTATGTTCTTGTCGCAAAATCTATCCTACGGAATAGACGTGCGAAAACAAAGAGATTAATTATTTGACAAATTATCCTGTTAATGGTATAGTATCAACAGAGGGATAGTAATGTTTCCTAACGAGGATTTTAAACTAACAAAACGACAGAGAGAAGTTCTTCAAGCTTTGGCAGATGATGACAATCTTGATCTTGTGTTCGCCAAAGGTGGTGGATGGTGGCTTGGTAATGAACGAACCAACGGTAAGCTGGCGCTGTCTCTGATTCGTCTCGTTCTTGTTAATGATATATCAGATACTGGTGATGATCTTTGGAGGTTCACAATAAACGATTCCGGGAAAAGAGCTTTGGCTGGAATCAAGCCTATATACGAGCTAGGAGGTAATGATGGAGCTTAATGCTGATAATCTTGACAAACTTGAAAACCATTACAGTGTTCATTCAAGTACTGAGGCACATTTTATTTGTGAGCTTATCAATGAAATCCGAAACCTTCGGAAGGATCTTGACACAGTAAACGCTGAGTATAAAGAATGTGCTGAGGGCATGCTGAGTAATTCTTTAGAGTTGGAAGAGCTTCATATGAATACTGAAATAGCAGCGTCTGAGATGCGTGATATCCTCAACGAGTTTCTTCTTGGTGTTAGTCCTTTCTCCCGCCATGAGTTTGCTGGTGAACAAGCATATGACGGAAAATTTAAAGCTTCGCTTATTGATCGGGTAACAAAGATTTTAGCTACAGATCAAGGTAAAGAGTTTTCAGATGTATTTAAAGAAATAGCTCAGTTAAAGGATGACTTCAAAAAGTATGCACGGCATAGAGACCATTGCGACTATCTTGATGAGTGGGAAGTTCTCAAATGTAATTGTGGCCTTAGCGAAATCTTTGCACGTATGGAGGGATGACAATGCCTAAAACAATTGAGGAATATCTTAAAGAACCTTATTCAAGAATCCTTATCCCTGAAGAGGATGGTGGGTTCTCAGCCAAGATCTTAGAGTTTGATGGATGCTACGCTATCGGGGAGACTGTAGAGGAAGCCTACCGAAACTTAGAAAACACGGCAAGATCTTGGATTGGAGTTTGTTTAGATCATGGTTTGGATATTCCTCCACCAGCTACTCTCTTCTTGCATGAAGGCATACTCAAAGGTGGAGTCAGCGATAAGATGAGACCTGAAAAGGAAAAGTCAATTACAAATGTGGATGATGTCTGGAAATGTACAGAGTGTGGAGAATCCAACAGTTTAGACCCGCGCTGGAGATGGAATGGTTTTTCTTGGGAACATCATCATGATTATCCTGTTGGCTATGTTGCTGCTAAATCTTTCGGTAGCAAAATTAAAACTGAAACGGATATAGCAAATGGATGTGCTGTTTATAATCCAAAGTCAAAAGAAATTCTTCTTAATACGGTTGCCTCATCTGAAGTAGGATCAATCCATCAGATGACACTTCTTGGTGATGAAAGTGATTGGGAACGATTTCAAGCTAAGGGTTTTCGTGTGATTCCAGTTATGATCAGTTATGAGAAACCGTAAGGTATTGATAAAGGGAGAAACTATGTCAAAAGAAGATGAATTGAAAAAAGAGATTGATCGATTGCAGATTCGCTTAATAGAGTTGAAGGTCGAGACAGCTAACGTACAATCAGAAATGGATACTTTGTTTGAACAATGGTTTAAGGAGAGACAAAAAGCGGCTGAACAGAAGCAGTAACAAGGAGGGCACATATGGATCTCCAGGAAATTAAATCTGCTGTTTTAAAGAGGAAGCCATTTGCTCAGTATCGTTTCTTTCCTGAAATGGGGCATCTTATTTTAGGCGCTGATAAAGAATGGGTTGGTGGTTCGCTTCGTAATGAAGAAGAGGCGTGGGAAGATGCTCTTAATGCGATCCAAGAGGGGAGAATATAAATGGATATAAAGAACTTTACTCTGTTTGTAGGTATTATCATTGGTTTAGCTATCGGTCTTTTCATTGGTGTATTCTACGGTTTTGGATTGATTCATTCTGACTGTGTAACTGTTCATTCAACACATATTTGGAATAGAAACTTTGAGTGCCACGAGGTAAAGTCATGACTGAATTGGAAGCCCTTCATTGGGTCCTTGAAAATAAGTGTGATGTGCGTCATCTAGATGATGGTGTTGAAATTATAATCAAGCGTGAAGGGCTTATAGAGGATTTTACCTGTGGCCCAACATTCCTTGATGCTGTAATCGAGGCAAAGCGGGTTAGCGAGAAGCTTGATATGTATGATCATGATCCGGATTATTAATTATGATTGATGAAAACGTTGAGGCTGGTGGAATGTCTATCGAGGATCTTAAGAAAGAAGCTGATGAGGTTAGAAAGAATAGTGTAACACTAGATCAAACTAGTAATCTTATCAGACCATTACATGAGCGATTCGGTTTTCAGATCGAAGTCTCCTTTGGTTTTAGTATGCGGGAAACTCTGACTTTACGGCGGTGGTTCATCCATGCTGATTGGGCACTTAATAGATTGCATTGGGGTAGAAAGTGTTTTTGGCCTTGTGCATGGGTTCGTATCTTAGGGTTGTTTATAGGGGTAGGATTCTATTACGAACCTAACCAGTAGGTATAAATGACACAGACGGATTTTAAAAGATTAGTTCATATGGTTGGTGGTCTAGCTCCAAAAAAGGATTGGGGCTATCGTAATTTCTATGCAGCGAGGAAGGATGGATCTGAGGTAGCTGAGTTTCGTCAATTAGTCTCTGAGGGATTGGTTACTGAAGGTAGGGAATCCGGGAACATTATATTCTTCCATGCAACTGAGGCAGGCTGTAGAGTTGTCGGATTAACTGATGAGCAGATTAAAAAAGCTTTAGAGCCATAACTAAAAAGGAGTGACAAAGTGGAGAACTTTAATGTTGGTGATAAAGTAATTGTTTTACCTAACCCTATAATCCGATTTGATCTGCATAATCAACATGGTGTTGTTACTTATTGGTATCCAGATGGTGCTTATGAAGTATTGATTAATGGTGCTAGATACGTTTTCCTCTGGCGTGAGTTAAAGAAAGATCCAGAGTCACAGCAGGAGTAACGTCATGTTAATAGATCCTAAGTTAAGACAAAAGGTTGCTGAAGCATTAGGATGTAAGGCCAAGATTACTGATCTCGGTCTTATTTGTGGATGCAAAGATGAAGAAGATATTATTTGTCATGTACAACCAAAATCTACAATATTAATAAAATTTTATGAAATCGATTATCATACGGCGCTTGATGCATTGATGGAATTTTGCGAGCAAAACGATTGCGTATGGAAATCTGGTATTTGGAAATATGGTGGGTCATTTCAAAATAAAGATTATTGGGTTATGATTGTGGTGAAGGATAAAGTTTATACAGCTTATTCCAAAACTTTTTCCATCGCTATCTGTGAATCTATCGTTAAGGCTGCTGAAGCTCTTAAAAAGAAGGGATAGTCATGGAAAATTTTGATTTAAGAAGAAGGGTTGCCGAGGCTTTAGGGTGCAGTCCTGTATATGACACAGACTATGACGAGTTGATTTGCCCATGTGAGGATTATAAGCATGGATGTCAAAGCGATCAATATCCTGAGTTCCTACCTGATTATCCTTCTAATGTCGGTCGCACCATGGAGGCGCTCATAGAGTTTTGTGAAAAGATTGATTGGTTTACGTGGTGGAGAGTTGAACGCTCTTTTAGAAAAGAGTATGAAGTCTTAATATGCTGGAAGAATCTTAAATATTATGCTGGTCGTCACAAATCTCTCGCCCTTGCTATCTGTGAGGCTATAGTAGTTACAACTGAAGCTTTGAAAATAGATGGAGTAATCAAATGACAAGATTAGAGGCTTTGTTAATACGGCTAAGCGAGGAAGCTGTTGAAGTTGCACAGCGGGTAGATAAGGCTCTTCTGTTTGGTCTTAAAGAGATTCAACCAGGACAGCCGTATACAAACCACGAAAGAATTTTATTTGAGATTGCAGACTTCAAAGCTATTTTCCGGATGCTTTATGAAACAGGAGCATTTGACATTCTCACTAACGATATTGAATCACATCTGATCAGTGAGAAAAAGAAAAAGGTTGAGAAGTTCCTGGATTACCAAAGACAACTTGGAATTTTAGATTAAGGTGATGACGATGAATAAAGTCTTGCTTAAAATAGGAAGTTGTGTTATAATGAAAGATAATCATCTATGGATTAAGCAAGGAACAGTTGGCATAGTTCGTAGTATTGGGAGAGAGCATGTCGAATTAACATTCGGACATAATACTCTCTATATTTTTGATCTTAATTTAATTGAGCCGATTCATGATCTCAGTTTAGATACTTATCAAATCTACGCCCTTCAAGAGGAGTATTGCTGGACACTGAAATTATTTACAGAAGCTACACATTCAGACTGTCTTGATATGCCGATGACTAAAGACTCCAAAAAGGAGTTTGACGCAGGGAACTATAAGTATCTCTCTGGAATACTGGCCGCTGCTCAGGCATTGAAATTTGATATCTGGAAAAGCCAGATCTTCAGAGATAGAGTTGTTGAGTTAGCACCTTATCAACCTAACCTTGGTGGATGTCAACAGATTAAACAATGCTAGACGAAAAAGCACTCCTACAAAAAATTGTTTCAACACTCAAGGTCTATATCGATGATGGCGAGAGAGATCCTGAGTTGTGGAAAGATATTAAATTAAGAGTAGCCGATTTCGATAAGTCCGGATTCGGCTATACATTTACAGATGTAGTTCTTAAAAAAGTGGAGAAGCTTAAAGGAGAAGTATCCCTTAAGAAACCAGAGAAGATGGAGGGAACCGTGGGTACTGTTAAGAAATATTCACCAGATCCGCATATCAGAATATATCCTGTGCCCTGTGAGATTAAGAGCGGTTGGCAGGATGCCGGTAAACGTGGTGTTTGTTTTGGTAAGATCAAGATCAGCAATAGATGGTGGTGTATTATTCTGTGGGATGATGAGGATGATCCTGATTTAATGAAAGCAGACAGCATTACGACAGTCGATGGTACGTTCGGATTCGAGGCTGAACCACATGAAGTATAAGAAAGATGAACATCCTTGGGAATATCAGCGTGATCCTTCTGGAAGTCCTTATAAGCTGGTAACACTGGAAGATGCTGGATTTAGTTGGGTTGGTATCCGATATTGGAATCCAGATAATCGGCTTTGGTTCAGGTTTGATTCCAGTCCAGAGACTGCACGTGTTTTAGCTTGGATGGATATTCCTAAGCCAGCAGAAGGTAGATGGGTTCATGGAGAGTTGATATGAACGAAAAGACACACAATAATCTCTCAGAGCTTGATAGTCTTATTACTAAACTAAATACTGGCATCGTGGATCTTAAACAAGAATTGTTAGAAGCAAGAGAAGCCCTTGGTAGTATGGCTGACAATAAGTCATCTCTTGCAGATGGAATCCGGAATCTCCAGCAAGCTTATATTACAGAACATGGTAATGCTGAGACTTTAGAGAAGTCCACAGATATCCTCATTGAGGTTGCGAGCGAACAGTCAAAACAAATTGCTGCACTTCAACAGGAAGTAAACAAACTAACAAACGCTCTGGAAAGTTTAGTAGGAAGTGCAGGAGGATGGGATAAATCAATGGTTCGAGCAGCAGCTATCAGACTTCAATCTATTGAGGGTCATGAGAAGTTCGCCAAGGCATTATTTGAACTTGACACTGAAGTTGGTGCCCTTCTTAAAAAGAAAGGATAAGCTATGAAAGAGACGGTTGTTAGAAAGGGTTACTGTAGAGATTGTGGCGGTGATGTCGAAGAGAGATTTCCTGTTGGATTTGAACCTGGTCCAGAGAATTTCTATCATACTGAAGACCGAGATTGTATTAACCATCTAAAAGATGAGAACCTATCTCTTCGTGAGGCGCTTGTCCTTTACGGATATCATGATCCTGGATGTGATACTCAACTTCATTCTGAGGATCAGGAGTGTAACTGTGGATTTCGTAATTATGAAAGTCCAGTAAACGTTTTTAAGGGTATGATTCTAGATCGTTTCAAGAGTTATGGTATGAAAATAGAGGATTATAAGGAAGAAGAAGAAGAAGAAATCCTTCCTGGTGTAGATAGTATCGATCTGGATAATATTAACAAAGAAGTTCATGGTAATAGTGAGCGTGAGGCTACTCTACGTAAAATGATAGGTCTGTTGGAAGCGGAGTATAAAAGATTGGAATCATTGCCGAAAGTTGCATCTCAAGGAAAGATTGCTGATCTTTGCGAATCTCTTAATCAAAGAGATATGGAAGTCCGGATGCTGAAGACAGAATTAAAAGAGTCAAGGGAAGACTTTTTTGTATTGAATGATCAGAGGAGACTATGGGAAATAAAGTTTAATGTTGAACAGCAAGAACGTGCAAACGAAAAAATAAGACTGGAATTGGAGATTGCTTCAGCTAAAGCTGAGGTACATTCGCTGATCCAAAGTGGTTATGAATTAACCATGCTTGCTCTACAGTCAGACCGATATGCATCTGATCCGGAGTATAGAGATGCTGTCAATAATATGCTTGCTTTGACACAGGAGAAAGCTTTAAAGATAAAATGACTACTCCAAATGTAGAATCTGAGATCCATGAGCTTAGAGAGATACTGGCTGGAATTCTTGAAAACCCATTCGGTTGTCCTATGTGCGATTCTGGAAAGCTGCGTACACCAAAAGTTAATCATTGGTCAGACTGTTATTTTTATCGAGCCGAACAAGCTCTTGCTCGAATTAAGGAGGATACAAGATGAAGCAAAGATTTGACATCGAAACTCGTGGTGGTTATATGGGTGGAATATATCTTCTCGATACGCAGGTAAAAGAAGCTCTTTGTTTGATGTATGGTTGTGATTGGGATGATATTATTGTTAAAGATTTAACTGATATGTTAAAGGAAGAGAAGAAAAAGAAGAAGGTGAAAAAATAATGGTACAGCTTACACCACTTCAAAAGATAGTTGTCATAGCTTTGCAGAAAGGCGGTCGTCTTAGAATATTGGATCGTCGGAAGACTTTAGTTTGTACTCTAATTTGGAAGGATGGATCAAGGGATCAGATTTCCATGAGAACAATCTCATCTCTTCTCAGTAAGGGAGTTATCTATCAACGGCCAGTGAAGACAGGAGATGTTCATATAGATTATAAATTAATCAACTTAAAATTTGAGGGTGAGAGTTGATATTTGTTTTGTTGGGAGTGGGTTGGTTTCTATTTTTCATGTGGTTATGGATTGAGTGGTTATGAGCAATAATGAGCTTGTTATTTTTATATTGATAATATGTATTGCATTTTCTATATTTTCGTGGTAAAATAGTCGCATGAAATTTAGAGGAGGATACAGATGAGCTTGAATGATAATCAGTTTACATTCCGAGAGGGAGGTCAGCTAGCATTTTGTAGCGACGGCCACAGAGCGATCTCTTACGTTAGCGAACGTGGTATTGTGGAAGATGATCCTATTGATTGTCCACTCTGTAAGTTCCTGAAAAAGGATGGCCTTGTTGCAGCGTGGAAGAGTCTCCTTAACTTTGCTCCTGGTATGTCTCCAGCTTTAATCAAGCAAGCTAAACGAGATGGTTACTATCAGAAGGGAGATGAGAACGCACCATTCTTTTCAGAAGCATATCTTTATCCTTTACTTGGGAAAGATGATGCCAGGACGATCCTCTCAATAATGAGGCTTATCATAAAGGAGCAAGGTGTTGATTCGCTCACAGCTTACAAATCTATTTAAAAAGAGAGAAGGAGTGAGCGTGATCAAGATGTTTAAACTTATCTACTGTTTTATGTTTGGACACAATACTGTGCCCTTGGATGGAGGATATTCTCAGAACGGGTATATACGTTGGTATTGTAACCGATGTAAGGAGGTTGAATACCAGAAGTATGTACTATGAGTGCCCAAAGTAAGGAGAGAACGTGAAGAAAGTTATATGGAAACTAATAGGATGGTCAATAATCGCACCACTTTATATTTTATCTGTATGCGCGGCTGTTGCTGCTATTGTTTCTATAGCGATCATAACTAATGGGGTATCTCTTATTCTTTTAATTATTTTTGGATTAGTTATATTCGGTTTGTGGGCATTACATAAGGGAGGTTATTAATTTTTTAAATGGACAGCATGCAAGATGATCATTCTATATTATTTTGGAGGAATAAAAGTTGTTTGTTTTGTAAAGTTCTGACTTTACTCTCTATTGTCAACATTTGTATATTAACACTTTTATTCTCTTATTTATTAACAGACGCATCAATTAAGATTATCAGTAAGCTTATAAAGAGTTTTTAAGGGATAGCTTATCTAAGGGTAGGTAGGCTTATTTAGAGAAAAATAAAAACGGAGGTAGCGTATGGCTTTTAAGAAGAATGCAAGTGTTAAAGTTGTGACTGATACTTGTGGGGATCTTCCCCCGTCGCTTATCGGGCGATATGGTGTCATTGTCTCTCGTAGTAAGAGTAATGATTCAGAGTTTGCAGAAGCGTACAAGGTGCGATTCGCTGGATGGCGCAATCCCAAGGTTCTCTTCTCTGATGAGATTACTTTGGTTACTAAGAAGTAATTGTTTCTGACGGTTTGGTGATTAGCTCAGATCGTTGTATACTGAATCTTGGTATGCAAAGAGCATCAGGAGTTGGGTCCTGAAGGTCACAGAAAAACTAAGAAGATAGACGACTCTTAGAGTAGGAACGGCGTGAAATCCTTCTGAACGGTACTGTATCACCGACCATTTTTTAATGAGTATAAAAATGTATTACGAGTGTCAAGATTGCTTGTCTATCAATGATCGGGAAGAATGTCCTATTTGTTATGTTAAAAAGTTCTATCTTGATAAGTCCACTGGTATCAGTTATATGAATCCTTTACGACATGACATGCTCCCTGATGTTCTCCAGTATAGACTCAATGCGTTTATCAAGAAGGGTTATAAAGAGGTAAAGGTTTTTATAGTCTATGTAAAGAGTATCCCTCATATTAATTTCAAAGGCGTTATTATCGCTGGTACTAATCGCTACATGGATCTTGTTCGTGTCGAGACTAGGAAACTATTCCCGGATGAAAACTTTTGTGGCAGCGAAGAAAGCCAATAAATGAAAGTAATAATTGCAGGATCTAGGACTCTTAGCGATTTGGATCTAGTAGAACAAACAGTTTGTTCTTTTATAGATCCGACACAGATATCAGAAGTTGTATCCGGAGGTGCAAAGGGTGTGGATTTTGCCGGTGAGTGTTTCGCTACCAAATATAGAATCCCGATTAAGAGATTTCCTGCTGACTGGAAGCAGCATGGTAAGAAGGCAGGATATTTAAGGAATGTCGAGATGGCCCAATATGCTGATGCATTGGTCGCTATCTGGGATGGAGAAAGCAAAGGTACTAAGCACATGATTGATATTGCAAGAGAAAAGAATCTGTACGTTTATGTATATGTTGCAGATGTTCCATTACCAAAAGAGCCATGGAATAAAATAGGAAAAGGATTATAAAGGAGGCATTATGGAAACTACGTATATCTGGTTTAATATAATTTCTTTGACGTTGGTTTGTGCTTGGTCCGTATTCTTATCGGTTAGGTTGAAATATTGGCGTGATGAAGCCAGTAAGTGGAGACAATATTACGGTGATGTTCATGAGGCATATTTAGATCAACTTAAAAAGGATCATTAATATTCTTGACAAAATGTTTTTATTCATGTATCATAGAATTATATGAAAAGATTAATTGGGGTCTCATTTATAGTGTTGTTCTACTTATTCCTGGTATTGTGCCTTTTCTCTGTGATATCAGTTTTTAATCTGTTTATAAAACCTAATTTATCAACCAGACAGGATGTCAAATGAAGTTTTTGAATATACTTGCGATGTTGACTATGGTGCTCTATATTGGAGTAGAAGTTGGATTCTGGACCCTCCCTCGTACAATTCAAGGTGGTATCCTCGCAACCGTAGTGATGCTCTCATCTGCATTCATATTATCCAGAATGTGTAAAGAGTAACAATGATGTACGAAGTATTCAGATATTTTGTTTTGATTCAATTATATGCAAACTTGCTCGTTGTAGCATTGTCCATTTATATGTGGCTCAGAGGAGATTAAAATGAAAAAAGTATTTGATGTTAAAGCTAGCACAGAAATATATGGCCTTGTTCATAATGTAAATAAGGCTCTTGAGAATGGATGGGAATTAGCTGGTAATATGGTATTCGATGGTACTGAATATTTACAACCTATGGTTAAAGTAGATACCAAAGCGTTACTCGAAGAGAAATCAATTCCTACCGTAACCTGGTAATACTCGAAGGATAATCATGGGATATCGTATAGAGTATGAGGATCGTCATTTTCGTTTATTCATTGATTATGATCCTCGTTTTCTTGAGGAACTTAAGAAGTTAGTACCCTACCCCTTCAGATACTGGAATATTCATGAAAAGTGTTGGGTCATTAATCTTGATTATGTCGAAGATGTAGAGGAATTAGTTCGTGATTATTTTCTTGATGATTATTCCTGTGATGATGTTGATGAGGATGATGGAACCGATTGGAAAGCAGCGGCGAGGAAACTCCAGTCTGAAGTCACAAGACTAAAGGAATTATTATTTTCCAATGGTGGTAATCAAGCGTCAGATTCTGATTGGGGAAAAATAAAAGTGTTCATGAATAAGGAAGCATTCAATTCCTTACGTCGCATTTTGGCAAAGCAGTATCATCCAGATTTTGGTGGTAGTGAAGAAAAGATGAAAACAATAAACTCACTCTTTGATAAGATTGAGAAATCCGTATAACAGGGAGGATAGAAATGGACAGTAAAGCTACTGAAGCATTGATACAGTTAAGTTCTAAATTGGGTGTGGCCGTTGAGCATCTATGGGGAGTCTTGGTAAAGCAGTCTCAGGTTGATGCTCTTATCAGTGGTATCTGGCTAGCATTATCACTTATTGCTTTCGTTTATTCTCTTTATTCCACTGTGAAGTTTTATAAGCGTGATTGGAAGGTGGATGAGAAATCCTTAATATCCTTTGTTGTCTCATTCATAGTATTAGCTTTTTCTTTTCTCTGTGTTCTCGGAAATTTTCATGACTTCGTTCGAGCTTATGTAAACCCAGAGTATCAGGCTTTACTTAAGTTGCGTGACATTATTAAATAGATGTGCTCCAAATTATGGGGCAAGCAGGGACCGACTTAGAAGTAACAAAGAAGATAAACATAATATAAATGTAATAAACTAGGGGGGTTTATAGTGAAACGATTTTTCTTTTATCTACTTTTACTTTTAACACTTGCTTCCTGCGGGAAAGATGATCCTCAACCGCCTGTGCAGGTTGATGTTCCAGTAGTTACTGATCCTAACATTAGCTGGAGTCTTGTTCTCGTAGACTGTACTGGTGCTGCTCTACCTTCCGGTACGGTGATTACTTACAATGTATATGGGGTCCAGGGTAATGGTCCGATCCCTACAACTCCATCTGCTTCAAATGAAGTTCCATGTGGATCTGTTCCTTTAGCTAATATTAACCCTTTAAACAGTGCGCCGATTACGACGACATCTTATCAGGCTAACGTTGCTGATGGTTTATGGACCTTCGCTGTGGATGCAGTTATGAATGGCAATCATAGTGCTATTTCATCTTCAGTTACGGTTCAAGTTAAAAATAGACCTGGTGTTGTATCAAATGTTCACATTAAACCGGATGGTACGTTTGAGGTCGATAGCTGTGTCACTAACCTTTCTTCTGGACAGGACCTACCGCTTTGTGATACAGTAGCTCACTAATTAGAATCCTAATTGGAGGAGCTTATGAAGAAGAGAGTAACCGTCTCGATTTTAGTAGCTGTTTTGGTTTTAGTTATTGCCTATTTCTCTTTTGCTACTGGTAGCGCATTGCTGACTTGGGATGCGAACACCGAATCAGATTTAGCCGGTTACAAGGTTTATATGGGAACCGCTTCTCGTACTTATGGTGCCCCGATTGATGTAGGTAATAATACAACCTATACCTTCACCAATCTGGGGCCAGGTACGTATTACTTTGCTGTTACGGCTTATAACAAGTCTGGAATGGAGAGTGATTACTCCAATGAAGTGAGCAAGACAATTACCATAATCGGCTCTGTTATTCGTGCTGGTAGCCCTTCCACTGTAAGGGTTAAATAACCGATGGAGATTCAAAATGCCACTGTCCGAACAGGATCTAAAAGACATTGAGCTTCAATATATCAACCGCAAATACGCTCCAGTCAATCTAGTCTTTAAATTAATCAAAGAAATTCGTGAGCTTCAGAGTCAACAGACTTTTTACTTCGATGAAACTATTGAGGTAAAAAATGCTGCTCCAAAACCTTCTGATGAGGTAGTGAATTTACTGAAAAGCTTAGATGTAGAAAAGGGAGTCCATGCTGCTCACTGTTGCCAGGATCATGGATGCAAATATAATGATCCTAACTGCCCGATTGTTAAGCGTAAAGTAAAGCAGAAGTATCTGTGTGAGGATTGTAAACTAACTGGCGAATAATTGTAAGTAATTGAAAAACAAACAATAAGCGTGACAAAAAACGTCAATATGCGGGTAAATATACTAAAGTAATAAAAATATTAGCCTAACTTTTGGCTTTCTGCGTCTTACGTGTGTAGGAAAATAGTGTCAAAAAATGGGCTAACGAGGTGACAAAAAATGTCAAGTAGAAAAGAAGATCAAGAACAAAGAATGAAGGAAAGAGAGTCAGCTTTTAGATCTATGGATTGGTGGGATCAGTTTGCTAATCCGAATGAAGTTAAGTCTGGCTTTAATGATCCTGGTTTTACCGAGTTGCCTAAATGTCATGATCATCCTGAGCCTGAATATACGAAGCCTGAGTTCCCTAATCCTAGCTGTATCTGTAATAAACCGTTGCTTCTTTATATTCCTGGAGGTCAGCATATTCATTGCCCTGTGCATCCAGACCACATTATTTATGGAGGTCCGACTTGCTATGCTTAACACTATTTTAAAAATTTTTGGTATTCTTTATTTGCTCCCTTCAGCTATCGGTTCGGTTATACTCATCCTATTCTTTCTCGCGTTTATCTCCTTTGGTTTTATTATTGCTGTGAATAATATATGGAATTCAATATTCCATCATTCAGGAAAGAAATAACTAAGAGGTTCTAATGTCTCAAAAACAAAAGAAGTCTGGTGATAAGAAGGAAGAAGTCAAACAAGAAGAAGTAAAAGCGAAGCCGGAGATTGTTGAGAAGGGGAAACAAATCAAGGAAGATCTCGATAAGATTATGGATGAGATTGATGATGTCCTTGAGGAGAACGCGGAAGAATTTATTAAAGCTTATGTTCAGAAAGGTGGAGAATGATCCCATCTATTTTACTGAAGGATTTAGTTAGAGGTTTAGAATTAAATGGCTTACAATGTAGTACCTGTAAACGTAACCGTGTACCAAATTGTGGATGCAAATAACGTAGTACAAGATACTCAGAATACATCAAATGCTGCTAACGCTGTAGCAGATCGTTTAACTCAAAGGGATCAGCGTCTTGTTAATGCTGCTACCCTATATGCGATTTTAAATTCCCAGATGCCAAATTATGAAGCTGCTGTGACAATTGTTGTTCTCCAAAGATTGCTGTCTGAACAAAAGACGCGACAGGCTCAGGGTGGTTAATATAAGAAAGTTTAAAAATGGATACAAAGAAAGTTGTTGACAATTTACTAAAAGAAGATTATGCTGGTGATAGCCCTGCTTCAGAGTTCGAGAATGCTATTGATTACGTAGTAGATGAGCTTGTTAATAACATGCTACATCGCCTTATTTCCGAATCTAAGCGTATTGCAGAAGAGCATAACCTTCAGAATATCGATGATATTGAGACAGTGTTTATTGAGAAGTTGATCAAGAGAATTAATAAACTAGAAGTATAATATGCCGACTCTTAACGAGATAAGAAAAGCTCATAAGCATTGTTCTTCAAATGCAAAAGAGATATCCGAGAGTAAATTCATTGGATGTTTTTATTGCATAAACATTCACTATACCAACTGGCCCTTTTATGAGATGGTAGATGGTGGTGAGACAGTTATCTGTCCCATGTGTGGAATAGACTCAGTGATCGGGGATGCCTCTGGTATTCCTATTACCGATGAGCTTTTAATCACAATGCATCATTATTATTTCCGTCAGGGTTATGATGCCGATGGTAATCTTGTCCCAATAGAAGAAGATTTATAATCTAAACTTTGGGGTGTTATGGATAACTGTCCGATCTGTGAGTTGACAAATTTAAGAGTTATAAAAATTGTAACGCCTACGCCTGTCGGTGAGCATAGCATTCTCTATCCTGAGATCCCTGCTACCAGATGTCTTAATTGTAATCAAATATTCATAGAGCTAGATGGTTTGGAAATGCGAGATAAAGCTGCCAGGGTCCATCTTGCAGATCCAGTGATTCAGAGAATTAAAAAGGGTGTTAAACTAAAGCGCGGTTGGGAGAGTAATTGATGGAAGAGAAACAGGGTTTGGTCTTAGTAAAGGGCGGTAAGCTTCTACACACTGAATGGGTTTATGATCGTGAGAAGAAGAAAGGATCTTATGTTACCTCAGAGGTAACAAATACTGCTCCTGCTCTTTTATTCGAGTATTGCGATTTAGCCGAAGATGTTACGCTCAAAGATATCTTTCTTCTTTTAAATACGCATCTGGATATTTTTGATTCTATACTTGGAAATTTCTGCAAAGCGATTGTCACCGAAGCATTGACTGGTCCTGAGCCTGTTAAAGATACAATCGAGATTGAATACCTTGAGCTTTACAAAGTTTATCACGTAAACTTTGAAGATAAAGAGACATATGGTGGTGCTCATCCATATTTTGGCGGTATCGGATTTGAAGAGAAAGAAGACCGTTATGATAGCGGTGGAAATCTCATGCAGCTTAAGGGACAACGTATTAATTGGGGCGTATCATTTAGTAAGCCAAGTTATCTAGCACAGTATCCTGTCAAGCTTAATAGGCAACTAAAATTTTATGACGATACTAGCGGTAGCCCTACTGCATTCCAAGAGATAGCCTGTTATGATGGTATATCATATACTCTTGGTGATATTCTTTATGGAATCCTTTGGGAATTATCTTTTTATGGAAATCCAGCAGAGACACAAGAAATGAAAGCGGAAATTGATCGTCGCGTTGAGGAAATCAAAAGTGGCGAGGCTGAATTGATTCCTTTAAATCTTGATGAATCTGATGACAACGAAAATGGGTGTTAAGAAATAAACTGGGTAAGGTATATAAAACCAAACGACACTCTTGCAAACTTTGTAAGCCACACAAAATGGGTTTAGCGCCAAAGAAGACTGCTAAAGAGCGTCAAGAAGAAAAGTTAGCACAAAAAGAAATTGATTCGAGTTTAAAATGAGTATAAAAAAGTTTGTTGATAACATGTTTGAAGGATGGCAGTCTGTTGAACCAATAGACTCCGATAAGTTTCCTGATCGTGAGAGCCAAGGTCTTGAAGGTCCGTTTCGTTTAAGGTCTGGTCTCATTGTTTATTATGATCGTAAGGAAGGTAAATATTACAATCCAAAAACTGATATGTATCTTTCTCATGATGAATACTCTCAGCATCATCTTTTAAGATAAATAAAAATTGAATCCCTCCAAAGAAATTCCAGACAGATCCAGTCGTGTAGTTCACTGTAAAAAACATAAATACGATGTTTATATCGGAAGACCATCAAAGTGGGGAAACCCCTTTACTATTGGTCGTGATGGCACACGAGATGAGGTAATCGCTCAGTATCGTAAATGGATACTTTTGCAACCTCATCTTATCGCTTCTCTTTCAGAATTAGTCGGTAAGGTACTTGGTTGTTGGTGCGCTCCAAATGCCTGTCATGGACATGTGCTTATTGATTTACTTAAGGAATTTGGTTTGGAATAATGTGTTGACGGGATTATCAAACCCTGGTATAATTAAGTTAAAATCCTACGGCGAGAATAAATGATCCCAGAAGAGTTGATTAAAGAAATCGATATCGAATATGAAAAGCTGGCTATTAAAGAACATGAAGCTTATCTTCGAAGTATTCGGATTAATGCTTATATCGCTGGCTTGTGTGGGCGTTGCGGGGAGTATGATTCCTTGGGACATCAATGCCAATGGCCCCCGAAACTTTTAAAGGTGTCGATAGGCTAAATTAAACTCAGGTGGTGCCTGGAGGTGTTAGCCTTTTGCTAACTATCGCTAATACAGGTGCAATACCTGAGTCCATTTAATATGGTGTGATGAGTATGAAAAGATCCGGAACTATTAAGATTGTTTACGAAACTCTGAAGCGTTTCTATAAAGCTGGTGTAATAAAATCTTATTATGATTCCGAGAGCGATGTCTTGTACGTTTCTTGTCTCAAGGATGCTCCATCATCTTATTGCGAAGAGGTAGATGATTTTCTGCTTATCGAACGTTCAATAGAAAGTAAACAGATAACAGGTTACAGAATTCTTAACTTCTCAAAGTTTAAAGAGATGGGAGAAATATAATGGATAAGGCATCAGAGCTTGGTGAATTATCTAAGGCTATCGAAACAATGAGCCATACTGTTGGAACGCTTAAAGCTGCAATTGCTAGTGCGACAATGGCTAGAAGTTATCTTCCTCTTGAAGGTAAAACAAAAGAGATGAATGATATTTTAGAAAAGTTTAAACATGTGCGCCAAACCTTGAAGGCTTTGAAAGATGATCTAGAGAATCTCACTGTAGATGTTCAGGATGAATATTATACGATAATGGGAGAAAAATAATGGATTCCAATAATCTGATGTTTAATGATCTTCCTGAATCAGTCAAGAAACTTACAAAAGATATTGGTATTCTAGAATCTGACATAGTAAAGATATCTCATAATTCTGATGCTGGCGCTTGGTTTGTTTATACATTAAACGTCTATCTTGTTTTTTCCAGGTTGAAAAAACTCATTGAGTCTCCAGCATTTGAAGGTACAATTTTCGCTGTGGATAATAAACTCGTAATTGGGTTTTATCCTGAAGACGAAGAATCAGATGCTGATGATAAGTTTATACGTCTTGCTACAAAACATGGAGCTAAGTTTTACAGAAGAGATACACTGGAATGGATTGTCTTAGATCAAAAAGATAATGCCATGTGGAATGAAGTTTATGCTTCAAAGAAGGATGCAGCTAAACGATATTGTGAGGTTCATAAACTAATATGAGTCATAAGAGCAGAGTAGACGAACTTGTAACTAGAGCATTATTTGAAGCGATAACTGATAGTGAAACTGATAGCAAAGATGAAGTAGTAACATATCGGTATATAAATTTCACGAAGTCTGGTGATACTGGCAAGACAATGATCTGGAGTTGTAAGAACAATAAGAGTGGTGCTGAGTTGGGAGTCGTAAAGTGGTTTCCCTCTTGGCGTCAATATTGTTTCTTTCCTACAACACAGATAGTTTTGAGTTCTGGTTGTTTACAAGATATACGAGATTTTATTGATCAAAAATTACACTAGCTCGCCTACCATGTGTAGAAGGAGTAACGGGGTCGCTCATTCGGGCGTCTCCAGCCAATTTTGGAGAATGATATGGGTCTAAAAGATACTGTTGATGAGATGTTAAGCGGAGAAGATAGTTTCGAGAGAGACTTTCGAGATGCAGAGACTCGTATCCATGATGCCGTAAGGGTTTTGTTAGAGAAAGAATCAAAGAAGCTTGCCAGAAAGTATAAAGATTACACTGATGCTGAATTGTATAATAAGCTGCGTAAATCGTTAGGATAATTCTAGACACTCATACAATAGGAGATTTATATGAGTTTGAAGGATACTGTAGAAAAGATGTTCGAGGATGATGAACATAAAGAACTTGTTGCAGCTTATGATGAATCTGATATCACTGATAGCCATATCGCATATCTTCTTGAAGAGCCTTTAGATCATGAAGAATTTTTTGACGACGATGAAGAGCTAATGGATATTCGTTCTCTTAGTAATAGTAATGAAGACTTTATCAGAAAGGTTAAAGAAGCAGACTTATTTGATAAGCTCGAACGTTTAGCACGAGAACATGCATGGGCTGATCCAGATCTATACAGCATAGCTTGGGATGATGAGAAAGAAAATATAACCGCTACTATCAATGAAATGAATCCTGATGGTCACTGGTACGCTCATTCTGAAGCTCTTACTTGGCGGCGTGTTCCTGGTTGGAAGAGATTCGATGCCTCTGATGGGCAAGAATTTCTTATGAATGTTCTTCCTAATACATCTAGTCTTACTTATAAGCTTTATAAGACAGGACCCAAAGAATTACAACTTATGGTATGGCATCATGATGCCCCTACTGGAGAATCGATGGTTATTGAAGTTGATCATGGGGATAATGAACCAGAACAGGATTAAAAATGGATGCAAAGAAAGTTGTTGATAATCTTCTGAATGAAGATGAAAGTGATATGACTTATCACGAAGATTATGAAGAGACTGTCGAACGATTAGTACGTGGCATCCAAAAAGCTATCGTAGCTGAAGCAACACGATTACATAACTCCTATAATCTTCGTGATTCTCTTACTAAAGAAGATATAATGTTCAATCTTCTAGATCATGTTTTAAATCTTGATAGCCGAGAATGGAATACTAATTGGAGAGAGAAATAATGGATACAAAGAAGATTGTCGATCAGCTATTAGAAGCTGAGATCGGAATCGCTCCTGGTCTTGAATTCTCTAAGCCTGAAGATTCCAAGATGCGTCGGTTTGTTCTTGTTCGTGATGAGGATGTCCATAATAAGAGTGGTGAGGGTATCGTCGCTGAAGGTGTTGAGTTCTCAGATGGTACTGTCGCTATGCGTTGGCTGACTAAGACAGCGAGCACTACAATTTTTAAAAACGTGGCTGAGCTTGAAAAAATTCATGGTCATGAAGGAAAAAGTAACGTAAGGTGGATTGATTAAATGAGAATCAAAGAGACGATAAATAGTTTATTTGAAGCGGACTTTTATGATGTGCATTCCAAGGTTATGCACATCCTTGATATGTACGGTCTGACAAGAGAGAGCTTCATGTCGAAGACTAAGAATGCAGACAAGCATATCAATGAGCTTGTTAAGGTCTTAACAGAAGCATCTTCTGATGAAGATAAAGATTCAGCTATTCGTACTTTTTGTTCTGTACTTCGTGATTCAGGTTATCATAACACTATCGTTGATAAAATAGAGTCTGATTTAATTGATGAGTTCTAAAAATGAAACTGATAGACCTTGAGCCTAGATTATTTCGTTTAGCGGATATAAATGGAGACTCTGCGTCTTTAGAAAGGGTAGACAGTTTAGCTGAAGCTCAAGGCATTAGATTTGTTTGTCCAAAATGCTTCGTTAGTAATAATGGTCCTATAGGCACTCATTATATCATATGTCTTTTTAGAGATAAAGGCATCCCAAATAATATAATGCAAACCATAGCTAGATGGTTTGTATCCGGTAAAGATTTTTCTGATCTAACTCTAACACCATCCATACTTCTTCCTGATAATTGCATGTGGCATGGTTTTATAACTAATGGTATGATTTTATGAGCAATATACTATACGTGGACCAAGAGGAGCGCGTATCAAAGATAACTCCTGGAAGTGAAGAGGCTTCACCTCCTGCGCTTATCTCTCCAGAGGGTGATACTATATTTATCGATTATCATGTAATGCATGATGAAGCATTGTACGCACTTGGATTTAGATACGGTATCGATGAGGCAATCAAGAAACATAAATGGGTTCGTGTTGTATCGTTTGATGAATTTCAACTCCCTGAATTAACTGTAAAGTATCTTGGTCTAGTCGATGACTTCATCAGCACCTATGGCTACATGAATTCTGATAAGCTCATAATCGATTTCTACGCTGGTGTTAAACTATATACTATTGAGATCTCTAAAGATGATTATGACGATAGAGGATTGATTGGTGCTGTTAGAAATGAACTACGTCACCATGAACAGAATGCGCTTCTTGCTAGATGCCCCAAACCTATAATCACTTCTATCATGAAGTCAATGGGTATGGAGAGTGGGAAAGCTGTTAAAGAAGCTGTAGAGAAATTGTTTGAGCGAGAGAAAATTCTTCCTACGCATTTCTCTATCCTTTCTGCTCAGAAGGGTCTTTTACATGATGAGGAAGCACATAAGTCTTTGTTGCGTACTCTAACTAATTCTGGCTTTAAAAATATTATTCCTGTCGATGGGCATTATGGGAATCCGGAGAAATCAGTTATAGTTGTTCATACAGGTTCTGCTGCAAATAAAAAGAAGCTTGAGAATATCGCTCTTAATATTTTCGATCAAGAATCTATTATACATTCTGATGATTTAAAAAATGTTCTTGTGTATAATGATGGACAGAAACTTTCAGGTGCTGGTATAGAGATAGACGATACATTTAGCGATTTCTATACCGTCTTACCAAATGGTATTAAATTTAGATTAGGTATTAATCATTTTTCACATGTCGGATAAAATGGATATTAAAAGCTATATAGATAAGTTGTTTGAATCTGGTGATATCTTTTTAGCTGAAAAATTAGTTCTGAAGGATTATAAAGATTTTTCAAAGCTAGTCGCACAAGCTTACTTAGCTAGACCTGATTACGAATCTCAGTATGCATCTTCCTGGAAAGCTTTAATCCCGTTCATTGAAAAGATGTTTAATCAGATCTCTTCGAAGGTTGATGTTGAATTTACAGATGCTGATCCCTACAAATCCTCGAAAGCATTACGAAGGGATATCGAGCAGAACAGTAGGCTAAAAGTTTGGACTGGCGCATCTAATCATCCGATTTTTACTGAAGAACAAAACTGGAAGTTCCGAGCGATCCATGATTATATGACACATGCTACTGGTAAGCATCCTTTCTCGCTTAGGGGAGAAATTGGTGCATACAATAGACATGTAAAGACTATTCCTGTCGAAGGAAGACTTGCATTATTCACAGAGGTAATCGGTCAGGTATCTACATATTTCGAGACTTCATCGCATCCACCACAGAAGATTTGCAAGCTCTGGGGTTTTGATTACGTAAACGTTGGAAACGTGGATGAAGAAGAATATAAGAAGAACTTCCCAGATCAAGAAGATAAACCAGTTCCTGATGAAGATAAAATAACTACTGATGATCAAGAAGGTAATGTATGAGATACGGTTGGCTTAATCCTAAAGGAGAATTTCTTTCTCTTGAAGGAAGTACACATGATAAGTTCATCCAGAAACATGGTTTCAGTGATCCTAGACCTGAACAGGCAGTTCGTGATGCGATTAATGCTGGTTGGGTTCGAATGCATGCTAGCGATTTAAACAAAGAGCTTAGCTTTCAATTTAATGGATCGGATGAATCTTACAGGCACATAGGATATTTCATCAGCGATCATCCTGAGACTAGTAATTATCTTATCGCGCTTGATTCTCCAGATGGCTTTGTTAATGAATTGGACCCTGAAGATATTATAAAGTATGGCGCTAAACGTGCAGCTAAGCGTATATTAGTTGGTGCAGGTTTTGGTGCTAACTATGGCGAAAGCAAGACAGTAAAAAATTACGTTGACAATTTATTTACGGATTAGAAAATGGGAATAAAGAAAACTATTGATGAGATGTTCGAAGCCAAAAAGAAGATGAAAGCATTGGTTCGGTATGGGACCAATAAGCTCGAACCTGATACCTGGAGAAAAGTTCTCTACCATTCTGAGGATGAAGAACTTCTGCATTCTGAAGCTGAGCGATTGAATAAGAAATATCCTGATCTTGATTTCAAGGTTGAAGATGATGAGATCGATGAAGCATCTGATTGGTTTGTATACGATGTCTTTCTTCATGGTAAAGAGATTGATACTCTCTTCTTCTCTACAGAACAAGACTTAGAAGATCTGAAACGCAGTCTTGTAAATCATGATGGATATGATCCGGAAATTGAAGTAAAACTATACAAGGGGAAGAAGAAGCATAGTAAATAAGCGAGGAGGGAATGCAGATGGAACATAAGTTCACAACAATTGAAGAATTGATTTTGATGGGGGCCGATACTGAGGAATGGAACCTACCATTAAAACAAACTGTGATCGTTTCTGAAGACGGTAGTGTTGATCTTCCCAATGGATCTGAAGTTGATGGACCTTGTGAGCTAATCGCAAAACTCTTTCCTCATATGGAGCAATAGAATGAGTTTACTGAAGAAATATTTCTCAGTACTATCTGAAGCTGGAACATTTCTGAATGGCTGGATTAATCCCTCTGGTGATTTTGTTGATGAGCCTGTGTCAGATCCTATTACTGCTGATGATATCAAGACCAATCTTCAAAAGTTAAAGTCTGGTTGGATTAAAGTTACGACTCCCTCACAAAAAGTTCTCGGTTTTGAATTCTTTGATACAACAGCAAAGAGTCTTTCAAATATAGAAATATTCCTTGTTAAGCATCAAGCTGTTATTGATGCTAGTATGCTTTATCTTCTAGCGGTTGATAGTGATCATGGTTATATTATTTCACTTAATGATGCTATCAAGTTAGGTGTCAAGCAAGCCTTGGATAAAGAGAGCAAAGAGGCACATTCAAGTGAAGACTCAATTCCTAAGACTGAATCTACGGTTAATTCTGATCTTGATTCTCTTTTAGCTGAACTCGCAAGGAATGAAGGAAAAGTTTCTGAAGTAATGAGCAAGATTTTTTCTTAAGGATATGAAATGGGAATAAGAGCTACAAGTTATACCGGATCAATCATTGATGGTTTATATGAGGCTGAAGTACCAGTTCCGAATATCTCACTGAAGATTGAACCAGTCACAGCACAAAATTGGGATGAAGATCCATCTACTTGGTCGCCTACTCCTTATGTCTTGATCATCTCCCCAGAAGAGAATTTCTCTCTAGATAAACATGTGCTTAATGGTCCTATTCTAAAGTATCTAAACGAGCTTGATTTTAAGACGCATAGAGAACATGGATCTATTACTGGTAGAGGCTTGATACAAGATGAATATGTTGAGGTAAAAAATTATCATAAGTCTGAGATTTGGAAATTCGTTTCAGCGAATAAAGATACACTCAATACATTAAAGGAAGAGATCGTTGAGATCTTATCTGATCTTAGATATAATCTTCAAGTGGAATCCTAATGAGCATTAAAGAAACAGTTGATAGGATGTTCGAGCATCAGTATGGTCTTGTGCAGGGTCCTCTTGATGATGAGGAAAATACGTGTCAAAACCCTTGTGATCCTAATTCTGATTGTGAGAAATGCGCTGATTACTGGCAACGTATGAGTGACGAAGGTATGTGGGATAAGCAGAAACATCGTTGGACCGATAAAGGTTGGGATGAAATCTTTAGGCACTTATAAATAAAAGGTTAAAAAATGATACTATCTTTAGAGCAAAGATTTTTTGTAATTACACAATCTGGTGATGAGGATCTCTTCTTAGTAGATCTATCCGTACCACAAGGCAATACTGGAAATGGCTACGTGGTTCAGAAAACAGATCTGTGCTTCATGGCAAGCAATCGTGGTCCTGGTTCTGTGGTAATCCACTTCTATGATAGCGACGATGGATTAAACTTCAGTTCTCTTGTTTCTGCTACCATCGTTGATGGTGGATCTCTTCCTGTTATCGTCTCAACCTCCAAACGATTCTTGAAGTGTACAGGAAATGGTTTACAAGCTCGCTTTGATATGTTTGCTATTGGTGATTCTAAGAGTTTCGGTAATGAAGCTTTTGCTGATTTCACACAGCTTTTGGATATCGTTAGTCGATCAATCGTTAATTATAGCATCGGTGGTACTGCTAAACAATCTCGTGTACTTAATTATGGCGTTGGTTCGACAGTAGTACAATTGCGTTTAATTAATACAGAAGCACATAGCTAAAGGATAAAAAATGCCACCACCTAAAGATCCTAATAGATATAAAGAATATTGTGAAAAATTTATGGGAAATACTAATGGATCTTTTGGTGCTGGTATCCAGAAACCATCTCTTATAGGTAACAAAAACGCATCTGGGCATAAAGGTGAAAAACATTGGAAATGGAATCCGACAATACCTACAAACGTTAGATGGAGTAGAGCGGCACAACATTTTTGGAAACGTACTGGAATAATTATTACCGAAGAAATGTATAACGAACGTTGTAAATATAACTCTAATTGTTGTGAAATTTGCGGTCTTCCTGAAAGTCAAAATATAATAAATGGAAAGAATATAGCATTGAGTTTTGATCATGACTATATAGCTAAGCGTTGGAGAGGACTTCTTTGTTCTTTCTGTAATCAACATAGACTTCCTTTTTATGAAAGACGAAGTAGGCAGTTTAAGAAAGATATTACTATAGAAGAATATCTTGATGAAACTAATTGGCCTCTTCCATATCAGACAAATGCAATATAAGCTTGTAATATTTTTAAAGGAGTAATAACGTGAGAATTGTTTTTGACCACAAAAGATTTTTTGCTCCACCAAAGGGTGAGGCTGGAGGCTACGGTGGTAGTGGTGGTAATACCAACCGTCTCTTTAAGTTGGATCTAGCACAGGCACAAGGTAGCGTCCCAGATATCACGAATTATCGTACTGAGAATCCTCCAAAGGTTATCTACTCTTCATTTAATGCTCAGCTAACCAATGTTGGTCATACATCATTAAACACGCAATTAGATGGATTTAGTCCAGCTTCTGGTGTTGCTCCTGCTACCATGGAAGTTAAATTCCGTGAGTCAGATGATGGTACTACCTGGGATGATATCGCTGGTACAGATAATACTATCGTTCCTTTTGGTTCTGTGAATTTTGATTTCACCACACAGAAGAGATACATTGAATTGTATTGGGTGTCTGGTAATTCTTCTGTTGATGTATTCCTAGCACATGATACCGAGACTGACATTGCTGGTGGTTACAGTAAAGATTCAGTTGGTTAATGTTCACTAAATCTCAATGTTCACATTTTGTGAACAAGAGAAAAAGATGAACACTCCTAAAAGAATGGATTAAGAAAAATGAACACAAAGAAAATTGTTGAGAATCTACTTAATGAATCTACAGTTGAACCGTTTACTAACGCTTCTTGGGTCGGTGATTATAAGGAAGACATGAAGTTTGTTCATGCACAGCTTAAGCCTATCTATGATAGATTCAAGGATCGTGCTCGCATGGATCAAGAAGAATTAGATAATATGTTTAACGAACTTGAGCATAGAATTGATGAGAATCTATTCAGTGCCTACCAAGAAAAGAATGCCAAAACGAGTAAGAAAGGTTAAAAATGTTAAAAGAATATATTGATAGTATGTTCGAAAGAGATGAAGAAGATAGCACATACGAAAAGCTTTGTCCTAAATGTGATTCACCTATGGAGTTACTTCATCCTGATTATTGGACATGTATGCGCTGTGATGCTACAGTTCCTCATAAGGAAGTTGATGAGGCTGAGCCTAAGAATCGTGCAACCAGGACTGGATGGAGAGAACCTGAAGGAGATGATGAGGATGATTTTGATCTGAAGGTTCTTCATCGTGGTTACAATCCTGATCGTCTTACTCTTTCTATAAGTGGTAAGCCATATACTTTCTATGCTGAGCCGGAAGTCATTGAGAGATTCCATAAGATCTTTAATCTCGGATCGAAGGGTCAAGCTCTTGCTTATTTGAAAGATAACGATATGAAGGATCGTATCATTGTCATGGAGTTTGATAAAGACATTGATGCTGGAACAGCACAGTCTCTTCTGGATACTCTTGCTGATAAGCACCTTATTCCAAGTGTGGATTTCAGCACAAAGACAGCTTCAGCAATCATCTACTATGCAGATCCAATTGATTTAACCCATTATAACCTAATCCGCAATAGTGTAAAGCTTGAAGGATTTACTGCTGAAGACGTTACTAAACCTAAAGCTAAGTTCTTTATGATGAAGGTTCATAAATAATGAACAAGGATTATTACTCAATACTCGGTGTACAGCCTGGTGCTTCTACCGATGAAATCAAAAAGGCGTATCATAAGAAAGCTCGTGAGCTTCATCCTGATTTAAATCCATCTGCTCCATTAACCAGGATTCAAGAAGTGAATGAGGCTTATGATGTATTAAGCAGCAAGCGACGTTCCATTTATGATCATGAACGTAAGCCAGCTACGCAACAAGATTATCCGAGTAATGGTTTTGATCCTAGTCTTTATGTGGACAAGTGGCATAAAGAATCCAAGTATTATAAGACTCACATTACTAAAGAGCAACCGAATTGGATGAAAGCAGAGGAAGAGCGTCTAGCAAAAGAATTTGCGAAGAAGGAAGATATCCGATCATCCATTGGTAACATTTTTAAGAAGACTAAACCTAAAGGTAAATAAATGAGCATAAAAGACACTGTTGAAAAGATGTTTGAATCAGGCGATCTTAGAGAGGATAATATTTTCGATCTGCCTGAAGGGAATTTTACTTTAACATTCGATACTAATAAGCTCTTAGAGCTATTTGATTTACCAAAGGTTGATGATCTTGAAGCGATTACCATAGACTATTGGCCTAGTGATAGTGATCTATTAAATACAAGTAAACTTGATGTGTCCCAAGACGACGATGGTAATTTTATTGATGCTGATGAGAATCCTTTACCAGAAGAAGTGATCGATGATATAAAAAGAGCTATAATGGATGCTGTGTATTCTGGTACTATGGGACGTTATCATAAGCGCATTATATCTACGCTTGAAGAATCATTATCTACATTTCAAGATTATAAATACGAGTATTTCCCTCTGACGGATGATGGCGAGAGAACAGCTACTGGTGTTGCTAAAGGTATTCTAAATTTTGAAGTCTCGTTTGATGAAACCAAGATTGAATGCGCTCCGGATATTGTTCACATCATAAACGATTGCATTAATGGGGTTGGTGAGTTTTATGCGACTGATGATCTTGAAGGTGATTCTGTCGAAGAGTTTGCTAAGTCTCGTTTTCACTGGTTGAACAGATATTGGGATATCTATGGTGGTGGAAAGCCACAAGTAGATACTGACAATATCGATGATTTCGATTCTGAATATTTCAGGACCTTATTAAAAGAGATCGAAACAGAACATAATGTCAAGCTAACCTAGTTTTATTTTTTACTAAGTATTATAAAGTACCTAATCGGTAATATCATTGGAGTAAATAAATGTTATCACAAGAACAACTTCGCATGAGACAGCTTGCTCGTACTTATGGATACAACTATCCTAATCTGATTGAGCAGGACAGTCTGAACACAAACCCAGAAGGTGGTCAGTATATTAAACTTTCCGAGCTTTCTGTCAATGATCAGTTTAGAATTGCTTCAAGCTGGAAAGCGGATTTCAATACTGCTCTTTCTATCGCTGCTACGCAATTGCTCTCTTTTGGTGGATTGAAACAGCCAATGCTCGTTCGGGCAAAAGATAATGGTAACATTACTGTTGCGACTGCCACTGGTAGCGAGCACGTAATCGCTATGAGTGAAGCAGATGTAATCTTCGTTCTTCCTCTTACCTCACGTCCTGCAAAAGATGGTGGAGTTAAAGATTCGTCTATTGACTCTATGGACTGGAACGTTCTTCCAAGTGGGGAAAAGCCTGTTAGTGCCAAGGGTGGACAGAAGATCTTCGATAGTAAGTCTGGTAAGGCTAATTTAACTGAAGATGCTAACCTTACTCCTGGTGCTGTTTTCAAGCTTCCTGGAAAAGATGACGAATACTCTCTTGTCTCTTCTGACGATAAAGAGGTTACATTCCGTGGTAAGGACGGTAGTAAGTATCGGCTTCCTAAAGATAAGTTTCAAGCTACTCCTGTAAAGGAATCAAAAGGACGAAGAATTTCTCGCCTTGCTGAGATCCATGCTGGAGATGTGTTTAAATTTGTTGAGCCTTTTGCTGAGGGAGTTGACATCAACAAAGTCTATCTTAAAGTTGAATCTAAGAATGGACGTAACGTTGCATATGTTTCTCCTCAAGGTAATCTAGATACTGTCCCTCTTCGTTATTCGAAGCACATTAAAGTTGAGAAGATCAACGATGAACTTTCAATGGAAGAGAGAAAAGATTTTAGTACACTGAGACAGCTTCATTCTGGCGATCAGTTCTGGTTCTTATCAAAAGACCGGGAATTCACTGAGACTCCTTATACTGTTCAGGAAAATGATTTTGTACAACAGCATATCCGTGTTCAGAGTCCAACCGATTCTCTTAAAGAAAATCGTTCTTGGTTTAGGGTGAATCATGATCATGCAGGGAACATTCTTGTTATCCGGAAGAGTCAGGTTACTGAGAAAGTAAAGGATGACAGCAATTACGTTCTACTTCGTGATCGTAAGAATCTTTATGAGCAGGATGAACAGCAATATTTCCCATTGTCAGATCTAGCTGTAAACGATACCTTTAAGGTCAAGACGGCTACTGCATCGAATTATCAGCCTATGTCAATGCCTACTATGCAGTTCTTGACATATGGATCATCAAAGATGCTGTATCTTGTTAAGGCTAAGTCTGGCGCTGGTATTACTGTTGCGACTGCTAATATGGGCGATATTACTATCCCTATGGCTGATGCACAGCGTATCAAGGTCATGGTCTTTACTCAGAGACCTGTTGCCACAGATGGTGTTAAAGATCCATCTATTACTCAGATGAAGTGGGATGTAGGGCCAAAGGCTGAAGCTCCTCATACTGATTGGAATGCTCATCCAGAAGAGAATCAAAATAAAGAAATCTCTGGTAAAGATCCATTCGATACGGGCGCTGAAGGATCTAACTTTCCAAAGGGTGGAAAGATCGACTAAGGAATCAAAATGGAGCCGAAAAAACTAAGTGACGTTGAGCTTGCTAAAGCTATTCGTTTAGACATAGAGGCAGAGCTTGATGCTATCAATCTTTATGAATCTCATCTTGAATCGACAGATAATCCAGAGGCTAAAAAAGTTCTTGAGCATGTAATCAAGGAAGAGAAAGATCATGTCTCTCTCTTCCTTGAATTACTCAAAACTCTAGATCCAGAGCAAGAGGATATTCTAATGAAGAGTAAAGAATATTTTGGCTCTACTGTTAAAGAGATGATAGAAAGATCTTTCGATGAGGATATAAAGACTCGAAAAGTAAAACTCAAAAAGAATCTTTCGCATAATGAGGCTTTACGTTCTGTTCCAAAAAGTGTCGGTGATTTTAGAGGTTTCAAATATGATCCGGATACTGGTATAGCTTATTGTACGTAACTAAAGGGAATACAAAATGGATATAAAGAAAGTCGTTGACGGCATATTAGAGACGCATTATGGTGATCTTGACCGAGGCGAAGCTGCTAGGGAGGCTAAAGCTCGTTTCACTGAAGCTGTATCTGATATGCTGAATAAGTTGGAAGAAATTCAGGATGATCTCAAAACAGCTTGGAGCAAGGCTCATTATGAGGAAACTCGGTTAGCTACGTATAAGCTACGTGACGCTATTGTGTTGATAAAAGAATTACGTGAATCATTTTGGGAATAAATATGAACTAAAAGGATTTAACTTTTTAGTGGGATGGATAAAATGAAAAATACAGATATTCTAATTAAAGAACTTCTAGAAGCAGAATATGGAAATCTTGGTGTTGCTGATCAAGATGCCAAAGTTTCTGAGGAAGACAAAAACGTATTCACTTCTGGGGAATCCGCACTCTCTAAATTCAAGCCTGTTTGCAGCAAGATGCATAAGGCTATCGAAAGTCTTGAAGCTGCTTTGAAAGATAAGAAGCCAGACGCTGTACTGAAATGGACTAAGGAATTACACGACTCATTCGGCATGTTGGGAATGTAAATGGTATACGCTAAGAAGTTTCTGAAATATTTGTTAGATCAGTTGCTAGATAAGGTATTTCATGTTATAATAGTAGCGTTATGTGTTTTCTCTTATAATCTATGGTACTCAGGTAATGTGAATTTGAATATTGTAAAGGGTCAACTTCAGGAACGACTTGGAAGCGAAATCCAATTAAAAGCTCAATGTGAATTAGATCATAAAAGGAAAATAAAATGAGTATAAAGGATATTGTTGAAAATCTCTTTGATGGGGATAATTATACAGCACAAGATTTATTCCTCTATATCAGTAGCGATAGAGATCTCCATAGCCAGAATATTATTCCTATCCGGAAGAATCTAGTTAACAAAATGGAAAAAGGAATTTTCGATTTCGAGAAGTCTGTTAAGCTTTGGATGCATCTTGTTGATGCTGGTGCAAAAAAGTATAACGTTGAGTTTGGACCGGATGATGCTAAAGTCTTTGATCGTGCGACAAGATTAGCTGTTGCAGAAGAATTGGCTAAAGAATTTGTCACTGAGTATGAGCTTGGCAACTATGATGAATTGAAGAAATCTAAAAGAGAAGCTCTTCAATATTCAGGCGATGAGATGTGGCCTGGTACTGGTAATGATCCTCTTGGCGATAGCGAGAATAAAGACGAACATTGCGGCCATTGTGGTAAAGATATGAATGAATCCGATGGTGGTTCTCTACCTACCGAATGGGGTACTCTTCATTACCGTATCTCTGATGATGGTATAACATTCTATATCGATGATACTTTTGATAAAGCTGGCTTGAAAGAGGAAGCTGATCAAAAGGGTCTCTTCCATGTTGAGTCCGAACTATTTGATCATCTGATGGCAAACGGTTGGGATTGGATTCGTCCTGAAGATGTTGGTGGACTAACAGATGCTCCGATTATTAGCGATAGTGCCATTTACAATGATCAAGGTGAGTTAGAATCTGTTGATTATGTGTATTGGTATCCAAATTATCAAGTCGGTAGCATAGTAGATGATCTTGTTGACTCTGATGAATCATTCTGGCCTAAAGTTCAAGGGGAGAAGGAAGAATCTATAGACGAAGATCAGAAACTTGGTAAAGTTGGTCAACGTGTTCGCGTTTCTGCTGGATCTGGAGTAGACTCTAATAAACTCGGTACAGTTGTTGATAAATCTGAAGTTGAGACAGACGGACGAGGCGTACCAACAAACGTATCCGGTGCTTATAAGCCAGTTGATTGGAAGAGAGAATTAGCCGTAAGATTAGACTCAGGTGAACTTATTCTAATGTTCAAAGATAGATTATTCCCTGTTGAGGAGGAGTCTATGAAAGAAAATCGTAGTCTTAGTAGCAAGTTCGATCATTGGATGGATCAGTTTGCATGGCAACTATCCATGGATGGTGCTACCGAGGAGCTAGGAGATTCAGAGACTTTCGGATACTATGTGCTTCTGACATGGGGAGATCCTGATCATATGGTAGAGGATTTCAACCGCGTAGCTGCTGATATCAACGCGGAACCTCTTACCCCTGAAGAGATTGAAGAGATTAAATCTTATAACTATAAGGCCGTTATTCTCATGGAGAATTCCCAGGGCTTTGTTTTCTCAGATTGGTTTGAAGACGAAGCTACTGCTACGGAAGCATGGCAGGCAATAGCTGACGAATGGGAAAAATATCATGAAGATAGTAACGATGATGATCTATGAAACTCTTAAAAGAAATGCTCATTGAGGATTGGAAGGTTATTTTACTGGCAATCATTTTGCTTCTAATCATGATTATATTCCGATAGGATTAAAAAATGACTATACCTTATGATCCCCTCGTTGAGGCTGGAGATTATGGGTTTCTTGCTAAGGTTACTTCTGAGTTATATCGTAGGCGCATGATACCTGTTCAGTATATACGCTTAGACCGCAATCAATCTGTAGATACTCTATATAACGAGAAGAAAAATCCTGTCTTTCTTCCACCAATATCTATCAATGCCTTTATCAGTCGTCCGGATGATTCCCAGGAACTTCTTCGTTATGGTCTTGATCGTGATGTGGCAAGAAAGTTGTACATACCTAGATATGACACTGATCAAGTAAATCTGACTCCAGAGATAGGAGATAAGATACAGATTCTTGGTACAGAAGGTGAAACCGATGAGCTTGAAGTCATGGTGGTAAACAAAGAACAGTTTTTCTTTGTGAACATCAATAAGATCTTATCATGGGAACTCGTATGTCGTTACTACAGGATTAGGAACCAGAATGGATAATGACGAATTTCTATTGCACAATTGGTTTAATTCAGAGCTAAGCAAGTCTGGGACTGAAGAGCTTACAGATGCTGCTGTATCATCTAGTGCAGATATGGCTGATCTTCAGAGCAGGTATAGTTCGTTGTTTACTTCAGTTCTTGAACCTCTTGCTACCGCATTAAGAAACAGTGTAAGCGCGGCTATAAAAGATTGTCCTAATGTTGATTCTGTACGAACACGAGCAAAGGGTATTCCTAGTTTCATTTTAAAAGCTTCCAAGCTTTATAATACAGCGAATGAGACATTCCCTAAATACGATGATCCCTTGAATGAGATCCAAGATCAACTCGGTGCTCTTGTTCTTGTGCGATATACAAACAATGTAGACTGCGTTGTTGAGACAATTAAATCTCACTTTAAGGCTGTCGAAGATAAGCTCATTGTTCCTGATGAACCAAATGAATTTGGTTATGAGGGTCATCACATTGTATTACTTCTGCCGGATGCACTATTAGAGCCTTATAAAGATAATAAGGATTGTCCCAAGTTTTTCGAGCTACAGATCAAAACTCTGTATCAATATGCATGGTCGGAAGCTGGTCACAACATTGCTTACAAGGGTCACAATCTTACGGAAGAACAAAAGAAGACGATTGCATTCTTGGCTTCGATGACATGGGGTAGCGACAAAATCTTTTCTGATCTCGCAAGAACATTCGGAGAACTACAGTGAGTATTAAAAAGTATATAGATAAAGTAAACGAATCAAGACAAGAGTATATGCGTTATTACGCTGAAGCTGGAGTTTGGATCTTTCTTGAGCCGTCTGATTTCGAGTATGACAATAAGATCCAAGATTTGAAAGATAATAAGGAATTATCAATCGAAGAGAAGATTAGGGAAGCTAAAGAGTATACACATACGGTCGCTTTAGGAAAAGCAGCAGAATTGGAGAGCTTAGCCGAAGAGAGATTCGGCATAAAGCTATCAATTGATGTTAGCTCAACCTCTGATGATCATATTAATTGGTACGATATTTTTGAACCTGAACAGGATTAATTAAAGGAGAAATAAAAAATGAAGAAAGACATTTCTAAATTAGCTGATCAAATTTTGGAAGATCATGCACGTAAATCAGTTCCATGGTGGGAAAGTCCACTTTCTGGAGAAGAGAAGACTCTCGGTAAGTATAATGACGGCAAGGATGCTTTCCTGAAAGGAAAGAAAGATGCCCCCCTTATTGAGAAACGCGGTAAGTCTGGTGGATCTCTGGCCCGTAAAACTGGTCCTCTTATGAAGAGCCACAGCGAGCGTCCTATGCAGGAGAAGAAAGCTTCAAAACGTTGTAAACATTGTGGAAAATAATTATCTATATGGAGTAGATGATAGTGCTAAACGTTGCTTTTGACGTTGATGGAACTCTTCAGAATTACGGTGAACCTAATAAGCCTGTTATAACTTTATTCAAGGAATTTGAGGGCTTAGGTTGTAATATGTATATCTGGAGCGGCGAAGGTGTAAAACACGCTGAGGAATGGAGAGATAGGCTAGGATTAACAGCTACTGTAGTGAAAAAGGGGTCGTTTGTACCAGATTTTGCAGTCGATAATGTTAAAGGAACGAAATTAGGGCAGGTTAATATTATATTAACTAAATAATTATCCTAACTTTTGCTCTTTTGCGTCTTGCATGATAGACAAGTGTAAGCATTTTTATGCCGTAAATATGCGCTTAAAAATCTTATACTATTGATATATTTAGTATATTTCCATTAGAGGGAACAAAAATGACATTATTGACATTCGCAAATTCACTGGTTGGACAGGTAACTTTCATGGTTATGGGTATGGCTTCCCACTTCTTAAAGAAGAAGCTCGCAAATGAGGATAAAGCTACCTTTATGGAGTATTATGGTGGCTTCTGGGGTTATACTCTTGCCAATCTTGGTGTTGCCTTTGCCTGTTTGACCGCTTTAGTACAGTCTGGCATGGCTTCTGCCTTGACTCTGTTTTTAGCTGGATACACTTGTGATTCTATCTTACAGAAGAGCGTTGGTGATCTAAGCCATGTTCTTCCAGTACCAAAACAAGACAATTAACTTATTATAATTTGTCCCAATGGAGGTTGTAAATGGAGATACAAAGGAATTACATGAATGTATTTACCGAATCGTTATTGGGGCAAGATTTTAAGGCAGTCAAACAGATAAAGAACGACGAAGTACATAAAATATACATGTACGGGTACGTTATAGAAGTTCCATTTCCGGATGGTAATCTGCTACGTTGTTTTGGTAACAATAAGATGCAGCTTATTGAGTCAACTAAAATGATACTTCACAATCATAATATCACTGATAGTATGCTTAGTGTTTTAAGTAATTATTTTACGGGCGAAAGCGTTAGCATATCGTTAGCTCCATTGATGATACTTGATGGAGAAACAAATGGGTAACAAAAATCTTTTAACAAACACCACTCATGGGCGTGGTTCTGAACAGGAGTGTGCCAATGACTAGTGTTCTTGCTGATGCAGTTTTAGTTTTGATTATCTTTACTATCTCATTAATTTCCTCAATATCGTTTCATTAATCTAACAATTCGAGAAAAATCAATGAGCCTAAAAGATAGGCTTGATCTCGTATTCTCTGAGATACTGGAGGATGCAGATCAGGTTGACAGTCTTCCTATTGCCTTGTCAAAAAAGACTACTGCTAAGTTCGAGCCTTTATCTTCTTCCTATGCTATGACTTTTTTAAAGGTTGATTCGAATAAAGGTTCTTATACATTCAAAATATATCACGTGCCGCAAGATAACGTTGCTGTCATATACACTTATGATTCTGATGGTCGTTATCTTGGTCTTTACAGTAAAGACAACATTAACAACACAGATGAGTTAGCAAGTTTCGTTAACGATGTCTTAGACAGAGTTAATCCCACTAAATCTGATGGTGATAACAGAGATGTCGGCCATTTAGGGAATGCCGGTACGGGTCCCAAACAGTTTATGTCCGATCCTTCAACTTCCGGCGTATCTAGTGACCTTCTATCTCAGAGGGGATTCTACTCTTTAGAAAGTAAAGAGATAAAGAAATAATTTATTAACAAAAAAGAAATATTTTAAGGGGTAATACAAATGGCACTTCCTTCAACATTTAATTTACATTTCAGAAATAATTCGACATACCAGATTGATTTCGTATCGAGTGAAGTTGTCGCTGGTGGAACTTATCCAGATCAACCAGCACTAGATACACATTTTGGCCGTGTCAATCCTGGAACAATATCTGGTCAGTCTCTTCAAGAGCTAAAAGATCTTGCTATGTGGTTTGATCGTATGCAATTACGAGATGACGATGTAGATCTTCCTGGATTTCAGTCATACAATATGGGTCAGCAGAGACAACCTCTACTTCTGATTCAGTAATTAATCATGTTAACACTAGCAGGTATCCCCTGCTAGTGTTAACTAAATTTAGGTTTTTGATGAAGATTAAAGATTTAATTGAGGATGGTGAAGGTGTGCAGATGGGAGGTACTTATGCCCCCCTGCAAAAAGATATGGGTGATATCGATCATTCGCCTTCTTTTCAAGATAAATCTGCTGCCGACACTAAAGAATCTTTGTTCAATCCTCCCAAGCAAAAAGGTGTTAACGCTGATAAATATCTTTCTCAAGTCAAGAAGGATCAGTCGTTAGTCTCTAAGCAGTTGGGTATAAAGGTTGAAGTTCTTGCTGCTGAAGAAAAAGAGGAATGGTTACAAATCTCTACACCAGCAGGACATTACAAAGTTCATAGTACGGCTGAAAAAATAGATGTAAAAAATAATCGGAACTATCACAAAATCACAATTGATATCTATGATAACGATGGTAGCTCGCTGGTGAGTTCTTATACTACAGTGAAGCCGCGTTATTTCAGTGTTGATGAGTTGATAGACTTATACTTCCGGGCATACCTTAAAGCAGGCGCTGTAAAAAATAAGCCTGCTGATAATATGGTAAATGGTCAACCAGGTGCATTAGCACCTCTTTCACCTTTGAAGCCTGGTGGAAACTTATAATCGGAGAAATTAATGGTAGGAAAGTTTAAGAACGTAACTAATTTTACTCTAACGATTGCTAGAAACGTCAAGGTCAATCCTGATGAAGTATATGATGGGGAAGTTGAGGATAATTTAGTTACACGTGGAATGCTCATTCCTGTTGAGTCTTTAAAAGTAACGACAAAGAAATCAACAATTCTTCTAGAGAATAAAGAACTTTCTGAAGAGTCTTTGAATAAATATGGACAAGAAACTTCTCAATGAGTTTATAAGAAAAACAAAAGGTAAAGAAGAATACTGCGTATTCTCACACCAGACTAACAAGAATTTCGGTTGTTACCCTTCCAAAGCAAAAGCAAATAAGCGATTAGGACAGATAAAAATGTTTTCAAAAATGAAAGAATCTATCGATAAGCTATTTGCTGAAATGTCATCTGTGACTCCTAATTATGGTCCAGATGCATTAGAGCGAGGTGGTGATGATCAAAGACTATCACGACAAATGCTTCTCTTTATCGACGGCAAGCGTAAGAATGGTGCTGTCAAAGATGAGATTATCGATGATCTAAAAAACTTATATAGTCTTACTGGTGAGCAAGCTGAAAACTATCTCAACATGTATCTGGATTGGAAAGCATCTAAGATGGAATCAAAACTTAACGAAGCTACTGACTATCCCTTTCTTAATCATATAAAAGATCCTATGCGGTTGCATAGTGATGGTGAAAGCGAGCTAATAAATCTCCCGCTTTTTTGTGTTGGCTCCCTTCAATTATATGGTGCAGAATCCGAGCCTTTGTTTGATATTCGCATAGATTCAAGAGCTAAGATTCAAGAATCTATGGAAAAATCTGATACTCTCACAGAGGAAATAGAAGAGGAGTTTGAAAGAGATTATATCAGTGGTTCTTGGTCAAACTGGATTAAAGGTTGGGTTACTCGCAAGGGTGGAGAAGTAGAACATTCTGGCAATACTTATAATGAAGACTCAGCACACTATTGGGGTGATATATTCGAATATACAGCATTCAAGGATCTAGATGGTCATGATGGTGCTATTATCATGTGGCATCATGGCGGGGATGTTCGCGGTAATTATGGTCTTCCAGAAGTATGGTTTGGTGATTTTGAAGAATTTTTCTCAGCTCAATATTTTTCTGAGTCTAGTGAAGAAATAGCCTACATGCTTGGTTACGAGGGTGATTTTTCTAAATTAGAAGATGATATCAAGCGATGGAAGAATGACGAAGAGTATATTCCATCACAAAAAGATAAAGAGGATATGGGACAAGAAAGGCTTCCTGGCATGGAATCAAAACAAGAAGTAACAGATTTGAATGTTCGTGATCGTTACTCAGAGCTTGGACTAGCGGAACCTTATACCTTCGCATATGAGGCTGCTCCTAGCGAAACTGGTGTTACTGTTAAACATCGGCTTCGAAAAGGACCAATGGGTATCGTAAAGAATATCATTGGTAAGAGTGCTGTCGTAGCTTGGGATGACGGGACAAAAGGAACTTATCCACTATCTGTTCTTACTACCGAATCTAAGGTTGAAGACAAAAAGGTAGATGAGATTACCGGAACAGGAATGGTCGGCACTTATTCAAAACCTTTCGCATTCTCTTCTGCGGACATTGATGATCTTGCTAAAGAGATGAAGAAGAAAAAAGCTAAGAAAGAATCTGCTAACTACGATCAAGAGGGAAATATGAATGGAGAGGATCGTAGCCGTGGTTCTGCATTCGCTTCTGGTCCTGGTTCTAATGTTGGCACGAGCGATGATCGTACTGCTTCTATCGATAAGATATTCCAGTATGCTGCTCCTTATCTAGTCAAAGCTGAAAGCAAAGAAGATAAATCCATGCCTGAACTCATGAAGCTGTGGAAACGTCTTGCTGATGTTCCAGTGGATGATAATGGAAATATCCAGCATTCATTTTTGAGCTTTCCCTCTGGTACTCATAGGGAAGATATCTGGCACTGGTTTGAAGCTCAAAATCCTGAATTTTCTGTTGCTAAAGCTATGAAAATGTCTGAGAGCGTGATCGTAATTCCTCCTGCTACTGAGGGATCGGTTAGTAAAGAAGATATTGTAAAAGAGCTTGAGGATGTTGCTAGACAATTAAGGATTAAATAGTTCTTATGAAGAATGCGTTACCTCCTCCTCGTAAAAAAGATGTATACACAGGCAAGATGCAGTTTATATATCTTGGTCGAGATCAGGGTTATCGGGTAAAGACTAAAGAGTTATCGAGTGGTAAGTGGCGTCAATTATGGATTGAGCCAGAGAAGATAAAAGAAGTATTGATCGATTCTAAAATTCCTAACTACGAATTCTGGCTAGATTATCTGTATAACTTTGGAAAAATAGTTGTTGATTTTGATCTTCATACAGTAACTAGGGTATAGCATAAAGGTAAATCACATGTATCTAAAAGAAAATTTATTGGAAGTACTGCCATTCCATTATGAATTGGTGGAAGATAAAAGTACTTCAGGTAAGCCTACTAAGAAGGTAGTGGGCACATTCCAAGTTGCTGAAGTGAAAAATGCGAATGGTCGTATCTATCCCAAGAAGTTATGGGAGAGAGTAATCAACGATCCTGGTGTTCAGCAAAAAATTAAGAACAGAGAGCTTTATGGTGAGTTGGATCATCCGGATGATGGTCAAACCAAACTAAAGAGAGTTTCGCATGTCATCACCGAACTACGTATGGATGGAAATCAGATTATCGGTGTAGCTGAGATTCTTCCTACTCCTCACGGACAAATTTTGAGTGGCTTGTTTGATGCCAAGACAAGTCCCGGTATTTCATCTCGTGGTAAGGGGTCAGTACGTAACGAAGCAGCAGGCTCAGTAGTTTGCGATGATTATGATTTTATGACATTCGATTTTGTGTCCGGACCATCGGCTCCCGGTGCATATCCTAAACCAATGAATGAAAATTCGAATAGTGGTATTTTTGGAGGTAATATAAAAATGAGTTTGGCAGATCTTAAAGTAATCAAAGAGAATGTAGAGTTATCTGTGAAATCTCTTGCTAGCTTACAGGGTCCGGATCGTGAACGTCTATTCTCTAAGCTTACTGAAGCTGAAGTTGAGATCAATAAGATTGTTCAGACTGAACCTGCTCTAGCTGATTTCGGTCAAGAGATCAAGGATCTAATCAAGAAAGCTAAGACTGAGAATGTTAACGAAGTTTCAGACAAGGAAAAGCTTGCTGCTGCTATCGTGATTATCGAAAAAGCGAAAGAGAATCTTAAGAGTCTACAAGAGAGCTACGCTAAGGACATCGAAGCTTCTCAGAAGATTGTCAAGGAACTTGTAGAAAAACTCGCTTCTCTTCAAGAAGAAGCTAAGAAAAATAAATTCGAAGAGAAATATGAAACCGTTTGTGAGCTTGGTGATGAGCTTGCTAAACGTGCAGATAAGTTTCGGCGTAAATATGAAGCTGCTTGCAAAATTGGCGATGAGCTTCTAGAACGCGCAAAGGATTACTCCATTAAATATGAAGCTGCTTGCAAGATCGGTGAAACTCTCTTAGATGAACGCAACAAATTACAGGAAGAGAAAGACGCGCATCTGACCCTCATTAATGAGATGGTCAAGAAGTCGAAAGCTGGTAAGAAAGCAGAACCTAAGAAAGAAGAAAAGAAGGAAGAAAAGAAAGAGAGCATTCAGGATAGGAAAGATGCTCAACAGAAGAATCTCACAGAGAAAGCTGCTCTTCCTGGAGACGCTAAAGCAAAGTTAGATGAATCAAAGGGTAAAAAGGCTGCGGATAAACCTGCTGCTAAGGCCCCAAAAGTATCTGCTCCTTCGTTTTTCAAGAAAGCGATGGGTAGAGTCGGTAAATAACGTTAGATTATTTCCCAAATATTAAAATAGTTTTTTCAAATAGGTAGGAATCTAGTCCTACTTTTCTCAAACTGGAGGTTATAAATAAATGTCAGGTAAATTTCTAAATGAAGAATTAGAGAACCATGCTACTCGGCTTCTCGAAGAAAAGTGGGGAGAGTATCTTGATGGTATCGATAGTGATGTAAAGAAAGCATTCACCGCTATTCTTTTGGAGAACACTGATAAAGCTCTAAAGAGAATGGATGAAAGCACTCGTACAGTTAACGTTGGTACTTTCACAAAATATATTTTCCCTGTTGTTCGTGCAGTTGTACCCAATCTTATCGCACAGGATATCGTTAGTGTTCAGCCTATGACTGGACCTACTTCTCAGATCTTCTATTTCGATATTCTCTACGGGACTTCAAAGGGTCAAGTCTCTGCTGGACAGAAACTATTTGATGCTCAGTCCGGTCCATCCATGATCGGTAATACATACTCTTCAGAGCGTGTTGATACCGAAACGGATGTTCCCTCTCCAGCATTTGATGGTGTCGCCACTGGTCCATTCACCTTCACGCTTTCGTTCCGTCCTGTTGTTCCTCGCACTATCGTTATCACTGTCGGTAGCGTTGTTGGTCAGGATGATGGTAATGGTCATATCGTCGGGACTGGTATCTCAGCAGGTACTATTAACTACAGCACTGGACTTGTTTCTCTCACATTCACTTCTGCTCCATCTGCTCCTACAACTGTTCTTGCTTCTTATACTTATGCAGTTGAATCGGTTGATGTTCCAGAACTCGATATTCTCTTAAGTTCTCTACCAGTTACTGCTCAGAAGCGTAGACTTCGTGCTCGTTGGTCACTCGAAGCTGCACAGGACCTTATGGCCTTGTTCGGAATCGATGCTGACGTAGAAGTAACCGCTGCAATGGCAGAAGCAATCAAAGCTGAAATTGATCGGGAAGTTATTGCTGATCTTTTTGCAATTGCTCCTTCTGGTGCCGGAACAATTCCTACTTTCCACACTACTCCTGGATCTGGAATTTCTTATACTGAGTGGAAACTTCAGTTCATCGATAGTCTCGTTTACGGAAGCAACGCAATCTTCAAGGCAACCAAACGTGCTGTCGGTAACTTCGTCATCGCCGGTGTTGATGTTTCTAGCATCATCGAAACACTCCCTGGTTTCGTACCAGTTCCTGGTGCTCTTAATCAGGTCGGTGTTGTTAAAATCGGAACTTTGAATGCTCGTTGGGATATCTTCAAAGATCCATATATCACCAGCACGAACTATCTCGTTGGTCACAAGGGTTCAACCTTCCTTGATACTGGATATGTTTATGCTCCGTATATTCCACTTTACACTACGCCTACTGTAGTCTTGGATGATTTCCTTGGCCGCAAGGGTGTAGGAACGCAATATGCCAAGAAAATCGTGAACTCTCGATTCTATGCTTCTGGAAATATTGCTCCTTAATTGCAGTTAGAATGTTTGAGGGGGAGATTTTTCTCCCCCTCATTATTCTTTAAATGGATGTAATTTTTTAAAGGTAATCGTAAGTGATTAAAAAACTTTTGCTTATATTATTGATAGTATTTTCATTACACTCAAATGCCGATGCTATGAACAATATTGGCAAGGCTTATAAAGCAGTAGTAAATGTGCGTGGTGCAGGAGTAACAGGTTCTGCTGTTGGTATATCACATAAAGGTAAGCAGACATGTTACCTTTCTGCTGCTCATGTATTTTTTCAAAAAGGAACTATGTCTGTAGGTAAACAGATCATAGATTCTATCGTTCTTAGTACTAAAGATGATATCGCTTTCTTCTGTATAGATGGCATATACGATATAGTAAAAATATCAGATAACCCTCCTGAAGTTGGTGATACAGTATTCGCTGTTGGATTTGGTAATAGTCCTTCTGCTCCATATATCAGCCAAGGTGTTTATTCTCATATTGATACTCGGAATTATGTAACTCCAGCTTATGCTACTACTGCATCTATATTCTTTGGAAATTCAGGTGGTGCTCTTCTTAATGAGAAGGGTGAACTTATCGGTATAACTGTAGCTGTAGATATGCGCGAAGGAAATCCAATATATTTTCATTCTCTCCATCTGTTGCTTTCTACGATAAAAATTTTCTTGAAGGGTTTGATGTAAAATGGCTTTGACTGATCAAGAGGTACGAAACTTTGTATTCCAGAGTCTTGGTGATGGTCTTATCAACGTAGAGTTAGATGAGCCTAAATTCCAAGTGTGTCTTCAATTAGCCTTAGACACATGGAATACTTATAAACCTCGTATTCTCTATAAGTCAATCAACGTGAGCGATGGAGCAAGCGGATATGCTTTGGATCAGCAAGGAATTCCAAAAGGATCAATTCGTGGAGTTCTATATGCTAATCCTGATTGGACTGCTCCACAATTAAAACAGATTGAATTTAACTACCCCTTTTATCAGAGACTTATTACTATCACGAACGTATCAGAATGGTCTGTCTTAGAGTCCTGGTTAGAGTCTGCTAATCGTGCATTGAGTTCTACTTTTGACTGGCGTTATTGGAGAGAGACTAATACTCTTTATGTCGCCAATCTTCCATCGACTATCACGAGAGTTTCGTTGACAATGACACGTGATAACGCATTGACTGATATCGAGAGTTTTGATTCTGGGAAATTTAAAAAGCTTGTTCTCGGTGAGATGATGCGAATTCTGTCTAGGGTTCGGCGTAAGTTTCCTATTCCAGGACCAAGCGGTACGATTACTCTTGATGGCGCTGAGTTGAGAGAAGAAGGTGACGCATACGTTAAGGAAGTAACAGATACCCTCATGAATTCTGGCTATGGTTGGGCCATTCCAGCAGAATGGGATGGATCATCTGCTTTCTAAGAAAGGTTTAATCGTGAGTAAGGAAATATTAACCGAGATCGAAGCTTTAGCATTAGAGCTTAGAAAATCGAAACAAAACTTAAACGAACATGCAGATGTTCAGCATGCTTACTTTTGGTTTCAGAGGAATGGTTATTCTCCGTATCCATCTATTCTCGATATCGTGTCTTTGGATTCAAATAAGTTCGCTATTGATAAAGACCATGATGATATGGCGAAGATCAATGAGAGAATTAAATCTGCTAGCGAATATATCGATAAGATTTACAGTTTTGTGACAGCAAAATCTGGTTTAGATCAGGACCTTGATGCTATACGAGACAAAAATAACAAGTAATTCTGCTGATAGTGTAAGTGCTGCCTCTATTGATACTTTATTCCAGAATCTATCTAATGAGCTTGGAAAAAAGATTATCAATATCATAAGAGATGAGGTATTAGATCGATTTGATAAATCTATTTCTAACATTCCCATTGCGGATACTCAATCTGAATTTTTTCAGAAGCTATTAAGTTCTAGATATAAGTATAGATCCCGTATCTTAGTTGGGGAAGATGATCAGGGTTATTATGTTGGTGTGGAAGATGGTTTAGATGAAGAAACAGGTATGACGTATTCGAACATTCAACGAGCTTTCGAGTATGGCACTTCACAGTCTCCTCCTTGCCCACATATGTTGCTTCTCCCACAAGATATAGCAAGAATAACAGAAAAAGTCCAAGAAGATGTCATGGAGGACTTTTCAGAAGAATTAGGAAAACTGCTTATAAAGAAGTAATGAGGGGTTATGTTACGGGATGCTAATATTGCCATAATGAATTTTCTTAGGGGACTAACCTATGGTGATAAACAGTTACCTCTAAACGTTGTATATGCTAGTCCTGAGCGAGCTTTTAGTTCAATGGCTCAAGTGCTCAAGAAGGATGTTAAGCTTGTTCCTCTACCAATTTTATCTTTCTACCGTGATCGTGATCCGATTATAAATCGTGATATTTTTACTTGGAACCGTGGCGAGAAAGATGAAGTATTAGTGAATGGTGGTAAAGCTGTTAGCATTTTACCCCGTCCGTTAGCTTACATTCTTAATTATAGAATCGATATTTGGTCTTGGTACACAGATGAGATTGAAGACCTTATCACTTTGATCATAGGTCAGTTTAATCTAGACTTATACTTGCAGCAGCATTCAGAAGTCGGAACTATCTATTTGCGTTTAGAGTTGGGTGATATCACAGATAACTCTCAGATAGAATCCGGACAAGATCCGAGAATGCTTAGAAAAACGATTTCCGTTTCGGCTAATACATTCTTAGTCAGACCTCCATCCACTGTTCCTACTGTTCTCGATTTCAGGATTGAGATTGATGATCTGCACTCAGGGGATGTGTACGAGACTATCGGTGATTTTCTTGGTGCGGTTAGTATACCCACGTATGAATTTACAACAGTTTTAAAGAATAGCTCAGTTGCTGATTATGAAAACATATTATTTGTTTCCTCGCTTAAACAAACTGCTAGCGAGTCAACAAGGCATGTACTTCAACAGTCAACGTTTAATAGCGAGTTTCACCAGTAATTAATTCAAAGTTAATTTAAAGTAAGGAGAAATTTCATGTCAGTTTTCTTAAGTCCAGGAGTTTATACTCGTGAGGTTGATCTCAGTCTATTCGCTCCAGCACTGTCAAGTACTATCTTGGGTCTTGTTGGCGTCTTCACAAGTGGACCTATAAATACACCTACATTTATCTCTGATCTTGATGGTTTTATCAATACCTTCGGAAAGCCAAAAGCCGGTACATTTGGTGCTCTCGCTGCAATCCAATATCTTCGCTATGGTCGTCAGCTTCAGGTTGTTCGTGTTGGTGCTTCGTCTTCTCTTGCCTTCGCTACAGTAAACATCAATGATGTGAATCCTATCCCTGCTCCTCGTATTACAGTGAATGGATTGTACAAGGGATCATCTTATAATGGCTGGCAAGCGATTATCTCCAATGCTTCTGGTTCAACATTTACCCTTGCTGTTGTTGATCCCTCTGGCATTCAGAGAGAAATCTATAACGGCCTAACAATTGTATCATCTGATCCGAATTATTTTGTTACACGGATTAACAACATCAGCAGCTATATCACTGTCGCTGATCTGAACTCATCTGGTACATATTTGCCTGCCACTGGTACATTTACTCTTATCAATGGTAATGATGGAGTAACTGGACTCGTTGCTTCAGATATAACTGGTACTGCTGGATCTGGTAATGGACTTGATGCATTCTCAAATCAGGAAACTATCAGCATAAATATGCTAGCTGCTCCTGATTATACTCTTCTTGCTGCTTCTCAATGGCAAGGTGTTATTAACGATATGCTCTCACTCTGTAGTGGTAGAGGAGACGCTATCGCTATTATCGATCCTCCTCCTGGAGCAACAGCACAGCAAGTTGTATCTTGGCATAATGGTATCGGCGTTACAATCGGCACGAATGTTTTCCCATCTGGTGCTTCATTCAATTCCAGTTATGGTGCTTTGTATTGGCCTTGGGTTGAGATCTTCGATCCATTTAACAACGTCAACGTATTTGTTCCTCCTTCAGGGTTTGTTGCAGCTACTTATGCAAACAATGACTTTCTTGCTGATCCTTGGTTTGCTCCTGCTGGAACGAATCGTGGGCATCTTATCGAGGCACTTGCAATTGAGAGATCCCCATCGCAAGGAGATCGTGACTTTATTTACAGTGGTGGCAATGCTGTAAACCCTATTGTGAACTTCATTCCTGAAGGTATCACTATCTATGGTCAGCGTACATTGCAGCGTACTCCTACTGCTCTTGATAGGGTGAACGTTCGGCGTATGTTGCTTTACGCACGGAAACTTATTGCTATCGTAGCTCGTAGTATCGTATTTGAACCAAATGATCCTAAGATGTGGAGATCGTTCACACGGCTTGCTAACAATATCCTGGATGGAATTAAAGCAGCACGTGGTATCACAGACTTCAAAGTAATCATGGACGCTACCACGAACACTCCGGACTTAATCTCTCAGAATATTGCTAAGGCTAAGCTTTTGATTATCCCTACGCAAGCTGCTGAAATTATCGAGGTTGATTTTACGGTCTTGGCTGCTGGTACAAACTTCGAAGAGATCGTTGGATCAAACGGTTAATAATATTAAATCATAAAAGTAAGGAGATTTACCGTGGCTGAAACATCTATGTTCGCGGATCATATTGCTCATTCACCAAACAAGTTTGAGCCTCAGCGTCAGCATCAGTTCCTTGTTGAAATCGAACTTGATGAGCCGACAAAGAGACTTATCACTTTATCGTTGATGCGAGCATTTGTTCCTACAATGACTAACGATGAGATCTCAATTCCATATCTGAACGAAATTGTGTATGTTGCTGGTAAGTACACACCTACTGATCAGAACGTGGAAATTGTTGATTATATCGATGAAGACTCTCAACAGCTTATCTATAACTGGAAAACTCAGGTCTACGATCCCACTACCGGGTTTATCGGTGCAGCAGCTTCCTATAAGAAACGTGCTAACATTCTGCTCCTATCTCCTGATGGTCAGAAGGTCCGCACTTGGGAACTTCTGGGTGTCTGGCCTAAGAGTGTGAACTTTGGAGCACTCGAAATGGGTAGTACTGATTCGGTTAAGATCGAAATGACTCTAAGGTACGATAAAGCCAAATATCTTGGAAGAAGCTAAAATATTATCCTAACAGGCGAGGAAATGCGTCTTGCATAATGAACGTGTTTCCTCGCCTGGAAAGGTTTACCATGTCCTGTAGTAACGAATTATTCGATGAATACGGGCTAGGGGATGAGGATCATCATCGTATTAAACGCGATAAGCGTATAAAAATTAAGCATAGTAGCCAACATGCAGGAAAATTAAAACGTAAGAAGCAGCATAAGCAGAAACACACCAAATAGCTTTATCAATTTAGGCACTCAGATTATAGACCTATCGCCTATTATTACTTGTTTTGTTTTTTGTTCCGGTATTATTTATTTTAGTAAGGAGTCTTTATATATCGTCTTATAAGGATTAAAGTTTTGAGGTATTAATGTCACGACTGACTATGTTCGGTGAGCACATTGCTAATAGTGCTCTAGGCGGCGTTGTAGGTTCTCTGTTGTTTGAGCCTCAGCGTAATTATAATTTCTCTGTCGAAATTGATCTGGGTACACCACCAACAGTTTTCGGTGTCCCTTTGTCTGTCAACGCAAATCTTGGTGGACAGGATTTTGGTAAAATTGGTGTTCCTTCTTTAGATCAGGAAGTAGTTGATTTGGCTCTTGATTCTGCTTTTCTGCCAAAAGTTTCTTTCGACGTTAAAGAGGTTCGAGATGTAAACCAACCTACGTATATGGCTGGTTTCGCTAACACTGAACCTGGTCGTCTTGTTGTTCGTGACTTTATTCTGTTGCCTGTTATGAACACAGTTCATAAGTGGATGAAGTCTGTTTATGATTTTGAAACAGACACTCCTGGATTGCCAGATGAGTATAAGAAGTCTGCACATATTCTTTTATTGGGACCTTTCGGTACTCCTGAACGTATCTGGAATCTAACAGGCGTGTGGCCTTCTAAGATTGATTTCGGAAATCTTGATATGGCCGATAACAATATGGTCAAGATATCGCTTGAACTTCAGTATGATTCTGCTGTGTATGTAGGCTCAATTGAGCTTGCTGCTATACAGGCTGGATTGTCCAAAGTTTTGGGGTAGACTAGATAAGGAGAAAGAAAATGGCAGACCCGTTATATTCAACTGAAACGATTGTACTTCCTTCGAGAGGTGTCCTTTATGGTGACGCTATTCCAGAAGGTAAGGTTACAATTCGTAATCTTACAACCCAAGAGGAAAAGCTTTTATCCTCATCAAAAGCATCTGCTGGTAATGCTTTTGATAAGATTATTTCTCTCTGTGTTGTATCGCCTAAAGTTGATACTGATATTCTTCTAAGCACAGATAAGTTTTTTATCTTCATGGCGCTTCGCTGGATTACTTATGGACCAACGTATAAGTTTGATATCCAGTGTTCAGATTGTAGATTCTCGTTTAATCATCAAGTCAATCTTACAGAGTTTACGATTAAGAACCTTGATGATACTGTTAAAGAACCTTTTGCTGTTAAGCTTCCAAAAGCTAATGTGACCGTGGGATTGCGTTTACTTCGTGGTGGTGATGAGCGAGCGATCAAAGATTATGAGACTCAAAAGCTGAGACATAATCCAGATGGTGGTGATGGGTATATTTATAGAATCGCTCGTAGTATTGTCTCCGTTGATAACACAGCAATCAGCATTCAGAATGCGCTTGCTTTTGTTGAAAGGCTTCATGGATTAGATTCATCGGTTATTCAGAATGAGCTTGAGAAATATGATTCTGGTATCGTTCCAGCAATCGAAGCTGACTGTCCGAGATGTAGTAATCATATGTCTATGTTGATGCCACTGACGCCCGAATTTTTTCGCGCAAGAAATTGAGAACATAGATGATATCAACTCTGAGATATTCATGCTTGTTTATCATACAAGTATGACTTACTCAGATGTACTCTCTATGACAGTAAACGAACGTCATGCGTTCATCAAGCAACTTAGAGAACAAAAAGAAGCAGAATCCAATGCAACAAAACCACAAAAAGGAGAATCAGGTAATGGAAGAAAAGGTAGAGGCGCTTCAGCAACAAGAACTTTCTAATTCAGATCTTTTTCCTTCGTATTCAGAACCTATACAGGTCGAAGTTGTCGAGGAGAAAAAAGAGGAACCTGTTAAACTCAAGAAGATTAGGCCAGCAGTTCATATTGTTCATTGTGTTGTATGCAAGAATCTAACAGGTTGGCCGTTTACAAAAGCGGAATTAGATGATCCTGAGCGGAGAATTAGACGTACTGTTAAGCGTTATAAGGTACGCCAAACTGGACAGAAGGTATATATCTGTACGCATTGTGAAAAACGACGAAGAGTAGATCCAGGTGTTTACGAACGGTATCCTAGAAAGCGAAAACATTCAGTAGCTTAGCTGTTGACAAACAGCTTCTTTTATGCTATAGTATCAGTAGGTGGAGAAGGATATGAAAAGCATAAAAGAAAACCTGGTTCTTAAAAATAGCTATCGGAAGGAAACAGTAGAAATATCAACTGTTTCGGAAGATACTGCCTATCCTTGGTATAGCATCCGTCCTGGATTTTTTACCACTTTCTTGATTGGCTTTTTAGCTCTGTGCGGTTTCTTCTTTACCGTATTGTACATGTATGTCTATTATCCAGTTGCCTTGTTTGTTACCATATTTTTTCTTGTGAACGGGTATCTGTATTATATCGTTAGCGAGGCAACAGGCATTCCTGTTGTGCCTTTAATTTTTCTGAAAGAGTTTATATCGTCAAGATTCAAGGATTGAGATCCACCCTCCTGATCCAAAGATTTTGTCTACGGTAATTCCTTTCTACTTGGAATAACTTCACTACAATGGGAAAACAAACGAACATCGCAATAAATTATTTATTGCAGGTGCGCGATTTAGCGTCAAAACATTTTACCAATGTCTCTAAATCGCAAGAAAACCTATTAAAGCTAAGTAAGGCTGGTGTCGGCGTTAACTATCAATATAGTCGATCCTTTGCCACTTATGTTGACCCACAGCTACAGTTAGCTGCTCATAATGCTGATGAGTTGTCCAATAAATTGAATAATGCTCAGAAGGGCATGGCAGATTTTGAAAGAAGCGGTAAGGGATTTAATAGCATTCTAAAATTTGGAAAAGACGCTTTAGCTGCTAGTGCTATTGCTGCTGCACATTTGGGTGATGTTGTTGTACATACTGCTGCACAAACCCAATTGTCCACAAAAGAGCAATACGCTTTGAATAGATCTATCCTTGAATCGATGGGCAACTTTCATAAGATGCACATCTCAGCTAAGGATCTTGGTGAAGCTGTAAATTCCGCCCAGGTTACTTTTGGTCTTGGTGCTAAAAAATCTCTAGCTCTTGGTGATGCTGCTGTAATAGCTGGACGTAATCTTGGTGTTGGTGCTGAATCCATTGTTAAGAATCTTGGCAATATTGCTGTCCAAGGCAATCTTAATGAAGCTCAGATTAAGCAATTAGGTTATGATTACACTACATTTGGGCGACTTCTAAGTAGGGATATTGCTGTTGGGCTGAATAATCTTTCAGAGTCAGAAAAAGCTCTTATTGAAAAGCATAAAGTTAGTGCTAGCTCTATTTTAGCTGTAAAGGGAGCGTTTGAAAAGTGGAATGTTCCCTCAGATGCTGCTGCCAAATTGACCGAGGCTATGACTGGTCATCTGGATTCATTTGTAGATATCCTAAAAAAGAGTGGTGTAACTCTTACTGATAATCAGCAAAAACTTTTAAGTCAGCAAGTTGCTCAGGGTAATCTGACTGGAGCTACTAAGCTTTTAGTTGAGAATACAGATAAACTTGTTAAGTTCATGGACAGAGGTGGTCAAGCTGCAAGCGAAGTCGCTGCTGTTTTCGGTGACAACCTTGATGTATTACGTGATCAGAACTTACATTCAAAGAAACTTGCTTCCACTCTTGGTGAGCTTGAAAAAGCATTAGGCAATCAGAGTAATGAAGCCAAGACTGCTATTGATCGTGCTAGAGATATGAGCGATGCATGGGATCTTTTAGGAGAGTCACTTAAAACTACTCTCGGTCTTAAGCTTACTGACTGGACTGAGACGATTAATACATCTCTTCAGAGTGTGCGTGGTTTCCTTTATGAAGTTGTAAGCGGTGCTCAGGCTATACCTACTGCTTTCGTGGCTATGACTCCAGTTATTTTAGGTGTGCTAACTAGTTGGGGATCTAAGCTTAAGAATTTTGGTGGTGCTATCTGGTCTACTATAACAGGTGTCGGTAAGCAGGGTATAACAGCCGCTGCTGAACTTACACAACCTATTGTCAAAGGTCTTGAGAAAGCTGCTCCGAAATTATATGATGCATATGGTCGTGTGATTGAAGAAGCAACAACTAAAGTTGCTCCAAAGGTAGCATCTAAGATTCCAATGTTAGCACGAGCAGGTAAAGTGGCTAGTGCTGCCGGTGAAGCTGTTAACCCTGTCATGTGGGGATATCTTCTTGGAAGTGTGATCCAGCATGCTCAGAAACAGACTGGTACGCTTCTTCCTCCTCAAACGATGATCGGGGATCTTCTTGCTGAGAAATATGAGCAAAGGTTAATAGCTCAACAGGAAGCTGCTCGTAAGCCAGGTAGTCGTATACTTCCGGCTGTCGCTGCACAAGAGAGTAATTTCTTGGTCTCTTTACTTGAGCGTATGCTTGCATCTGATGATCAATTTTATAGTGCGATTAGCGACTCTTTAAATAAAGTCGTAAATCATACAAAAACAACTGCGGAGAATACAGGTGTTCAACCCGATCCAGGGCTTGCTGCTATGGGTGGAGGAGTTCGTTAATAAATGGCTACAAATCCTAATCCTTTATCGGGTACACGCCTAAGTACTCCGTTGGCTGATATTGCGTATATCGCGTTGGTTGATCCTAACGCGATGCCTGCTGTATTTCCAAGATTCATTAAATTTCAGTATATGCCAGAAAGTATTGGCGAGAATAAATCTGCAAATTGGCAGTATATTGATATACTCGGTAGATCAGAACCTATTCGTTTTTATTCCAGCAGCGGTCCAAGAAGTATTAATCTTTGCCTAACGTTTCATGCTTTGTCTAGTCGTATTGATGATGTCGAGCTTAAGATCAGATTTCTAAGATCTCTTGTCTATCCTGATTATCAGGCGTCTAAGTCAACAAATACTCCGTTTCCTCCTCCGGTTATTCTACTCAAAATCGGTGAGTGGCTTAAGATGCGTTCCATCGTTACGAACATATCCGTGAACAGAAGCGGACCATGGGAGCCAGATACTCTATATCCAACCTGTGCTGAAGTGTCATTAGATATACAAGAACTTAACGTAGATCCTTTCGATGCAACAGATGTATTTTTCGGTGATGATATGACAAGCTTTCCTGTCGAAAAGCAGGTCACATCATCTGCAACACCCGCTGCATCAAATGGTGGTAATCTAGCTGCTCAACAAAGTGTTCTTGGGAATATCGTTAGTGTTTTGGGTGCTGGTGCTGCTGTGGCCGCTGGTGTAGTGGGCGCTGTTGGTACTGTCTCTGCTGCTACAAACGCAATCCAAAATGCTGCTAAAGCATTAAAGAGTAAATAGGATAAACTATGTCTAATCCAAGCTTACCAGAACTAAAGCCAGTACAAACGTCTCCATTTGTATCACGCGATAGTATGTTCAATAACGCAAAGCTATACGTAGACGATGGTAGTAATCAGTTTTTCTCATTCACGAAGAACATATCTTTCCCTGAATCACAGACTGATAGCTTTCATGTTGTTCAAGCTGGAGAGGTTAATAGGTTAGATATTATCTCAAATAATTTCTACCAGACACCTAATCTATGGTGGGTTATTGCTGTAGCAAATAATATTGTCAATCCATTTTCTGATGTGTATGTTGGCAAGCCTTTGAGAATTCCTGATATCGCAATTGTCCGAGCATCAACAGCAGTACAATCATAAGAGTAAATTATGCCATTATCCGTAGTTCAGTTTCCAAAGATTATCGGCAAGGTTTATAAGCCGCCTCAACCAGCACTTCCTATTGCGAAGATTGAGTTTCCCAAAGGATCGTTACTGGCACCTACGAATAGCATTATTCTTCCTGGATTACCAAATTCTTCTATATCTGGTTCTCCACAAGGATTGGTAGATTTCCGGTATGAGGATATCGTAAACGCTGTACATCGATGTAGTTTCACATTAGAGGATGTAGACGGTACGCTTGAATCTCTTATCATAGCAAATAGAGAAAGTATATTCATTAGCTTTGGGTATTCCGGGTTTCCAACTGATTTTTCTACGGGGTTGGACTTTACTATCGGTAATGTCGATTTTACTCCACGTAGGGAATTTCAGATCGTTAAGTTTCAACCTACGTTCACTGGATCAACAGTTACTCTTCAGATGGAGTGTTTGTCAAAGAAGCTTGTTCCTTCTCTATTGGAAGCTGTGACTAATGAATCCTATAAGGGTCTTGAAATTTCTACGATTGTTCATGCTTTGGCTGCAAAGAATAATTGGTTAGGTCCTGATGGACTTCCATTGTATATCGAGCCTACTAAGACACCAGCAGATAAGGTAACTTCTCCTGATGGAAGTAATACCCTATATTTTAGGAATAATGGTCTTACTGATATCGCGTTTATTAAGCAGACGCTTTTGCCTATGGCATACTCGGCGGTTGCTCAAGAGAATGGGTATATCTTTTACTTAGATCCTGATTATGGTGTTTATTTCGCTCCAGTAGGACGCATTGTAAATCCAACAACTCATCAAGCTGTTATATCTAAGGATGGTACTGCTCCTCCGGTTCGTGTTTACACAAACCGTGGTCCTGATGCTACCATAACGAGTTGGCAACCAGATATTCGCGGGGCTGTCGAATTATACAACGGCGCGGGGCAATTGAATCTGGTTAAAGTAGATCCTTACTCTGTTCTTCAGCACGAAACTATCTCATATATTAAGCAGAGTAATCAGGGTAAGCAATCTTCTCTCCCTGGTGGGCCTGGTAGTAAGACACAATCAGATGTTGACGCCAAACGTTTTCTGCATCATACGAAATCTACGAAAGAGCGTATAGAAATATACGGACAAGCAATCTGGAGATCGATGCACGATAAAATGTGGCAAGGTACTTTACGAACGGTTCTTGATCCGAGTATCAAAGCACGTGATACGATATTCCTAATTATACGAAGACCTAATGGGGATATTCATTATACTTCCGGGCCATATTGGATTTCTAAGGTGACTCATAGTATTAGTTCTAACGAAGCTTACTCAATCTTTGATCTATACCGTCCCGGTCTTCCATCTGACTTTCAAGGTCAAGGTACTGAGAATATACCAACAGGATAGCGATGAATATTGAAGAAGATAACAAAGGGAATAAGCGGGTTTATCAACCTAACAAAGCTTATGGATTATACCTTGGATATTGCGAGCAAAATGATGATCCGCTTGTAATGGGTCGTATAAAGGTTCGTATACCTGAGTTTCATGGTCCACGTCTTAATAATCCTGATGCACAGGAGCAAGATTCTTTACCTGTTGATGCTATTCCTTGGGCGTTACCTTGTTTCAGAAATAAAGGTGAGTATGCTATCCCAGAGGTTGGTGATCCGGTGTGGGTAGCTCCAGAAGGTACGGATATCGATAGGTGGGTATGGCTTGGTGTTATACAACCACTCTTCAATAAAGATTCTATTTTTGGTGGTAATGGAGATCAATCTACTGTACCTATCGAGGCGAAGCAATCATTACGCGCTAGCAATAAGAAGCCTCAAGTAAGGGAATTCAAAACGACTGGAGGTCATTATGTTATCCTTGATGATGCTCCTGGTAAGCAACGAATAGAGATTCACACAGCGAATGGGCATATAATCAAGCTTGATGATAACAGCGGAAAAGTCACCATACATTCTACTGGTGATGCTGATGTAACGGTTACTGGAAAGGCTACTGTTGATGTAGGGGATGAAGCTGATATCACAGTAGGCGGTGATGTAAAGTTAGTCGCATCAGGAAATGTCGAAGTCACATCTCCATTTGTAAAGCTGCATAACTCAGTAATATTCCCTGGCAACATAGTGACAGATAATCCTGTGAACAACGATCCCATAACCGGGATTCCGTTACAAGGAAATACTCAGAATCCTGTGGATTAAAAATGGCATTAAGTGTTAGTGTTCTAGACGGATTATTACAAACGAATTTGCAATCACGCTTAGCTCCATATAATTTTGGGGTGCCCGGTATTAGTTTTACTGACTTTACACATGCTGTAGCTTTCGGTATCGTCACAAATATTGTTGGTTCGACTTTCATAACAGTGGATACAGGGTCTGTAGCTGGTAGTGGTGTTGGTGCTGGAGTTGGTATCGTAGGTCTTAACCAAGCTGCATTGAGTAGTTTGATTTATGCAAACTGTTCCAGTTTATGGGGAACAACAGGAGTAAGACTTCAAGATTTTACCGATGCGATTGCTCAATCTGTTGTCACGCACTTATTAGCAGCAACCCTTACAAGTACACATTCTCCTGTTTATGCCGGTACTGGAGTTGTCTCGTTTGCTCTAAGTTCTATGAATCAATCTGCTATGGCATCAAGTATTCAGAATGCAAATACATTTAATGGACCACTTTGGTCCAGATGGTGTACAGCGATAGCTAATGGCGTAGTTAGTCATATTAAATCTGTGGGCACTGGTATTGTAACGATAACAGGCTCTGGCTCTGGTGGATCTGGTAGCGGTAGTGGTACTGGAGTTGTTTCATGAGGAATTTGATTTATGGCAATTCGATGCCTATCTGTACAATTAGCACAGCAAACTTTTCAGTTTACAAAACAATTGGGCACACCTCCCTTTATTTATAATGGGCCTGGTTTTCCTATCACAAATAATCCGCAAGGCTTCCTTCAGTTTAAAACAGATGTAGCTTTGGTTGTCGATAGTATCACACAGATTTTGGGTACGCGAAAAGGTGAACGTTTGCGTGTTCCTACTTTCGGTTCTGTTTTAAGTCAGCTTCAGTTTGAACCTGATGATCAGGTACTCGCTGATTTAGCTGCATCCAATATAGCTGACGCGCTGCATCAATGGGAACCAAGACTTCGTTTGCAGCAAGTAACTGCTACTGTAGTACCTGGAGAGATGCCTACATTACAGATTGTTATTTCCGGTACTCTAACGAAGCTCGCATTACCAGTTACTCTTAGATATGAGATGAATATATCCTAGGATTTAATAATGGCTATCAACGATAAATTACTTTACACCAGCACAGATTTTTTGACTGCTAGAGCTAACATGATCCAGATTGCTCAAGCAAACTTTCCACAATGGAATGATTTCTTTGAGAGCAATAATGGAGTTATGCTTATTGAGTTATTCGCTCACGTTCTAGATCTGTTGGCATTCTATCAGAATAGGCAGGCAAATGAAGCTTTCATTGATCGTGCTCAGATCCGGGAAAATATAGTCTCTTTAGCGGCAAACATCGGTTATCAGCTTTCTACTGCAACAGCCGCTATTGCTCTGGTTAATTTTACGCTAAACACTCCATCTCCTAATCCGATTGTTATACCTGGTAACAACCCGCTTACCAGAACCAGGATTCAAACAGCGAATGGTCTTGTATTTGAAGTTCTTGCAGATGCTACTATACCAGTTGGTAGCACGAGTATAAGTAATATACTCGTAAAACAGGTTGAGACAAACGATTTTGCTACTACGAGTGATGGATCTCCCAGACAGGCATTTACTCTACCTATCTCTCCATTTGTGAACGATGGTAGCGTAATAGTGTTGGTCAATAATGTGCCCTGGAGCCAAGTATCAAACTTTTTAAACAGCGCAAACACAAGCACTAATTTTACAGTTGAGATTGATAGTTTCAATCGCGGTATTATTGTATTCGGTGATGGTGTTAACGGATCTATACCTCCTACTGGTGCAACAATCGAAGTACAGTATCCTGTTGGCGGTGGTTCTGCTGGTAACGTCGCGCCAAACACTATTACCCAGATTCAACAAACTATCACAGACACTCTAGGTAATCCAGTAAACATTCTTGTCACAAACCCTCTTCCTGCTGTCGGTGGTACTGATGAAGAGGATATAAATACAGCGAGGGTAAATGCTCCTGCATCTATTCGTGCGTTGTCAAGAAGCGTGACAAAGGATGACTTTAAGCTTAACTCGTTACATGTTTCTGATGTCGCAAGGGTGAATGTTCTATCCTTGGATGATATCACAGTTCAGTATAACATAGCTTTAGGAAATGGTGCTACAGTAACATTCTCCGGAACATTACCTAATGCACCTATTCGAATTGGTACATTAACCATAGTCGCAGGGACCATATTTGCTGTAGACGCAAATGGTGATGGAATCTTCGATTCTACTACAGGTTTAATCGGTGGTACTATTAACTATAGTACCGGAGCATTTTCGATTACATATCTTGCTCCTCCGGTTACTGGTCAGCCTATCATTGCTGAATATGTAAAGCTTGTGACACCATTCATTCCAGAAGATACAGTGTTTCTTTATGTAGTGCCGATTGGAGGAGGTGAAGCTCCACAGTCTCTTCTTAATTCTGTATACAATGAAGTCACGAACGTATTTCCAAATACGATTACGCAAAGAATTATCGTTGCTACAGCGATATATAAATCTATAGATTTGGTAGGTCGTATTCATATTAGATCCGGGTTTGATTTATCGACTGTTCGCACTAATGTTGTCAATGCTCTTAACACATTCTTTAACCCGACAACATTAGACTCTTCTGGTAATTTTGTTCGTAATTTCGGAGAGACTCTTTACCCTTCTGAGCTTATCGCTACGATTCAAGATGCTGGTGGTGTTTTAACTGTCGCATTGACTCAGATAGCTGGAGTATCCGTAAGTAGCCTAGATACACCCATTCAGTTAGATATAGATCAACTACCTATGCTTGGTAATCTTAATATAACATTCATTGATACAGCGGGTAATACTCTTGCCGTTATCGAGCCAGCTTTCAATTATGAAGCTGGTCGAGGTGGTTCTTTCGTATAAGGAATTAATAAATGGCTTTTGATTCGGTTGTAAACTTTGGGAAAGTAACTGTTTCTATTGGTTACGATTCTTCTGCAATTTCTATCGTCTTGAACTCAGGGGATGGTGCTAAACTTCCGTCTACTACTCCATATAACATTATTTGGTGGAACTCTACTGACTATGTAGATCCTACAGATGATCCTAACGTTGAGATTGTCCGTGTTACTGCTAGATCAACCGATACATTGACTGTTACAAGAGCACAGGAAGGTACAAGCGCCTCTAATAAGAACACAGCAGGTAAGACATATAAAATGATCTTAGCTCTTACTGCTAAGATGATAACAGATATAGATGCAGGCAAAGTATCGAGTGTAGTAGCTGGCACAAACATAACTGTTGATAGTACTGATCCTAAGAATCCTATTGTTAAAGGCTTATTCTTGCCGGGAGCAAGAGTCTTCAATAGCGTTGATCAGTCTGTCGCCAATACAACTATCGTCGCATTCGATAGTGAGCGTTGGGATACAGACAATATTCATGATAACGTCACCAACAACTCTAGGCTGACATGTAATACACCAGGTAAGTATCTGATTACATTCCATGGTAGGTTAACAGGTGCAGCATCTTCAATGGCTTTTCAGATATATTTAAATGGTGCTACAATTATAGCTTATTCTACTTCTCTCAACGCATCTTCTGGCGATACAATGACTATCTCTACAATATATGATCTCGCAGCAAATGACTATGTACAGATTAGAGTAGTAGGAAATGCTACAGTGACATTATCACATGCTGCTAACTATTCAGCGGAATTCATGATGCAGAGAATTGGTTAAAAATAGATTTCTAATTTTTCTTCAGCATCAAAGTTTCTGGTATGTTACGTTAATAATTTTTTGATTGGTCTACTATGTTAGCAACTTATGGTTCAGCCGAACTAGGCAATCCATTACCTGGAATGGGTCAAATATTAGTGACCCAGACAAGCTCATTTAATGACGAATTCTTTAAACAATTAACAAACTCTGGATCATTTTATTATGAATTCTTAAAGCAGTTAATAAACAATAGCTCTTTTAATGATGAGTCTCATGGAGTAATAATTAGGTCCCCAATTTTTGACTACGAGTATACTCGTTTAATTCCCAATAGTAGACTATTCAATGATGAATATAATATTAAAATAATCTTGGTATCTACATTCAATGATGAAGCACATGGCGTAATTACTTCATCGAGGATATTAGATCATGAGTTTCTGATCAAAAGAGTTATCAATTTTAATCTGATTCGTGAGAATCTAATATCTTTAAGTAATTCTAGAACTTTTGTTTATGAATTGTTACAGCGTATATTTCAGCGGGAAACTTCTACCTATGATGTCTCTAAGCTTGTTGCTGGCTTATCACAAGATGCATATGAGCATTTAAGGGCCGTACCCACTAATCGGATTTTTAATTATTCGTTTTCAAAGCAGATAACAAAAGATATAGTATCTAATAACGAGCATACGATTATGGTTTTAAGTGGTAGCAGAGCTTTTTACTATGCATACTTTGGATCAATATCACAGAGTAAAGTTTTCGATTACGAGTTTCAGTCTTATCTTTCAAAGAGCAGAATATTCGATTATGAGTTGGGTGGATTTCTCATATCAAATAATAGGACACTGAACAATGAATCTAATATACAATTGGTCATTAAACTACCAAAATTTACAAAATAGTTGGGAATATTAAATGCCTATAGTTTCTCAGATACTAGAATTTCCGGTGGAGTGTTAAATGTATATTGCCGTAGGTTTTCCCGGATCAATCTATACAAGTAATGATGCTTCTTCTTGGACTGCACAAACTAGTGGTGTTAGTGTATCTCTTTCTAGGGTAGCGTTTGGGGCTGGATTAATCGTAGTAGTAGGTGACGTAGGCACGATTATAACATCGTCAGATGGAGGAGTAACTTGGACACCACGAACAAGTGGAACATCTGAATTCTTAAATGATGTTACTTGGACTGGATCAGTATTTATAGCAGTTGGGAATAATGGTACTGCCATTTATTCGCCTGATGGTATTACGTGGTCTGCTTTACCAATTGTTACTTCCAATAACCTTAATGGCGTTATATATGGCGCTGGAACTTATGTAATTGTAGGTCGTGTAAATAATATCACGGCTGCAATCTATACAAGCCCTGATTTAGTTACCTGGACATTTTCTGATGGCGGTATCGGAAGAGATTTAACTGCGATTACATATGATGCAGGTTTAGGTCTGTTTGTTGTTTGTGGTAGGCTTGGTAAAATTGCTACATCTCCTGATGCCACTACATGGACAGTCAGAACTAGTGGGACATCAAATACTCTTTATGCTGCAACATCAGATGGTTCTGGTAATCTTGTAGTCGCTGGTGATGTTGGTACACTCTTAACGAGTTCAAATGGTACATCCTGGACAACTCGTACTAGCTTAGCTCCAGATGTTATTCTGGGATTAGGGTATGGTAATGGCATATTCCTTGAGGCTGGTACTGTCAATTTTATCGGGACATCATCAGATGGAGGAGCAACATGGACTGATCATTCCCAACCAGGTACTGATTTTGGTGGTGTAGCTTATGGTACAACAACAGTTACTGTTACTTCTCAGAGTATATTTGATTATGAGTTTTTAAGAACAGAGTCAACTAACTTTGAGTTTAAATCGTTTCCATCTCAGGATTCTACATTTGATTATGAATTTAATGCTGAGTTTGTTAATTATCTTTCGTCATTTAACTATGAATATGGCGTAATCCTAGCTCAACAGAGAAATATAAATTACGAGTCTTACCAGAATATTGAATATACGTTTACTATTCTGTATGAGACTGAGCTTTGTGTTCCAACAGTACCATCTGATTTTCTGTTCCAGCTTTTACCTGAGTTGTACAAAATAGTAGACGCGAGCCAAGGGCAGAATGTCTTATATACACTTCTTGTAAGTGTAATGGGATCATTTTTTGAAGATGCGATAAACAGTATCGAGAGCTTTGCAACAATCTTTAATTTCGAAAAATGTGATCCTCGATATTTGGATCATCTTTTGTACCAGTTAGGAAACCCATTTGATATCTCTGGATTTTCTGATAATGATAAACGAAAGATTATCTCTTTGCTTGTACAAATCTACAAGCAAAAGGGAACAAAGCAAGGAATGATTAACGCTACCCGCGTGCTTACAAACCTTGATGTAGATATTAAAGAGGATTTGAAAGAGTATTATTGGAATATTGGAATTTCCTCTCTAGATCAACCTGCTAATCTATTTCCTGTTACATTTAATCGTGTCACAGTATTTAGACGTGCTACGATGAATTACGAATATGGCCCTGGTATAAGCAGAGGTGCAATTGTTAACTATGAGGCTGACAGATTGACATCTGGATTCTCTGAAGAAACATTCGGTGATATGGTCTTTGCCAATGGTGGATTCGGCGGGTTATAAAAGGAGTTTTAAATGTCTTTAGATCCAATTGTAAATTTCGGTGTAGTGACTACTGCTAATCTATATAACTCAGCAGCTACATCTATAGTCTTAGATGCTGGACAAGGTGCTAAGCTTCCAGCAGTAGATTCTGATAATCCAAATCCTATACCCGGATATGACCTTATTTGGTGGGATGGATTAACCTATTCTGCTCCTTCTGATGATCCTAATGTTGAGATCGTAAGAGTTACTGCTAAAGTTGGTGATACCCTTACGATTGCTCGCGCACAACAGGGAACAGTAGCATCTAATAAAAACTCAGCGGGTAAGATCTATAAACTAGCACTTGGCCCCACGGCTAAGATGATGAGCGATATAAACAAATATATCGACTCGTTTGAGGATTGGTATACCGTTACTTGGGATTTTAATGGCGATACAACCAGCATGGATGCTAATGGTCTTCGTTTTTCTGCTGGTGGTTCTTATACTATTACTGGTACCGGCATCAACGGGGAAATGACTATAGGTACGGATGCTAGTAGCCTTAGAGAGTGGGATATATACTCTAGGATTGTTGGCTATCCTGGTCCTGATCCCTATCCTTCTGTATTGGCATTTGGCTCTTCGCCTCATTATTGCAAGATGAGGATGACATCTGGTGATTCTACAAATACAAATAAAGTAATCGTGTTTGGGTTTTGTGGTTATCCCTATAATCTTAATCAGATGACTAATTTTACCCCTGGTGGATCTGCTAACGGTTGTTTCTTTAGGGTTAATGCTGCTGGTTCTGCTGCAAATATTTTTGCTGTTAATAAGAACGGTGTATCTGAGACTACATTTGATACTGGTATTCTAGACTCATCCTCTTATCATGTGTTTGAGATTATAGCTACTTCATCTCAGGTGTTGTACTATATCGATGGATCATTGAGAACAACGCTCAGTACGAATATACCGACTGCTGCACAAGCTTTCCATATCGGGATGCAGACAACCGATGCGGTAGGAAAGCTAGCTACGATTGATTGGATAAAATATACTAGACCGAGGACATAATGCCTTCTGTATCGCAATTATCAGGATTCAACAGTGAGTTTAGACTTACTTCTCCGCTACCTCCAGCAATTGGTGTGGGTGGTAGTGCGTTATGGGAATATAACGCTAAACGTGTGATTTATTCGTTTACCGTTGTTTTGCCTGTAGTTGTTGATTCTATAACATTAGAGAAGATTAAAGCAGTAATCGACTTTATGAAGCCTGCACATACGCATTATCGCATTGTACAGCCGAATGAGGTTGGCGCACTAGATCATTGGCTTCTTGATATAAGTAGTTTAGATATCAATACACTATTGCATTAAAGAGGGTTAAATTGGATCAAGACAAAAAGGTTTTGAAGCAACAGCTTTATGGAGGATGACTACAATCGATCATAATAATTACTACTTCCAAGACATAGCAACAGCAAGCGATCTTAATCAGAATGAAACTGATTTAGAGAATTTCTTCGCAAAGATGATTACTGAGATTATCGGATATGGTATTGTCACAAGTGTCACTATTACTCCTAATGGTACTCCTGATAATACTATATTAATCCCGGTTCTTACTGCATATACAAATACAGGTAATCGAGTTTATACAGCAAATCAATCTCGTATTCTTGTCTACGGTACGTTTGGTCCAGAACAAGCTCTTGATGGGTTCACTCTTACTGGTAAAAATCTTACACCTATTACGAATAATCCTCTGATTGGGAATAATACTCCTATCAATCTCCCGTCAGCAGGAAATGAGATGTGGGTTTCTTTATTCCTTTATTTTGATCGGTTAGGTTCTGATCCTCGTGTTGATGGATTCGGTAATCCAATATTCTTCAGGATATCAGATTCTTTTAAGTTTTATCTTGTTCAGGGTACACCAGCAGCAATAGGCTTAGCGATAAAGCCTACATTGCCTGGAGATAATTCGCTTCTCTTGGGTGATATATATCTTAGAGATACCACAACTGATATTAGCGGTCCTAATCTAGATTTTTCACGTAAACAAGGTTTCACACGTATACCTTTTTAAGCTGGTTGACAAATGGAAAAAGAAGAGCTTGATGCTCGTTGCTTTGCTTTATTCAGACGCATACAAGATTCAATGCAATCGATTAAAACAGAATCTATTAGCTCATTGTTAAATCCTAATTTAGAAACTCTTAACTCTATTTTATCCTCATTAGACTCTCTAAATAGATCTCTTAAAAAGAAGAAGGAGAAGTAAGGTGAACGGTTACAATTTTTATTTCAAGCAATTAGTCGCTCATGGTGATTTAAATCAACTTGAGACTGATATCGATAGCCAGATTAGTTCCGTTATCGCTCAACTATTCGGCGCTGGTTGGTTGAATACTCCGGTTATTACGCAGACATTAGTTCCTAGTCTAGCTGTTCTTTTACCCACATTGTTAGGATATGATGGGTCCGGAGAGCGTGTACAGACAACAGTTGGCGTAACCCTTAATCTGACTAATGATGGATTTACTCCTATTGGGGCGACTGGAACAGTCACTGGAAATGGATCTGTTATAAGCGTTCCAGGTGGTGGATTTGAGCGTTGGTTATCTATATTCGGTTATCATTCTGTTTTGCAAACAGATCCTCGTGTGGACGGCGCTGGTAATCCTCTTTTTTATCGTTTGCTTGATAGTTTCCAATTTAGAGTTATCGCTGGAACGATTGCTGCAACTGGAACAGCGGTTAAACCTACGCTTCCAGGTGATAATGGGATTTTGCTTACTGATGTCCTACTGACTCCTACAGGCATAATTGTTAATTCTAACATAGATCAAGTACGTAGACAAGATTTGCTTACTATCGCACAAGGCGTTGCTGAAACTATTACTGCTCGTAACTCCACGCCTAAATTGACAATCTTTCCTAATTTGAAAGCTCGTCTTGATGCCGGTGAAACAGATTTAGTTGATCATAAACAGCCTACTCAGGATGACCATTCTAATTATCTTCTTGCTGACGCTTCTCGTGCTTTAAGTAGTGGACCATTTCTCTATGGCGCTGCTAGCCGAGAGTTTAATAAGAAATCAACCACAGATGGTGGATTTATCCGTCAGTATACTATTGATGAGGGCGGTGGGAATAAATGGTATGAAGAGACATGGAATGCTGGACGTGTTCTAGCTAGCGGTACTCCAACATCATCTTGGAATGGCAGAGACATAGCTGCTCCATGTTATCTAGAGCGTATTGGTATTGGTTTATCAAATTATGGTTTTAAAGAGGTATGGGTAGCTGCTACTGGTATTGCTGGCTCTGTTCCATCTTTTTCTCTAGTATTAAGATTAGACGGACTGAATAGTGCGACTACAATTAACGGCTCATCACCATCTATCGGTTTGGTTGATAGTTCTGATACTATTGCTAGCATTGTTGGTAAGAATCATGCTGGTAGCCCTAGAGTACAAGCTTCTTTCCGTAATCTCTCTGCATTATTGGGAAGGTTTACTATCGATGATGCTAGCGGTACTCCAATTTTTGGATTCGATACAGCATCAAAGAAAATGGATCTCGGTAACGTACCTAATCCAAGAATCATTACGTTAGCATCAGGTAATGGTGGCGGTACATGTTCTTTTTCCTCTGTTGCTACTGGTGATATTATTCTAGTAGTTGGTCAAGTAAATTTTACCACTGTAGGTTCACTCGGTACTGTTACTATCAGTCTAGTACCTGTTGGTACTGCTGGTGTAACTAATCTTGGTGGTGGTTTAAAAACTATGTATTGCGCTGCATCATCAAGTAACATCAGTGATATGTTTGCTCTGTATTTAGTTACTTCCCCAGGAACCATGTCATTTCATAATACTGCTTCTGGTGGTAATTTTAACACTCTTTCATCTGAAACAGTATCAGCTTTAAAATTTAACGCTTAATAAAGGAGCGAGACATGCCTATTAGTTCTAGTGATTTGCAACTTTATGGTTCTGCTCATATGCCAGAGGATGATCTTGTCTCTACTGTTGTAGGCGGTGCTATAAGCACAACTACGAAGTTGGAGTTCACTGATGTATCTACTCCTACGACTGTATCAGTTTTTTCAAGCAATCCTGTGGATACGACACAGACTTTAACTATCACTGGTAGAGATACTTCAGGGAATATAGTCTCACAGATTCTGAGTTTATCCGGTACTACGATTATAAATAGTACGCAGGTATTCGAGCGTATCCTCAAAATTGTTCTATCTGCTCCTGCTACTGGCACAGTATCTGTTGTTAGAAACAATCCTCCTACTTATACTCCAATTGTTTCTATGCTTCCAGGAATACTCCAGGTTAGGCGTACATTTTATGCAGCTAGTTCTGGAGTATTACCAGCTACGCGATATGAGAAAGTATTTTTAAAGAATACTAATGGATCTTTTGTTCTTCAGAATGCAAAGGTTACTCTTACAGCAGATCCTTCTTCTAAGCTGTTGCTTGGTCTTGCTGCTGCTAAAAACGATTCTACATCCATTACGGGGAGACTTAATAATCCTCCTCCAGGAGTCACATTCGTTGGTCTTGGCGTTGATCAATTCTGTCCCGGTAATACTCTTGAGAATTCAGCTTATATAGGAGTGTGGATCAGTCAGACTTTACAGGCTAATGACCCTCCTGTTAAGAGTAGTGGAAATGTACGGATTTTGGGAACGAGCTAAATATGATAGTAGAGAAGCGCGGAGATATTTTTGATGTGGAGGTTGACGCATTAGTTAATCCTGTTAATTGCGTCGGTGTGATGGGTAAGGGATTAGCTTTAGAATTCAAAAAGCGATTTCCAGGAAATTACCAATCTTACAAAGCAGCATGTTCTTCTGGATATTTAAAGCCCGGTGACATGCATATAGCTATTACAGATTGTCCTTATCCAAAGTACATAATAAATTTTCCAACAAAAGATGACTGGCGTAATCCATCAAAGCTTGAGTATATACAGACTGGATTGACTTCTCTGATCGATTGTATAGGAAGGTTGGATATTAGATCAATCTCGCTACCGGCGCTTGGTTGTGGTAATGGTAATCTTAGTTGGGATAGTGTTCGTCCTTTATTATATAACGCTTTCTCGCAACTATCTAATGTTAATGTATACATCTACACCCCATTATAAAGGAAACATAATATGGATGAAGTAACTGTCAAATTGATTTATCAGTTAGGCGCTTGGGCTGTTATCGGCGCTGCTTTTATCGTACTGATAAAATGGCTTCTTGGGCATGTTTCTAAATTAGTTGATACTAACCGTGAATCATCCCAACATTTCGCTGAAGTAGCTCAGGGGTTTAAGGCGACTGTTGATAATCATATGCGAGACTGTACGGAGACACAACAGAAATTAGTATCCGCTATAGAAAATATGAGCAAGCCGAAATCTAATAGGAGAAGATAATGATTTCGTTAAACGAGATCTTAAAGGGTGTGGATTTTGATTCACTACCTGATGAACACAAAGCAAATCTAAATATTTTACTTCCAAGATTAAATCAAGTTAGAACAGCTTGGGGGCATCCGATGATCGTAGATTCCGGCTATCGGACCATGGCTGATCATCTTCGGATTTATGCAGCAAAAGGTATTACGGATCAATCAAAGATACCCATGAAATCAAAACATCTTTCAGGTGCTGCCGCTGATATCTCAGACCCACATGATCTACTACAGGCTTGGGTTAAGGCTAATGAAGATTGGCTTGTCTCTACTGTTGGTTTATGGTGTGAGAGATTTGATTTCACAAAGAATTGGGTACATTTCCAATGTATTCCCTATGGTTCTTGGAAACCAGGTGGGAGTATATTTTTTATACCATAGCTTAGTTGTAATCTAGAGAAAAGTATTATAGTACTGTAATACTTATCAGTATGTAACATGCATGTTAAAAATAAATTAAAGGAGATTTTATGTCAATTACTGCCGCAGAACTTAAAACTTACGGTTCAGCTAATATGCCTGAAGATGATACTTCTACCTCTGGTGGTGCTATCGACACGGCAACCAAAGTTGAATTTACCGACATCTCAGCACCAGATACAGTTAATCTTGTTTCTAGTGCAGCAGGCGATACCACACAGCTTGTGACTATCACTGGTCGTGATAATACCGGCGCTATCGTTAGTGGTAGTGCTACTCTTAATGGAACTACTCCTGTTACTGTTACTCCAGGTGGTGCTGGAACCTTTGAACGTATCCTCAAGATCGTCATGGGAGCAACAGCAGTAGGTACAGTTACTGCTACCAAAACAACTGGTGGTGCAACAATCGCAACCCTCGAACCTGGAATCACTAAAGTTCGGCGTTTGTTCTATGATTCTTTCTCTACCGCTTCACCTACTACACGGTATGAGAAGATTTTCTGGAAGAACACTGACGGTTCGTTAACACTCACAAACGCAGTTATTCAGCTTTTCGCTGATCCTTCTTCTAAGCTGTTGCTTGGTCTTGCTACAGCAAAGAACGATTCCGGATCTGTCGCTAACCGCTTGACTGCTCCAGGTGGGGTTACATTCGTTGGGGTTGGTGTAAACCAATCTGTTCCTGGAACTACTCTCGAAGCTGGTGCTGTAATCGGGACTTGGATTGAGCTTTCGTTGCTTGCTAACGATAGTCCTTTGAAGTCTACCGGAACAACTCAGCTACAGGGTAACAGCGTGTAATTGTTTTGTATTGAGATTTGGCGGTATGGTGCTTAATTGCATCATACCGCCTTATTTCCTTTTTTATTTACCCTACCTTTTGCTTTTTCGCGTCTTGCAGTTAATAAGTACTCATATGTTTTATGTTGAGCATTGTTTTGTCATACAAACATATAAGTATTTGTATTTGTTAATATAAAGGAGAATAGAATGTCAGATAAGAGTTCACGTCAGATTCAGTGGGAAGATCAAGTTATTGAAACGAGAAAGCAGATTAAGTACGTGTGTAACGGTCATCCACATCCAAGTAACCCTATACTCAGGACTGGATGCGGCGAAGATCTCTCTGGATTTTTTCATAGCTTACCATTAGACGGTAAAGAAGGTGAATATAGATGCCCTAAATGTGGCGAAGTTCATATTTACCGAAGCCCTATTTATCCTGGTGATGATGTTTCGCTGGATTAATTTAAGGATTAGGAATTCATAAATGTTCTCATCAATTGTATTTGGAGCATCTGGTTATGGCATAATTCCAAGTACAAGCGTGATCTTTTTAAGTGCCACACGCTCATTTAACGATGAATTCCTATTACAGCTTTCTAGAACTCGTTCGTTTAATTATGAGTTTCTTAAGCAATTAACTTCGAGTAAGGTTCATAACTATGAGTTTTTGAAGCAACTTGTAAGTGATCGTATCTTTGATTATGAGTATTTACTCCAATTAACGAGCGATAGATCCTTTTATTACGAGCTTCTTAAGCAATTAACTACTAGTAAGACGTTTAATGACGAATTCCTTAAACAGTTGACGGCAAGTGGAATAGATAATTATGAGTTTCTTAAGCAATTAACAAATGATCGGATTTCTAATTACGAATTTTTAAAGCAGCTAACGACAAGCAAGATTTTTTATTACGAGTTTCTTTTACAGTCTACTGCTAGCAATATCCTCAGAGATGAATGGACGCTTCAGCTTAACAAATCCAAATCTTTTAATGACGAATGGACGAAGCTTATATATGATGACCGGGATGTTTTATATGAATTAACTCTTTTAATTAGCTCAGATAGAGCAACCAATAATGAAGCCGCTGGTGTCTCAACAAGCAATAAGTCTTTTAGCGATGAGTGGTTACTCAGCATATCAGAAGACAGATCATTTTCAGATGAGTTCGGCATCCTTTTGTCTAATTCAGAGTCTTCTCGTTATGAGAGTCTTGCTCAATTAACACAAGATCGTAATATCCTATATGAGTTATTAAACCTCGTAATTGATGATCGTATTTTTGATTACGAGATCAGCATACGCTCAGTATCTACTCAGCGTGATGTTGAGTATGAGTTTTTACAGCGTTTAACATCTAATAGATTATTCGACTATGAGTCTAGCGTATTCCTATCACAGGTTGAATTATCAAGTTATGAGTTTCTAAAGCAAATTGATGGTCTAGAAGTATTTAATAGCGAGTACAAAGGTTATTTCAATATATCAAGGTTATTTAACTATTCAACCTCTAGAGTATTAATACGGTCTAGATCTTTCAATGATGAATACAATGTTCTCCGGCTTCTTTCCAGACGTTTTAATGATGAGTATCTTGCCTCAATTATTAATGGCGAGTTTCGTGGTATAGCTTGGGAACATCTTAAGCAACTCACTGTTGACTCGATATCACAATATTCTTTTGGAGCTAGCAGTTTATCGTTAAAGACATTTAATGATGAGGCTTATGGACTAATTACCTCAGACAGATTGGTTCGTTATGAGTTTCTAAAGAGATTCTTTACGAGATCATCCAGTAATCTTGAGTATAATATATTACTCAATTCATCTAAGCTATATAATGCTGAGTTTTTGCAGAGGCTTACTAATAGTCGATTGTTCAACGATGAAGCTCATGGAGTAATCCTAAGATCCAGGTCTTTAAACACAGAATGGTTAAGACTATTATCAAACAGCCGTTTATCTTCATATGAGTTCCTAAAGCAGTTTTCGAATGGCAGGAGTTTTAACCAGGAATATTCTAATAGGCTTGCGAAGAATCTGTCTAATCCCTATGAATATCTGAGGAAGCTTCGCTTAGCAAGATCATTTAGATATGAGTATTCTTCTCGTGTTCTTTATAACTCAATTAGCTCCTATGAGTATCTAGCTAGCATAATTGAGAAGAGGCTCTTCCTTGACGAATTTATAAGTAGTGATAAAAAGCTTGGCACGTTCTTTACTGAGTTTTACGGTCCAGCTATTAGCTCCAGGACATTCAATGATGAATATCTTATGTCTCTTTCACGTCAGAGAGCTATCGATTATGAGCTAACAAGATCCATAATCGAGCGTAGGGTGTTTATTTACGAATCATTGCAGCGTATATCAAGATACGCCATTTCTACTGTTGAGGCTTTACGCAGGCTCAACGTTAATAGAACCGTGAATGATGAGATTCTATCCAGCGTTGTTAATGAGTCTATCTTTCGATATGAGCTACTATTAAGATTATTGAATAACAGAGTATTCAATGATGAGGCGTATGGATTTTTCTTCGAGAGATCCATAACCAATTATGAGAGTAAGAACACAGTACATAGCAATCGTATAAGTAATGTTGAAAGTCTTGCGTCAATCAATAACCGTGAGCAGATTGTATACGAAACGTTAGAACGTCTCTATGAGACATTAAAGCTTAACAATGAGCACATCCAGCGTTTGTATTCAAGTAGTATTTCTCGATATGAATTTTCCGGATCTCTAACAGAAATCTCCCAGAACCTATATGAGATAATCCGGACTATTCTACAGCAATCTACTGTACATGATGAAGGAAAGGGTATTATCACAAAGCAGAGAATCGCTAACTACGAAGAGGCTAAGACATTTCCTAGCTACGCTTTGGGTCTGAGTATATTCTCTGTGCCTGCTATCTCTATCAAGGTTTCTGCATCTGTGAAAGTAACAGATGAGGAGGTTAATCCATAATGGCTAATGTTTTACAGCAATCAACATTCGGGAATGAGGCACGTGGCTTCTCATCCCAACAGAAGTCTGCCAATTATGAATTTGCTCCAATCCTTGGTGGTTATAGTCTTTCATTGATTGTTTTTTCTAAGGATGTTCTATCAATAGAACTTTTTTCAAACAGATTCGGAGGATACACAATGCTTCCCGCTCAGTATGATATGGGGGCTACAATTCCAATTTTAGCTTCCTTTTCTTTGACACCACCCTTTGGTGAGGCTATACCATCGGATATGGATCAAGCATTAATTACTATCGTTGATCCAAACGGTACTCTTGTTATCAATGCAGCTAGCATGACACGAGTTCCGGATGTGGCCCCAACAGACATAAATCCGAGTGGCGTTAATAATGCGGGGAATTATTTTTACGATTATAACTCCGTGATAAATCCTGTGCTTGGTGTGTACCAAGTTAAGGTGCAGGGCATTAGGGCATTAACAACAGGCATAATAAAAGAATTTCTATTCCAGCTATCTTAGAGAGGAACAATATGTCAAATAGCAAGATTGCGTCAGATGTCGCTACCAGACGTGCGGTACGTAAGATTTTTGAGCAAAGTCGATCTGATCAGACGGATCAACTTATTATCGAGCAAAACACTAAAGTACACCAGGATAAGTTCCTTGTAATCACGGATACTGGATCTGTTCTGCACATCGCTAAGAATCTCCTTGACGAAGGTGCCAGTGTTATAGCTTGTATTCTTGATCCGGCCTATAAAGATGTCTATGAGGATATTGTTCCTAAGATACAGAATTATAATATCGCATTGGCTGATGGTGACAGGATTATAATCTTCGATAGCAAGAATATCGAGTTAGCGGAAAGACTTCGGAGAGAAGATTACGCTGTTATCGGCGGTGGGTCTTTTAGTACAATGGATACCGTTAACCTGTATTCTATCTTAGAATCTGAAGGTCTCTCTCATCCAGAGATCTCCCGTTATAGCGGTTCTGATCTTCTTAAGCTTGAGAATGCATCCTTCCCTTATTCATTTAGATCTACTGTAGACGGTCAGTCTTATTTTCTTAAAGATCGTGGCGACATATTGGAGAATGTAGCGCGGTTTGGTGAGGAGACTATCCTCAATCTCCGTAAGCATGTGGATGGTCCTGAATTAAAGATAGAGGCATGGTATGACGGCGAGAAATTCTGCTCTGATAGTGTCTCTATATTTGAAGGTCATAATTTCCTCCCTGGTGATTTGGGCGTAAATGTTGACTGTGCTTATAGCCTTACTGTGCCGGGAATATGTGATTCCTTATTCGAGAGTACTCTTAAGAAACTGGAAAAGCATCTTGGTTATGGATATGCTGGACCCGTTCAATTAACTCTTGCGATTTCGAGGGAGAATAAGACACCATATGTTATCGAGGCTTCTACCGATTGGTTGACCTCTGGTATGCTGAGCCTTGTAAATACCTCCTTAATTAAGTTCTTTAAGTCTCTATGCGAGGGTACTCTTGACGTGCAGTTAGGTCATGCTTCACGTGCTGGAGTTCGAGTATCTATCCCTCCTTATCCGATCTTAACCGAGGGTATAGAGAATATTCCTGTTCGAGTCCCAGAAGAATCGTTTATTAACCTTAGCTTAAAGCTTCAGAATGACGTTCTTTGTACAACAGGCTCAACTGGTCTGTTAGGGGAAGTTTTTGCTGTTGATAAACAACCTTATACCGCTGTTAAGAAGATGCATGAGATTGCCAAGAACATAAAGTTGTCTCAGAAGCAGTATCGTTCTGATGCATGTGAGTCTGCACTCCGTAGGCTTACAGAGATCAAAAACATGAAAGTATTGTGAGGGAGAGTATGAATACACTAAAAATGGCTTTTCTTTTCTTGAAGAAACATTGGTATCTTGCGATAGCTGCGTTAGTCTTTGTGGCTGGTTGGGTTCTACGAGGTAAGGATTCCGCTTCAAATAATGACTTGTACGGTAAGATCCAAGCACGTCATGATGAAGTTGACAAGAATATCCTGGTCGCACAAATTAAGAAGGATAGTCAAGTCAATGACCTTATTCAACAGAAGAACATTAAGCTTGAGGAATTAGAAAGAGAAAAGGTTCAGAAGTTAGCTGAAGTAAAATCTGATCCGGACAAGCTTGCAGACGCATTGAATAAGCTAACAAACTAAATAGGAGAATAACATTGAAGAGATTAATTATACTTGTGTTGGTTCTTCTTATGGCTTTTCCTCCTCTCTTACTCGCTCAAGCCAAAGCTCAAGAAGTAACGCCATTTCAGAAGGATATCTACTACGGTCATAAAGGTGATGTCCTCAAATATGATTCCTATGTTGTACCTCCAGATCGGGCTGAGAAGCTCTTTGAATTGGCTAACGAGGCTGGTATTCTTGAGAGACGATACAATCTAGAGCTTGACACAGAGAAGCAGATCAATAAGATTAATACTGATTTTCTTACTCAATCTTATGAGGCTAAGCTTGCTGCTCGTAATGCGGACATTGCTGATTTGAAAAAGGCACTCAATAAAAAAGATCGGTTTTATGAGAAGAGGGAGTTTGGGTTTATTGTTGGTGTGGCTGTTACGGTGTTGTCATTCTTTCTTGCTTCATCTGCAATTAAAAGTGCTCGTTAAAAACTTAATCTACACTTTATCGCTAGTCGGTAAGGTGTAGATTTTCTTTTTTAAGTGTATCGATAAGCTCATCAGCAGTTCGTTTGATCTCATAGGCCGCTACCTTTCCAACATCTCCATCAGTAAGATGTATATGCCTTGAGATTGTTTCTAACTGTTCGATCATCCATTTTTTATTGACTTCTTCCATCGGTTGACCTCAGCTATGAGTTTTTTGGTCGCCTTGATCTCTAAGCCACAATTATTACAAATCTGTGTTTTAATGTCTAAGATCCAATCGTGCCCGGATTTGATCGGATTGCCATATTGGTCTTCACATCGTTTAATATTCATTTTGGCTCCAGCTAGAACGTAAGCACGAAGTAGAATCCTTCCCCTACTTCTCCTGGTCTAAATGGGTGTACACTTTCAGTAGTCTGATCATCCATGAGGATATTAAATCTCTTCTTCCCAATGGATAAAACCTCCATACTGCTTGCGAATATCATGTCCCCTTTCTTGTCTATCAGTGTACCACAGACAAGGATTTTCGGTGGATCATCGAAGAGGGTATGATATGCTTTAATCTTCTTTTTAAGAAGAGACAAATCGCTTGAGAAAAGTAATACTGTCGTCTTCGTAGGTTTGTAGGCCATGTTGTTCCCCATTTTTATGTTGCTAAAGTAGTGGACCTTGAGTTTGTCTTGAAACGTAGAGTTCCAATCGCTTGATCTCTTGTATCAAAGCATGGATTACTTCAGAAGCGGTAAAGAGATCAAAGACATCATCCTCAACTAAAATATCCGTGACTTTCGAGACGGTTGTTCCTTCCTTAATTAATTTTCTGAGGGAATTGGAGAATTTCTCGCTCATATTAATCCTCCTTTGTTTTAACATCTCTTGCACTGATAATATCCGCTGCCATCCAGATAATTCGCATTTCATTTAATTCTCTATCCGCTAACTTTATTAACTTTTCTGAGTAATAATCGCTCTCGATTAATTCACTGTTTAAATCTTGATCGGTAATGAGATCTAACTGTCTTCGGATGTGTTGATTTTTCAATACAGCTTTCATCGCACCACTGATATGTTTGGCACCTTTGGCTTGTTCCAGTGTCATATCAATTGTGAACCTACCGAAGAATGCTGTCTTGGTTAATCCGCTCATCTTAGTCCCCATCAGGTGACAATACTGCTTGCTGTGATGTAGGTTGCCAAAACTTAAAATTAATATTGCCTGCCGCAATCCAGACGATACGCATTTCGTTGATCTCCCTATCAGTCAACTCTTCAGGAGAATAACCGCCATCTCTTAATTCGTTAATCAGATCGTCATCGTTGATGAGATCCAGTTGCTTTCGAATAGCGGGATTTTTCAACAGAGCTTTCGCGTCTTCGTCACAACGGCCAGTATGGTATGTATCTTTAGCCTGCTCTTTTGTCATCTCAATTGTGAATCTATTAAAGAATGCTGCCTCTATTTTATGCATTTTTCCCAACTCCCGTTACTATCTGATTTTATCGATCTCCTTCTGGATCTCTGCCAACTCGGATGCATATTTCAAGATTAAATCTTCTGACTCAGAACGAAACCCACTACATGCTTCACTGTTAATACTTTTGAATTGTTTGTGCTCTTTTTCTGGAATGCAGCTATTCCTCATCCAGTGACAACAATTACCACAGCGTCTTGCTGTAACAGATGATAATTGCTGTTTTACTTGTCGCTTCTTATCTTCGAGACAAACTAACTTTGAGACTTCCATGAAGCTATCGAATATCCTATCAGTTAGGCTACTCAATTTATCCTCCTTTGGCTTTTTGAAGAGCAGCTTCAGTTTTTTCAATTGTTCTGATCAGGTTGCAGCAGCAGATATTGACAGAATGGTCACAGGGTCCGATTTCTTTCAGGGTAATTTTCAATTCCTCCAGGGCCATCGTCAGTGCGTCAAAAAGATCTTGTGCAGCATCAGTTAAACTATTATTTGGTTTTGGATTTTTCATTTTCATCCTCCCCTAGATCTACTGGTTGCCGACAGGTTAAGCAGTAATGTTTCCCGCTCACTAAGCGTTTGACGCCTGCCAGCAGCATAAATTTATCTTTTACTATTTTGTGCCCCAGATGCGGATTCTCTGTATCCATGAGCTTCCCTTCTTATTTCTTGACCGCAATGCTGAATGAGCCACAGCTATTATACACATGGAAACCGGATAACTCATCATTTTCAAAAGCTGTAATATAATCGCGGGATCTACCGACAACCCATGCTCCAGTGATTCCGAGTGAGTGTTCCATATGCTTTTCTGTCTCAACAACTGGTTTAAATGATCTATCCTGGCTAAACACAATGCCATCTGTCATTCCATCGAACTCACTTTCATGGGCTATCAGGAGTTTGCCCTTATTCTTTTTGACAAAGCTTTTGAGTGTCGCCATCGTAGGTTTTGCCATCTCTCCCTCCATTGTTTGTTTAGTTGACTATAGTATATCAGCATTATTTGTTTTGTCAAGAGCATTGCACAGATTATTATAATGTATCTTGACAAAGTTTCTAAAATGTGGTATAATTCATACAAATAAAACTGGAGTATACTATGGCCGCTGCTGAGATTTATAAATCTAAAACTGAGTCGTTTTTTGTCAAGGTCACAAGTAGGTATGATGGGAAAGTTACTGTTATTTATTCACACTTTTCTAAAGACGGTACTTTCGATGGTGGTACTAAGTTTACGAGCGTTCTGGACGAAAAGAAGTTTGACGAATCTATCCAAAACGGAAAATACGCACGTGTAACGGGTGAATAAAAGATGATTGTCCTTACTTATTTACAACTTTTTCTTACTATTTTCACGTCTATATTCCTGGCGCTTATAGCTGCTCCGTTTATCTGGAGATTAGTCAGGTAGGATCTTTATTATCATGCAGGCATTCAGATACTAGGCGTATTGCTCTATTTGTTGCCTCATTGAATATTGAATCTTCTGGTGTTTTCGGCCTTTGTATTTTTCCTGCTTCCAGAATGATTTTTAATCTAGACAGGGACTCTTTGCATTCATCACAGAATTTGAGATTCATCTTTTCCCCATTGGCTGAGTGTGGGTAGTTCATTTTGTCCCTATTTATTTAATTCTATTTCGAGTTGGGCGATTAATAGGTTGGGTACTTCACAATAAGCAGTATTGCCATTGCAGAGTACATATTTTGGTTTGTAGTAGTGGGGTTGTATATCGATCTTCATAGAGCATAGGTTACAATGCTCTCCTCCAGATTTATCTTTCTCCCAATAATCACAGAGCATATTTTTTCCTATCGAGTAACTTAGATAATGCTTTCATTTTTACGTAGATCTTGGCGATGATATCTGGATCTTCGATACAATCTATGCAGCGAAATCTATTATGCATTACTTCAAATAGGATCTGATCGTGCCTATGGCATCCTTGACAAAACTTATTTCTTAATATCAGCAATCTTGAATTCTCCATTAAAGTAGGTAAAGATGTACGTACTAAGGGGGGTCTAAAGACCCCCCTCAAGCATAGCTTCATCTGTATTATTAAAGTCAAGGAATTTAGGACGTTTCTCTTCTATTTCCTCAACCTCATAATGGTAGTGAGCATTCGCTGGCACATTGTCAACAATTTTCTGAAGCAGTCCTGCGTTCTCACATACTGCCATGACTGTAGTGTTACCTTCTGAATCATAACGGATGATACCATGCTTTTGCTTGTACATTATTTGGAGACCTCCACGTTCCCCTTATAGATATAGATGACAGTGGAATCTCCAGAGACCCTTTCAGCCACTTTGTACGGAGTGCCTTTCCATGCGCGGCGCAATCCGTAGACAACCGTGGAGGGCTTATACTTCTCAGGATCAATCTCCACAATTTTAGCTCTAAAGTCCGTGGCATCCTTAAGCTCCTCACGAAGCTCAGTAGCCAATTGCTTAATAAAGCTCTTACGGTTCTTTTTGACGGTTCGGATATCGCAATCTGCTTCCTTCACTTTGATTCCTTCCATGGCTGCTTCCTCCTTGTTGGGTTTAAGTTACTTTTTGTTTTTCTTTGTTTTGTACTTTCGGTTTTGTTCTTAGTGCAATCACTATGCCCACATTTAATCTGGGCATTTCGAGCAATCTAGGGTAGGGTTATATACCCAATTGACAATATATCATACTTGTATGATGTTTCTCATTACGACACAACACGACAAAATTGTCGCAAAACCGACAAAAACGATACAATCTTGTCGTGTTCTTGGTGATTGTCATTTGTTGCGTATCGATTAATCGGTTGATCCAGGTCAATTTCAATTTTCTTTACCCTACCTTTTTCTTTTTTGCGTCTTGCATATTAAAATTTCAAAAAAGGAGATGAATGGTTACAACAGTTAAATGCGCCGGTTTCGAAGGTGAGTTCGACAGTCACCTTGTTATTCATGGTCCAGATCATGACGGAGATTTCACTATATCGCAAAGTCTCTCTAAAGAAGAATCGAAGAACGACATTAAATTTAGTGTCAAAGCTTGCATTGGCATTTCAGAAGCTGCCAGATTATATGAAGCTCTAGGTAAATATCTTGTGTCAAGACGAAAGCTTGATCCACACACAGAGCAATCGAATAAGAAAAAACTCGATCTCAAAAAATACGTTGGGCTGTAAAGGATCTATATGGGCGAATTACCTATCGAAGAATTACAGAAACTTTCTGCTATTAAGAATAAACTCCTCAATCCTGTTGTTGATGAACCTGATAATAACCTACCAGAAATTGTTTGTCAAGAGGAAAATAAGGATGAATGCGAAAAAGCTATATCTGAATATAAAGCCATAGCTGACACGCATAGATTTCGGTTTGCTCCAGATGGTTACGATGAAGGTATCGTGCATAATTTTGTGTTCGTAAAATATTATCCTCCATTTCGCAACAAAAGCATAATAAAGCTGTTGAGAGATTACTCTATATCGATTTGGCCCTGTGTTAATGTCCATATAGTCTCTGCTCCATTTTATTTTCGGTCGTATAATTCCTCATTTAAAAATTTCTACTCTGAGGATAGTAGGCTTGCTGAACTTTTTAAACAGGATCGTTTATTACCTGGTTCAAATAGGATCATCCATAAAGGCATCTCATATTATTTATTGCTTCCAAAAGTACTGGTTTTAGGCATTCAATTTAAAGAAGTTCAGTGGCTCTTCATAAACGAGTGAGAAAATCGTGCTAAAGATTGAAAAGCAAACAGTGTTTTGTTTTGTCAGCGGTGAGTTTAATCTAATAAAGTCGCTAGACAAGAAACTTACGCTACCTCTCAAACCTGAAGAGGTTAGCAACTTACGCTCTTCTCCAGCTTATGATCTGAGAGGAAACAGCGTATCCCTTCTAATCAGTCCAGATAATAGATTTTTAACTGGATTGCTTCCCCATGTTGAGAAGATCTTAAAAGGTTTGGAAATCGATTATCAAGTAGTCGATTCATCCGAGCTTAAAAAAGAAACGTCATTCTCTATTGACTATATTCAAGGTCTCAGCAACAATATACTCCCTGGAATAACTCTTTATGACTATCAACTTTCTACAATAGTAAAATCTCTAATCAAGCTACGTGGTGTTGTATCTTCTCCTACTGGATCTGGTAAGACAGAAATTTTAGCCGCATTGTGTAAGCTCTTAACAGATCTTGGTAAACGTATTCTTATTGTTGTGAATAAGAAAGCTTTGATGACTCAGACTGTAAAGCGATTTAGATCTTACGGTCTTGATGCTGGATCAGTTGGGGATAACACTAAAGATGTTGATCATTCCATTGTTGTTGGTATTTCTAATTCTCTTTATAATGCTATCGCTAAAAAAGATAAAGCAGTATTCCCTGTAATCAGAGATTTTGATGTTCTACTCCTTGATGAGTGCCATCATTCGCCTTGTGAAACTTGGTCGATAATCGGCATAAACAGTAATGCCAGTATTAAGATTGGGGTATCAGCTACACCTTTTTCTGATTTGAATAATCCTGATTTGAATGATCTCGTTCTTATGGGTTTAACCGGCGACATAATCTGTGATATCCCTATTCGTTATCTTTATGAGCATGGATATTTAGTTAAGCCTTATATTTATTTCCATAATATAAATAAGCCTAATCTATGGATGAGTAAAAATTCTCAATGGACTTATGTTTATAAAAAGGCTGTTACAGACAACGACTATCGTAACACTGAGATTGTACGTTTAGCCGAAGAGTTATTTAATCATGATAGAAAAGTTTTAATCATGACTCGACAGGTTCAGCATGGTGAGTTGTTATTAGAAAAATTAAAAGCTAAAAATTTATCTTGTGCTTTTTATCACGGTACAGGCACAGATGGTGATGAAGATGTAGAAGCAAAGTTATCCCATGCTTTTGATAATGGGAAGAACAATATCGTGATTGCAACGACAGGAATTGGTGCAGAGGGCGTTGACATACCAGTCATTGACGCTATGATCAATGCTGCGGGAGGCGCATCAAGGAAGATTGCTATACAGATGCTTGGCCGCTCGCTTCGTTTATACAAGGGGAAGAAGAATGCAGTATTTATAGATTTTTTTGACTTGACGCATTTTTATTTGAAAAACCATTCTAGACTCAGGCATGATCTATATTCAAGTGAAGGTCATCAAATCATAGGTTCATTATCTGAGTTTTGGAACAATTGGAACCAGTTATAAAAAGGAAGGTATAAATGCCGGATACATATTCTTATAGCGATACATTTCAGCTACAGCTTTTAGCGTGTATGGCTAAAGAGCCAACTTTTATCATGACACATAAGTCTTGTCTCTCACCATATTATTTTGAGAAAGACTATTTTATCACAGTGGCTAAGATCCTCACTGAGTATTATGAGAAGTATAAAAAGATTCCTACATTGGATACCGCTCGTGAGTATCTTAATACACAATTTCCAGCCACTCATTTCCCTGAAGCTGTATTAAACAAAACGCTGGAAACACTTGATATCGTCTATAAGACGAACACAGATGAGTTGAAATATATCTCGGATGAGGTGTTAAAGTTTGGACAGCGCCAAGCTATTAAAATGGCGATGAGCAAATCTGTTGATCTGCTTCGTTCGAGTAATGATAGATTCAATCCAGAGAATCTAGAAAAGATTAAAGCTGAGTTTGAAAAGGCTCTACGTGTAGGCAGAACATTTTCTGAGATGGTGGAGTTCTCATCTATTGCTGATGCTCTACATCTCCACATTAAAGACTTTTTCCCTGATGCGACTAGAAGAACAGTGCCCACTCCATTCCCTTCTTTAAATGATGCAATGACCTTTAAAGGAATGAGGGCTGGTGAGCTAATCGAGATCATGGGTCATCCTGGATTTGGTAAGAGTACCTTTGCAACGAATTTCGGTGTTGCAGCAGCAATGGCAGGGTTTGAGGTTGATCTTATCTCTACAGAGTTGAACGTTAGTTCATATCTATTAAAGATTGCAGCTAGACTAACAGGCATGTCTCCTTCTGAGGTTCAGGGTAAATATCCTGCTTATCAGGAGCTTATTCAACGTTACCTGCAAGAGAACAAGATGAAGTTCCGCATCATGAAAGTTCCCATGTATCAGGCTACTGTTGATGAGATTAGATCTTATTTAGCTGCTCAGAGGTCTTTGTCAAACGCAAATACTGGCCTTCTAATTGTTGATTCTCCGGATCATATCCTGCCGCGTACCATGGCTACAGAGAAATCGAGAATGGATTTTGGACTTGTGTATGGGGATCTGAAGACTCTTGGTGAAGATTATAATTGTCCAATTGTGTTGACAACGCAAGCAAATCGTTCTAGTATGGATAAAGAAACATTCGGTATTGAGGCTGATAGCGAGAGTTGGTATAAGCCAGCAATTTGCGACGTTGTGTTGACAATCAATCGTTCAATCGAGGAAGATAAGCAGCAACGTGCTCGTTTATTCGTTGGTAAACTGCGTGAAGGTAAGGATAAGTTTACAATCCGATTGATGCTTAGAACTGACATTGCTACAGCGAAAGAGGCAACTGATTAGGAGGTTGGTTTGAGTTGTTCTGACTCCATTGTTTTATCGTCAGTGCTGGAGTATGTCAACTCCTCGCATCATAATGAAGAGCACATTTATAAATGCCCTTTTTGCGTAACAAAGATCGGTGAGGCCGATAGTAAGGGTAAGCTCTATGTAAACTTTGTCAAAAGTAAATTCCATTGTTTCAAGTGTAGTGAATCTGGTGAACTATCTAAACTCTATGCCCTTCTTGGGTTGAGTATAGATAATTCACCAGTTTCTGTTTTTACGCAAAAGATTGATGAGTTCTTTCATCCTGTTTCCCAACATGAAGATATAATAGAATATGACATAAATCTGGATTTCGAGCATTTCGTTCCAATTGATCCTAGCGAAGATACCTTAGCCATGCGTTATTTAAGGGAGCGTGGCATCAGTGATCTGGATGTAGAGTTATACAGCATGTATTGGGGAAAGGGTCCTTATGCTGGTCGTATCATCATCCCAATTCTTGAGGATGGTGAGCCGGTTTATTTTGTCGCTAGGACCTATACTGATCGAACTCCTCGATATAGAAATCCTAAGATCCCTAAACCATTTGTCTTCAATCTGGATGCTGCCAAGAATTATAAGCACGTTATCTTGACTGAGGGTGTTATATCATCGATAGTCACTGGTCCTGATGCAGTCGCTATCCTTGGTAAAGAAATATTACCAGAGCAGGTTGATAAAATTTTAGCTTGCAATTTTGAGGAGATTACTGTAGCATTAGATCCAGATGCGACTAAGTATGCTGACAAGATTGCTGATTTATTCTATAATACTGGTAAAAAAGTATCACGTATCATCTACCCAGATAAAAAGCGAGATCCAGCAGAATTGGGGCGTGAGTATATGCGTCAACTTATTAATAACCGTTTGGGGCATAAATCCTATGAATATATGGCCGCAATAATAAGCCGCCTTTAAAAAGTTCTTGACAAATTGCAATGTTAGTTGTATAATTTAGTCAACACTAAAGGGAGAAACGCTTATGATTAAGCGTCAGCAGTATTTCAGAATCGGCAAGTATGCAGAACATATTCACAAGGGGTTTCTTACCGTGCCGGATCTTTTGACCGATGTTGACTTTATTGCTCTTGATAACGTAACAAAAGCTCAATTGCTCTCCATTTGGATGCTTTTATCCAGCAAAAATAATGACTTCGAGAAACTTCCTTACGACAGTATCACGGTCAAAAAGCTTATCTCTTCTAACCGAAAGGTTAATTTGAGAAAGCTTCTTGATCGTGGTTTTATTTCTCTAATTAAGTAGATTGGCTTAGGAATAGAATGGATCAGCAAGAGGTTCGATTTAACGAAGCTTTGAATAAGTTTCGTGGCTTTTTTCGGTTTCTTGGTCGTAAATATGAAATTATTCCTGCACTTGAACGTGAAGATATTGAGCAAATTTGTGCAGAGAAGTTATTCAAGATTGTATCTGAGTGCGATTGGGATATAAACTCCATTGCATTTACAGCTTACGTTAAAGACTCAGCTAAAAATGTGGTTTTCAGTGCGATGAGATATCACTCTTCATATAAGCGGTCACACAATAAAGAGGTACATGATATCACAGAATCGCGTGGTAATAATGACGAGCCGAGTACTATATCTGTGTTCGACATTCTGTCAGATAAGGCTCAAGAGAATCCTGAAAATATAACCACATATGAGGATTTAAAAGAGAAGATCTGTTCTGTGTTAACAGAGGAAGAGAGATCATTATTTTATGAGATCGATCAATCAGATACTTCTCGTGCTTGGTCATTGCTGAGTACTAAATATGCCAATAGCTGGCCCCGTCCTACTAACGCTATTTATGCTGAAGCTCTTGGAATTACACTTGGTCATTTAAAGTCAATTAAAAAGTCAATGAGAAACAAAATTATGGCGTTGTTTTTATCCTGTCCTTATTGTGGCTCTAATAATATCGCTAAATATAAACGACAGGATGATAAATGGTTATATGCCTGTGCTAACAAATCTTGTGAAGATAAAGTTTTTACCCCATTATTTTTATAGGAGTATTGATGTATTATCGTAAGGCTCATAAGGATAAGAAAACCAACAAATGGCTTTATTGTGAAACATACCGTGAACCAGGTGCTACCAAATCGCGTTACCCAATAGGCTATTGTGCGGATCATTCTAATGATGGGCACGATACAAAATTAGATGCAGAGAAGTGCTGGCATAACTATCTTGTAGATCTGTATACTATTAACTCGTTTCCTTCTTTGAAAGATTGTTTAATTTGCAAGGAAATTTATTCAATAAAAAGAGTGGCTGAACGTGCAATATCTTTCGCAGGTTATGTTTTTCCAATCTGCGCCGAGCACATGACAAAGGAGTATGTTTCCAAGCACATAATCCTATTCTGTCCTAATATTATTGAATTGTCTTATTTATCTAGGAGTCCACAGGCTATTAAATAGCAGGAGGCAAAATGACACAGGAAGAGAAAGATTTTTTGACAAGGCTTGCTACTGTTATAGAGAATGTAGAGAGCTTAAAGCTGCGTGTCAGCAATATTCGCTCAGAATTGGACGAACTCAAGGTCTTTTTTGAGACGGCAAAACAAAGGCTAGGAGTTGACAATGAAGATAAATGAGTATCTCAAAGAAAAGGAAAAAAACTTTGTAAACGTATTGCCGAAGACTTTTACTCGTGACTTAGAGGGTAATGATGTTGTGCAGAGTGGATATTTGATTCCTTTCGATGATTATTTTGTCATTGTAAAGCTACCTGAGTTTGAAACTGATGAATCAATCACAGAGTTTGCTTTCCCCTATAGTAACATCTGTAATCTATCTATTGCTCCCGATTGTCCCTGTCCTAATTGTATACGCGATGATGCGGAGTTCGAAGAATTCTACTTGACATATAATAAGTCTAGGCGCACATTCAAACAATATTGTGAATCTCTTCAGACTTCTTATGTTGGGTTGATGACTACTGATCTTCATGTTAGTACTGAAGGTAAGCCATATGTCTATATTGGTACTCTAATCGTTCATGAAGATTTTGTGGTTTTCAGAAATATCGCTGGCGAGGAAAAGTTGTATCCATTCGAATCTATTTTGTCGATTACCCCGATTAAATATGATTTAATTCGTGACAGGATTGAGTTTTTTGAGAAGCGATCAGCTACACAACCCGATATACAATCATATGGAGAGAACAATGCCGATTAAACAAGAAATCACAAGTGGTAGAGTTCCCGTAAAAATATGGACAGATGCTGTTGAATCTGAGGCTTACGGACAGCTTAAGAATGTGGCTAATCTACCGTTCGTCTTCCATCACGTGGCTGTGATGCCAGATTGCCATGTTGGGAAGGGCGCTGTAGTTGGATCTGTTGTCCCTACGGAAAATGCTATCTGTCCGGCTACTGTTGGTGTCGATATCGGTTGCGGGATGATTGCAGCGAAACTTGTTGGATTGTCAGCTAAAGATTTCTCTGATGATAAAGTTCTGCGTGAGATTCGTTTAGAGATTGAGAAGAATGTTCCTGTAGGATTTGACCGTCATGATAAGGCGAGCCAAGCTGCATGGAATTGGGATGGATGGAGAACTTTTTCTACCCTCACTGAAGGTGTTCAAGATCTTAAAGATAAAGCTATGAAGCAGTTAGGGACTCTTGGTGGAGGAAACCATTTTATTGAACTGTGCCTTGATCGTAATAATGATGCATGGGTTGTTCTCCATTCTGGATCTCGCAATATCGGTAAATCAGTTACTGAGGTGCATATCAATAAGGCAAAGGGACTTATACAGGAGTTAGCAATCCATCTTCCTGATAAAGATCTTGCTTATTTTACAAGTGGTACGCCCGAATTTTCTGCCTATTTGAACGATCTGTTTTGGGCACAGAATTATGCGCTGATGAACCGTGAGCTTATGCTGAAGAGCGTTTTATCATCGTTGGTTTCTGCGTTGCATCTTCCTTATCTCTATTTGGAGAACCGCATCAATTGTCACCATAATTATGTGGCTACGGAAGAGCATTTCGGTAAGTCTATCCTAATTACACGCAAAGGAGCTATTCGGGCTAAAGCTGGAGATCTGGGAGTTATTCCTGGATCGATGGGCACTAAATCTTATATCGTTAAGGGATTAGGTAATCCTGAATCGTTCGATTCTTGTTCCCATGGTGCTGGTCGTAGGATGAGCCGTGGCGCTGCAAAGAAAGTGTTTACTGTTCAAGACTTGGAAGCACAGACGGCTGGTGTCGAATGCCGAAAGGATTCTGGAGTGATCGATGAGATTCCTGGTGCTTACAAGGATATCGATGAGGTCATGACTAATCAAGCTGATCTTGTTGAGGTTTGTTACGAGTTGAAGCAGTTTCTGTGCGTAAAGGGTTAATTGTGCGTTGCGATGGTAGAAATCATAATCTGACTGCCATATACCATGACTCTGTTGGATATGACTGTGTTCATGTTGTGCGCTGGTGTACTAGATGTGGCGCTGTAGTTATCGATCTTGATACAGATGGTAGGGTTGATCCTGGCGCTATTGCAAAGATGTTATTCCCTTCGGATATTTATGGAGGTGAAAAATGAGCCTTAAAGATCTTATTACTTCCCTCGAAATTCTCTCGAAGTATATGATAGATGAGCTTGAATCAAAAAAGTCTGTCTATCCTGTGGAGGGCATTATATACGTTTTTATTAACACTCCTATTGATAAAAACGATGATTATTACAAGCTTGTAAACTCAGAATGGGCTAACGTTGACACGTTCTGTTGGATGATTGAGCTATGAAGACACATTGGTTATATGGTTTCGGGCCAAACAAGGAAGTCAAACTCAACGTTGAGATTGATGAAGAAACAAAATGTTCAGACTGCATTCACGTTCAAGTTTGTGATTTTAATATGCGCTGGCGTTGTTCTAACTATACGTTTGGTACTTCCGAGTATTCCCTCAGTAGTTGCCAATCCTGCATAAATAGATTTACCAGGTTTGATAAGGATAAGGTCCCTTGCTTTGTCTGTCCATTTTTTGTTAAGCGGCCAGATGATTTTAAGCTAATAGAGATTAAAAGAGATTAAGTAATAAGAAAGGATTTGTATGGAAACAGATGGTTTTACATTCCAGAATTTAAGAACAAAAGAAACTCTTCCTTTGGATAAATTTGGTCCAATGAAGGAAGAATTCTGGAACAAGCTCGTTACAGCTATGAAAATGATGTATGCGCTTAATGTGCCTTTTAAGGTTGAGTTTCAAGGCACGAAAGATCCAGATTTTGATTCAAGTGATTTCGATCCATATTCCGAGATAGAGGAATTTTAATGAGTTCTGGTGATTTTGATCTCTTATCCAAAATATCGGATAGGGATGATTTTGCTAAGTATAAGCATGATCAGTTTAACAAGGGTCGTGACTTTAGCGATATCCTACGAACGTATACAAGTAAATGTCATTCTTGTGATCTATGCTTTGGCGCAAAGAATATCAAACTAGATTATCGTGGCGCATCAAACCCGAAAATTCTGATAGTGGGTGACGCTCCAGGTGCTACCGAGAACGAGCGTGGTGTTTCCTTCGTTGGTACAACAAGTGATCTCCTCGTTCGTTCATTGGGTGAAGCCGGGATAGCTTCTGCTGAGGTTGCTTTTACCAATTTGGTTCGTTGTATCCCTTGGGCACAGGATCATAAGAGCAACAGACAACCAACAGAATCTGAAATAAATGCTTGCATCGGATATCTCTATGAGGAGATAAAACTTTTAGATCCTAAAGTCATAGTCACGTTAGGCAATACCGCATATACAGCATTAACAAAAGATGCTTCCCCACTTATAATTGTTAGAGGGAATAAGCGAGAGATAACCGTAGACGGAAGAGCATATCCTCTGATACCGACTTATCATCCATCGTATATCTTTCGTGGTGGTGCTAAGGTAGCCGATCTTATTGCTGATCTTCGCATTGTGGCGAATATGTTTGATCAGCGAACCAAAGACTATGCTTTCTTTAATACGGTCGAAGAACTGGAATCCTATGTAGATCTTGTAATAGAGGAACATAAGCAGAATAAGCTCTACGCTGGTTTTATTTCGTGCGACCTTGAATGGAAGGGAGCGAAAGATGATAGCTTCAATGCCTTTAAGAAAGAATGCATCATATCATCTATCCAGCTTTGCCATGCTCCTTATTTTGGCCGCGTCATTCTCTGGGATCATGAGCAGTCTAACTTTAAGGATGAGTTAAGTAAATCCCGTATTCGCGCTGCTTTACAGAGATTATTCGATACTGTTCCAGTAGGGAACCACAACATAAAAGCTGATTATAAGATGATGAAGTATCGCGTTGGTGTGGAAATGCGTCATGTTGTATTCTGCACCATGCTTTCACATCATTATCTTGTAGTAGACTCGGAACCTAACGATATCGAATATGTCGCTGGTAAGTATGCTGGTATGCCGAAGTGGGATCATCAGTCTGCTGGCTGGAAGAGCAAGATGGATCAATGCCCACTCGATATTCTCTTGGATTACGGCTGTTGCGACGTTGACGCAGTAATACGTGTTGCCCCCCTCATCAAAAAAGAACTTATCGATAAGGGCATGTACGATTCTTATATGCGCTTGAGTAATCGAGCGATTGTTCCTGTGGCCGATCTTGAAAGCAATGGTCTCCCTGTGGATTACCAGAAGCATAGAGAGTTGGTAGAAAAATATGAGAAAAAGTTTAATGAGTTCCTGGCTCAGATGCAGGAGTATGCTGAGGTTAAACAGACAAGCGAATTATACGGCAAGTTTATGCCTAACTATTATCAGTGGCTTCATATTCTCTATTTTGATGTTCTAAAGTTACCTGGCTTCGAATGGAATAAGTCTAAGACTCTGTATTCCACAGATGTTGATACAAGAGAGAAATTACTTGAATATTGCAAGTCTAAAGGCGTTCTAGGCAAGGAGATGGTCATTGATAAGAAAGCTCTTGATCGTGTAGTTGATTTTGATCGTGCATTTGAGATTGTGAATCTAACACACGAATATAAGAAAATGCATGGGCTTCTTACAAAGTTTCTATATCCCTTATCGCTATATTTTTCTGATGACGGGAGTGTCCATCCAGGGTATAAAATCGCTGCTGCTCGAACCGCTAGAACTCTATCGGAAGATCCATCTGCACATACGCTACCACCTCGAACGGATATTAAGGATATGTTTGTCTCCAGGTGGGCGACTTCTGGTGGTGTCATATTAAAGGGTGACGAATCACAGCTAGAGCTTAGAATTTTGGCTGTCTTGTCTAAAGATCCTGGTCTGAATGAAGCATTCAACGCTGGTAAAGACGTTCATAGATATGTGGCGTCTCGTGTCTTTAAATGTAAAGAAGCTGAAGTTACTAAGGATCAACGGCGTCTTTCTAAGGCAATCAGTTTTGGTATCGTCTTCCAGGGTGGTCCTGGTCTCATTGCGCTGACAACTGGATTGACATTTGATGAAGCTAAAAAGCTGATTGATGACTTTTTCACGATGTTCCCTGCCGTTCAAGCCTTTATGCATGGATGTATCGAAACAGCACGAGAAACAGGTATCGTAAAAATACCTATGGGTCGTTTCCGTCCTATTGATAATATGAACTCTCCGGATAATGCGAAACGAACTTATGCGGAACGTCAGTGTGGCAATACTCCTATTCAGGGAGGTGCAGCTTTACTTGTTCTTGATTGTGCTCTGAACCTATATGAGGATGTTAAAAAATCGAATTTAAAGAGTAGATGGATTGAATATACTCATGATTCTTCTGGCTATGATGTCTATCCAGGAGAACTTTTCCCGATCATGAAGAAGATTAAATTTCACATGCAGGAGAATGTTTCTCTGACTAATCCTTGGGTTACAGTCCCAATTTTAACAGATTTTGAACTTGGTGCCGATTGTGGGTTTATGCCTGGAATTGATAAGTTCCATATCGAAAATGATTACAATGGCATCTTAGAGATCAAAGGCTTCCCAGAAAAAGTTCATAAGTTATTGGGAGAATTGGATGTTGTCTACAATTTAGATTATAAATTTAGTGAAAAAGATAAAGAAGGTAACATAAAGGGTGAAGTAAAAATGGAAATGCGCGAAGAATGGATATCCTAACTTCTAACTTTTCGCGTCTTGGAAGATAAACTAGGAGTGTGTAGAATGCTTAATGATATTTTAGATTTTGTTAGACATGAGGTTGTTTCCAACCCAAGTATCTCAGATGTCTCTTCAAAGAATCTGCTGAGCTTTCTTGAGTTAATTAAGATCAACGAGTTTACCAAAGATAGCTTGAATGATGTTTTGCGGACACATTCTGAATTAGTCGTTGCCACTGGATGGATTTATGATCAATGGGTTGCACGAAGAGAGAAACTTCATGCTGATCTGTATAAGAGATTTAATGTTGAACTGAGGAATAGTAACTCAGGCAGAGTTACAGAAGCAGCTATCGAAGCTGAGATCATGTCAGAAACTTCTTACGTTGAGGCGTTTTTATTGTCGCGTTTATATGATCGTTTAAAAGATGCAGTCACTGTGCGTGGAAAAATGCTCGAACAGTTGTCTAATAATACTAGACAGGAAAATAGGGACTTAGAGAAAAATGCTTGATATCTTAACACTTTTAAATTGTATTAGCGATGCTGACTTAAGGTCAAAGTATGTCAAGCTTTATATGGAGAATAAGCATTTATTCACAGAGTATCCGGCATCAACCAAATATCATCATAGCTGGAAATGTGGGCTGGATGAGCATACAAAAGAGGTAATGAACCTTTGTGTTCAGTTTTTCAAGGTGTTCAATGCTGATATGCAGTCTAAAGGCATCACAGCCGATGACGCAATTATTTGTGGATTCATTCATGATTTGGATAAGCTAGGTAAATATGCACCTAACAGTGTCCCTCCTGAATCCGCAAAGCAAGAGTTTGTATACAACAATAATAGATTGGATGCAAGCTCAGTAGGTAGGACAGTTAATATCTTGTCAAAATATGGCATTACTCTAACTGATGCCCAATTGAATGCGTTGACTTTTACTGAGGGTGGATGGAGTGTTGAATCTAAAGCAAGATCAAACTCAAAACCCGAACCACTGGCTGTCTTAGTACACATGGCCGATTTATATTCAACTTATTTTTGGGGCTATAAAAAATAACGGAGGAAATAATGGAAGAATTTACTATCGATATGAACAAAGCGAAGGCGAATGCTCAGGAAATTAAAAAGAGTGAAGAGGAGCGTTCACAAGGTAAGTCTGATACTCGTTGGTATTCCTTGACACAAGGCATGCACATTCTGAGGTTTATGCCGCCTTGGTCTCGTGAGATGGCCGCTGAAGCAAAATTTGATATCCCGGTTTATCAACATGGGAATATTCCAAATCATGACGATAAGTCAACATATAAATCCTGGACCTATACCTGTCCTACTTGGACATTCCCTGATCTTCGTGTTGAGTGTCCTATTTGTAAAATTATCGAGCAATTAAAACAGCAGTCTCCAGCGGATTTTAAGCGATTTGAGGCAAGGCCAAAATATCTCGCTAATGTTTTCCCGCGTCAAGCTGAAACAAAGACTGATCTAGCAAAAAAGGGATTCGCTCTTAATTCCGGATGGTGGTATCCAGTTAATTCCCTTATTTATGTTGTCGGTTATCCTCCTACTATTCATAATGCTCTGGCGAAACTATTGGATAATCCTGCCGTAGGTAATTTCCTATCGGCTAACGAGGGTGTTGATATTGTAATCACACGTGGCCCTGAAGGATCTAATCCTCTGTATACAGTCACCAATGCTGCTCAAAGAAGCAAACTCCATGATGACCCTGTTACCGCTTCTGCGCTGTTAAATGGCATGTATGATATTAATAAGCTCAGCATTTTGAAGAAGCCGGATGATGCTTATCTTGAAAATCTTAAGAAGGCCGCTATTAAGCTTGCAGCTATCTATTCTCTTCCTGTAGCTAATCCTCCTGGTGGTCAGCATTCTGGTACTCAGCAACCTTCTACTCAACAGGCACCTCCACCTTTGTTTCCTCCAGCTTCAGCTACCAATACAAAGAAGTGTCCTGATGGTCAAGACAGTTTCGGCAAGTACCGTAGTGCGGGTGTTTGTATGCCTTGCCCTTGGGAAATGGAATGCAAATCTATAACTAACGCTAATAGGAAATAAAGGGGCGACAATGGCTTTAACACCTAAAGAAGTTATTGAAGCAATTAACAAGGCAATGAAGACTGAGGTAACTCAGATCGGTACGGAGCATCTGCTTTCAGATGTTCCGTATTTTATTTCTACTAGTTCTACCCTTCTTGATCTCGCATTGGGAGGAGGTATTGCTGGTAGACGTATCGTAGAACTTTATGCGTCCGAGTCAGAAGGTAAATCCACAATAGCCACACATATTCTTGCCAATGTGCAGAAGGCCGGTGGGCTGGCTATGTTGATCGATTCCGAAACTACAATCGAGCGTAGTAGATCAGAACGTATTGGTCTGGATATGTCTCAGGTCATCATGAACTATGCTTCTACTGTGGAAGATGGTTTTGATTCAATCCGTGTTCTTCTGGAGAAGATTGCAGCGTCACCTAAACGTGCAGAAGATCCGACACAGCCTGTTGTAATCGTGTGGGATACTATTGCTGCCGTTCCAACAATCGCTGAAAAGGAAAAAGGTAAGTTCGGTGGTGGGCAAGCGGAACGTCCCCGTATTATTCGTGGTGGACTGCGCTTAATCAGTATGCCGTTAGCAAAAGCTAATGCTGTTCTGATCCTTAATAACCATCTGATCTCTTCTCTCAATCCTTATTCTCCGGTTACTACTCCAGGAGGTACTGGTCCTAAACTCTTTGCGACTCATCGAATCTGGTTAAAGAGATCTGGACTATGGAAAGACCCTGTTACTGATGTTGAGAAGGGTATTATTGTCCGGGCTAAGATTATGAAAAACAAACTTGGTCCCCCGTTAAAAGAACCTGAGATCGTCATCATGTTCGAGAACGGTATTGATGATAACTGGAGTCTTTTCACTTATGCCTCTGATGATGAAGTAAAGATCATTGAGCGTGGTGGGGCTTGGTATTCATTTAACTTCCCAGATGAGAAGGGGAACATTATTACCAAGAAGTTCCATCAAAAAGACTTTCCTAAGCTTTGTATTGATCATCCAGGATTGATTCCTCAGTTGAAGAAGAGAGTGACGGATTATTGGAATGGCAATGGAGTTTGATAAGGTAGTATCTGCTTTCAGTAGTGAGCCTGCAAAGCTTCTAATATTCGACGGAAACGCTGCGTTACATCGTGTCCTGCATATTCCAGCGTTATTGGGTATGCGTGTTGAGGATGTCCCTACAGGCGGTATCAATGGCATGATGAAGGTCATAAGAAAGGAGTTATCCCTCTTTGATCCTCATCATGCCATATTCGTTTGGGATTCCAGTAGCCTGAGTAAGCGTCGTTTATCTCTTTATCCAGACTACAAAGCAACACGTCCTGGTAGGAGTGAGCCAAAGACATTAGAGGAAGCAGAAAAGCGAGCAGAATATTCAGCTTTATTTTCATGCCAGAAATCCAGGATTGATTGTATGTTAAACGATCTTGGCATTTACAGCGTATCTTTAGATGGGTACGAGGCTGACGATATAATTGCTTTTTTGGCACGTGAGTTCTCTGCCAGTATGCAGGTATGCATTGTAAGCGATGACTTTGACATGTGTATGCTGATCGATAAGAATATTTCTGTGCATAGGCCGATTAATGAGGAGCTTATTTCTATCGATAACGCTAAGGAGAAGTTAACTGTAACCCCAGAGATGTACATGTTTATAAAGGTACTGTGTGGGGATAAATCCGATAATCTTGATGGAGTGCCGAAGGTTGGACCAAGTACGGCTGAATATATAGTCTCAAAAATGACAGCACCTACTATTGAGAATCTTGTGTCTACTTGTAACGATATCATAAGCTCTTCTGTCGAGGCTACATCCCAGGTTAAAAAACGTGTCCACTCAGTTTTAGGTAATCTGGATATAGTTAAACGCAATGTTGATATGATTGATCTATCGAAGGAGTATTTCAGCGAAGCAGATATTAATAAGATCGGATCTATACTGAGTTTTCCTGTTAAAGCAAATGAGCGCAATATAGAGATGATTTTTAATAAATATCAGTTTAATGCGCTGACACAGTTTTTCCGAAATTGGTTTACTCCTTTTCTACGTTTGAAGCCACTTGAGGTAGGGTTGATGCATGGAAGAACATTTATCAGATAGTTGTATAAATTGGGATAACGTGAACGTTCTTGTTTTCTCGGAATGTAACAATATCGATCTCTATTTTTCAAATGCTAGAAAATTTGTTGAGAATAATTATCTTGATCAATTAAATTATTTTAGGGGATTGCGCCCTGAGCATATTACAGAGAATAAATTCATAGACGAATATGTGTGGGTTGTATATGCAAGCGGGTTTAACGCATCTGTATTAAGTAAGAAATGGGACAAACTAAAGTCGATATATTCACAGATATACATAGATCTAGGATTTACATCGCTTTTTTCATATGATATCGAGAAATCATTAAAAGAGGCTTGCGAATTAATCAATAGGAGGGATAAGGCTGGTTCTATTGTTCGCGTTTTAACCGAGCTAGATAGTATTGGATATGCCGCGTTTAGAAATAAATATCTCTCTAATCTTGATTCTATGATGGACTTACCATTTATTGGTCCTACTACTAAATATCATCTTGGGCGTAATCTTGGTATAGATTGTGTGAAGCCCGATGTGCATCTAGTTAGAATGGCAGAATATTTTGGATTTTCTACACCCTTGGCAATGTGTGAATATCTAGGTACGAATTATAATGAGCGTATTGGAGTTGTGGACTTGATCCTCTGGTATGCTGCTTCAACATTCGGTACACAGCATATGAGGAGTATGCAGTTAAAATGAAGCTTTTAATTTATTCTGATGTGCATGTCAGTCCATATGGGGAGTTCTCAAAACCGTCTCCTAACTATTACACTCCACGGATGGGGCATCTTTTAAATACAGCATCTTGGATTGCTGAGCGCATTATCAGTGAGAAGCCAGATTTCGTTATCAATGCTGGAGACTTCTTTAATTCAGCGCATCAACTTGATCCGCTTAGTATCTACACTGGTTGTGAGTTTATATCTCGTGTATCGGATGCTTGCTCTTCTGTAAAGGCACAGCACATAATAATATATGGGAACCATGACTCGATAGCTGATTCTGTTCACTGTCTCCATCCTTTCAAGATTCAAGCTACTGTTGTAGAGGATGCTAAACAGATAGATGACATCTTGTTTATATCAAACACACGTAATCTTGATAATGTCCGAGAAGTTTTTAAGAAACATGGAACAGCTAGATATGCTGTAGTACACCAGGATATAAAAAATGGGTGGATGAATGCTGGCATAAAGTCATCTGGTGGATTGGATGAGTCTTATTTCGGGGATAATATAGAGCGTGTCTATTCAGGACATTATCATCATCCACAGCAGGTAGGTCGTATAACAGTAGTCGGAAGTGTAATGCATCATAACTTCAATGATGATTTCAAGATTGATCGTGGTATTGTCGTAGCTGATGATACAAAATATGAGCTTATAAAAAATCCTTGCTCTCCTTTGTATAGAAAAGTTGATATCGATGATCTATATAAACTTCAGTCATGCATTACATCTGAAAAAGCTGATGAAGAGGTTTACTATTGGATAAGGTGTTCCTCCAGCATAAAGAGAGATGTGATGGATAAACTCTCCGGTGAGGGCAACATAAGAATTACAGAGATACCAGAAGATTCTACTGTTAAGGTCATAGAGTCAGATCATAGAACAGATCCGTATGAAGCTCTTAGGGAGAAGGTTGATCGTGACATAAACATAATCCAGGATCTAGATAAAGAAAAAGTATTATCAATAGGAAAGAGTATTATAAACTCAAGTGGGAATTAGAATGTTTTTACCTAAAAACTGGTTCATATTTTTTGGTTCTCTTTCTATGTTTAGCGGATCTATTTTTGAGTTTTATCGCGGTAATTATAGACTATCCACTGTTTATTTGTGTTATTCAACAGCTAACGCAATATTATCTTATATGGATTAGGATCAGGCAATGTATTGTAAGACTCTTAATGTCAAGAACTTCTTATCCATCTCTGAAGCGTCTCTTAATCTGGAAAACAGGAAGCTTGTTCTAATCGAGGGAGTGATAGAGGGTAGTAGCTCCATTGTTAGTAATGGTGCAGGGAAATCTTCTTTATTCGAAGCCATTTATTGGGTATTATTCGATACAACAAGTCGTGGCGTTAGTAAGGATCATGTTGTGAACAACGTGATCGGTAAGGATTGCGAAGTTGAACTTGTGTTCGATGAAGGGGGTAGCGAATATAAAGTAACCCGCACAAGAAAGCATGGTACAAAAGGCAATACGCTGGAGATTTATTGCGACGGTAAAAATATTTCCGGGTCTACATCATCCAATTCCCAGAAAGTTTTAAACTCTATTTTGCCATTCGACATGCTGCTTTTTGATAGTATAGTTTATCTATCACAAGGTATGCACAGTAAATTTATGTCGCGTAGTGACCTAGAAAAGAAGTCTATCATAGAGCAGATTCTTAATTCTCTTGTGTATGAAAAGTGTATAGCGATAACAAAGGAAAAGCTTTCTGCGTTCAAAAAATTTATCGATTCAAAGACGCAGGAACTTTCCAACGCGAAGAGAACTCTGGAGCTTCGTAAGAATAACTATAACGCCAAGCTGACTGAGATTACCACAATCGAGAAGGATACACTTGAGAAAATCAAAGATGTTGAGTCTAGAACTGTAGAACTGAATGGGCATCTCTTACAGCAAGAGGAGAAGGTTAAAAGTCTTTCCAATTCATATCAGGAGCAGTCAACCAAGCTGTCAGTAGCCAAAGAGGAATGTAAGAAAGCTTTAATTGCCTTGAAGGAATTAGAGTCTCTGGTGAAGCAGCATGAAAATAAGAAGTGTTCCGTGCATTGTCCTGAGTGTGGTGTTCATGTCTATGGTCAAAACACAGGGAGTGAAAAAGAGAATTATTGGAAGGTACAAAAGGAATATAATTTATTACGGGATAAGGAGGTCGAAGAGGATAAATTATTTAATACAATTAGCTCTGAAATCAAACATACAAATTCACAAATAGATGCAATCAAGCGTAAGATCGTGTATCAGGATGAAATCATTGCTGGTCATAAAAAGTACATAGCACAGAGTTCAAGTATTTTAAAAGAAGCTGAGGAGGAACTGCGGTTATCAGATAACCTTTATAACTCGATTGATCAAGAGATTAGATCTTGTGAAGAGAATACAAAGTATTTCGAGTACCTAAATAAGGCATTCTTCGATATCAGGTCATTGGTATTAACTGATGCGCTTGATTGTGTGAACCAATCCTTGCAGGGTTATGTAGATGAATTATTTGGTTCTGGACTGAAGATTAAGGTACAGCCTATCAAGGAGAGCTTGACCGGCGAGATAACATCTAAGTTTTCTATTCTCCTTATCGACAATGAGAACCGTACACGTGATTATGCATCTTTCAGCGAGGGAGAGCGGCGTAGAATAGATTTAGCTTTGCACATATCGCTGATAGATCTATCCAGGAAATATAGTTCTTTCCGATGCAATATCCTCCTATTAGATGAAGTTTGCGAGAACTTGGACACCCAAGGAATGCTCAGTTTGGTCAATATCTTGAAACGTAAGCTTGAGCATACAGATACTATAATGCTGATAACTCATATACCATATTTAAAATCATTGATTCAAAATTCAATCACGATTGTAAAGAAAAACGATTTATCTTATCTTAAAAATTAATGGGGAAAGTAATGAAAGTACAGTCAGTTAGAAAACGTGATGGGAGAACAATCCCGTTCGATAAAAATAGGATTGTCAAGGCTATTACAAAATGTCTAGCAGCTACTAAAGAAGGCAATTCTGATGATGCGCTTAAATTAGCGAATAAGGTAGTGCGCGAGATCAATCAGAAGGAAGCGGAAGTTATAACCGTGGAAGAGATACAGGACATTGTAGAGAATACTCTGATCTTGTCTGATTTTGTTGTCACAGCTAAAGCCTATATCCTATACAGGCAGAAACGCGCTATCGTTCGAAAGAAGTCTAAGGATATACCTCAAAATGTCAAAGATCTTGTAAACGAAAGCAAGAAATATTTCAAGTCTCCATATTCAGAGTTTATTTATTATCGCTCTTATTCTAGGTGGATTCCCTCTGAGAACAGAAGAGAGACATGGATTGAGACGGTTGATCGGTATGTAAATTTTATGCGTCAGAATCTTGCGGATAAACTGACTGAGCAAGAGTATACCGATATCAGAAATGCAATCTTGAACCAGGAAGTAATGCCGTCTATGCGTCTTTTCTGGAGTGCTGGTGAAGCTGCTTCGAAGACTAATACTACTGTGTTCAATTGTAGTTTTACGACAGTATCCAGTATTCGAGATTTTTGCGACATCCTCTATATTCTTATGTGCGGTTGCGGAGTAGGATTTAGCGTAGAACAGCAGCATATTCACAAACTACCTCAAATTGAGTGGCAGAAGAATGGCGAGGTACAGACTCATGTGGTTGATGATAGTAAAGAGGGATGGGCTAATGCATTTGAGGTTGGCCTAAAATGTTGGTTCTCTGGTGAGGATGTGGAATTTGATTTCTCTCAGGTAAGGCCAAATGGGACTCGTTTGAAGACCATGGGAGGTAAGGCTTCTGGTCCTGCACCATTGAAGTCTCTATTCTCTTTCACACGTAGTAAAATCCTTTCTAAACAGGGTCGTAGATTATCGTCTCTTGATGTGCATGACATTGTGTGTAAGATTGGGGAGATTGTTGTTACTGGAGGTGTACGAAGATCTGCGCTTCTATCCCTCTCTGATTTAGATGATCAGGAAATGCGTGTGGCGAAATCTGGTCAGTTTTATCTGACGGCGAGCCATAGATCATTTGCCAATAACTCTGTCGCATATAATTATAAACCCTCGACTACAGAGTTCATGGATGAATGGATCGCACTTGCTAAAAGCGGTACTGGAGAGCGCGGTATTTTCAATCGTGGTAGTCTTCAAAAGCAAATGCCACAGCGTAGATGGAAGGGATTTAAAAAGGGTCTCTATAGTTCTGGTGTCAATCCTTGTGGTGAGATCATCCTAAAGTCAAAGGAAATGTGCAATCTCTCTGAGGTTGTAGCCAAGCCAGATGATACTTTTGATAGCTTACTTTATAAGATTCGCTTGGCTACCATTGTCGGTACTTATCAGAGTACTTTAACAGACTTCAAATATATCTCTCCAGAGTGGAAGAAGAACTGTGATGAAGAGCGTCTGTTGGGTGTTTCAATAACCGGACAATTCGATTGTGCTGTTCTTCGTGATGCTGAGGTTCTGAAGAATCTTCGTGAGACTGCTATTGAGGTGAACAAAGAATATGCAAAGCGTTTTGGTATTAACGAATCTGTTGCGATTACAGCCATAAAACCATCTGGTAGCGTTAGTAGTCTTGTCGATGCGTCTTCAGGAATGCATCCACGTTACGCTAAATATTATATCCGGCGAGTTCGTATTGCTTCTACTGACAGCTTGCTTAAGATGCTCCAGGATCAGGGATTCCCTGTCTTCCCGGATGTCGGCCAGAATCCAGAGACTTGTACTACCTATGTTCTTGAGTTTCCGATGAAGGCACCAGAAGGATCTGTTACTCGTAACGATCTTACTGCTATCCAGCAGCTTGAATATTGGAAAATGCTGAAGGTTAACTATACAGAACATAATCCTAGCGTTACGATTCTCGTTTCTTCTAACGAGTGGATTGAGGTTGCTAATTGGGTGTATAATAATTGGGATATTATTGGTGGGGTGTCTTTCCTACCACGAGAGGAGCATAACTATATCCTTGCTCCCTATGAGGAAATTACAGAGGAGAAGTATAATGAGATGCTTCAGACTCTTCCTCAAGTAGATTTTTCCCAGATTCTGTTATATGAACAGGAAGATGAGACAGAAGGTCATAGAGAATTAGCCTGTGTCTCCGGTGTTTGTGAACTTTAAAACGAGGCAGATATGTACAGTGTGAAGATTTTAGCAGACAGTATAGCACCAAACGGTCAACGTCTTACAACTTGGGAACTTACTTATCCTAGATTTGTTCATTCAGAGCTTATGACGCATAGGCTATTTAGTCGTAATTCGGCAAGTAGTCGTGCGATTCCTACTGCTAAGCTCATCAATCGTGTAATGACTGATCCTGCATTGCCGGTTTGGTGGGGCAAGAATCAGACGGGTATGCAAGCCCTTGAGGAATTAGATCCTGATGCAAAGGAGAAGGCTATTGAGGTCTGGCTCAAGGCAAGAGATACAATGGTAGGAGTTGCTGAGGAGCTAAACAAGATCGGGCTTCATAAGCAGATTGCTAATCGTGTGATCGAACCTTGGATGTTCATTACCGTCATCGTATCAGCTACATGTTATGAAAATTTCTTCCATTTAAGATGTCATCCTGACGCTCAGCCTGAAATTGGTAAAATTGCTAAAATGATGTTCGAAACATACATCTCGCATGTACCAACACCTTTAGCTTCTGGAGAATGGCATGTGCCTCTAATTGACAACGAGGATATCGTTAGATGTTTCGTCAAGGCAAATGGTATCTCTCCTGATGGGATGTCCACAAAAGAGGAATGGGCTAATGCAACATATCTAATCAGGAAGGTTTCTGTAGGTCGTTGTGCTCGTGTATCTTATTTGACACATGATGGTATTCGTGATATCAATCAAGATATTGAGTTGCATGATAAGCTTAAAAACAGCGGTCACTGGTCTCCATTTGAGCATGTTGCTATGGCTTTGGATCAACCAGACCGGATTGGAAACTTCATTGGATGGCTTCAATATCGCAAGTGTTTTGAGAATGAGCATTACGGCGGGTTAATGCCATAATCTATTAAGATAGCCAATAATTTGTCTTAAATGACGATTATTGGCTATTTTTATGCCTACATTTGATCTTGACAAATATACTGTTAAAAGGTATAATACTTATAGGCCCTTAGTTTAACGGCAAAATCCTGGACTTATAATCCAGAAGCTCTAGATTGGAGCGCGATACGGGTTCGAATCCCGTAGGGCCTACCAATTTTAAACACAAGGATCTAAAATGACTAAAGAGGAATACGAGAAAAGCGTTAAGGAAACTATGATCCGTGACATGCTTTGTATGTATCAAAATGAGAAACTTGGTTATACTCCAGCTTGGATCTCTATGCTTGTTGATCGTCTCTATAATGAAGGGTGGAGAAAGACTAACGAACGACCATAGGAGGTGGATATGGAGTTTTCAGTCGGTGATTTCGTAAAAGTGAAAGAGATCAGCTATCTTAAGAAGGATCTCCATGGGAAGATCGGTAAAGTTGTTGGATCTCATGAAAACGATATTTATAGTGTTGAAATCGATGGTATACAGTATGGCTTGCTGGTAGACATGATCGAGCTTGCCAATGTGAGCACAATGAAGTTAGAGGTTCTTCCTCCTATTCCAGCAGGAGAGAGTCCATTTATTCATGATGCGTATCACATGGGAGCACAGGTCGCTTCCAATGTGTATATCATGCATGAGACGCATAAAACCCAGAAAGCGAAATATATCATCGTTGTGAATACAGAGACAGGTGAGCGTTCAAGAATCTGGCTCTAAAGGAGAGGAGGTTGATATGAATGCAATCAAAGGTGATGTTCTCTTGACAAGGGAATTGATCGATGTTCTGACTCCTGAGCATGATCGTACAAGCTGTGATGATACCGATCTTGCCAATGCATATGTGGTCTCAAATTCATACGTCCGATGTGTACGTTGCCATCTGCTGGATAATGTCGGGATGTATGTTCGTGATCTCGGTATCCAACTTGTTGTTTCACAAGAAGCTAAACCAGACACCCCGACTCCATAAGGAGATAGAATGAACATTTTGATTAAAATGATTTTTGGTAGTTACCTTTATGGAACTGCAATTGAGGGCGTGAGCGATAAAGACTTCAAGGGCGTGTTCATGCCAGAGTTCTCTGATATCCTGCTGGCTAGGGTTAGCAAATCATATCAGACTTCTACCAAGAATGGCGACGGCAAGAATACTACCTCAGATGTCGATTCTGAGTTTTATTCCTTGCATTATTTTATCGAACTGGCTTGTCAAGGGCAGACTGTTGCCTTGGATATGCTTCACGCTCCAGAGTCCATGTGTTTAATATCGAGCCATATCTGGAGGGATATCGTTGCCCAAAGACATCTGTTTTATACTCGTAATCTGGACTCTTTTATCGGATATGCGCGTAGGCAAGCATCTAAGTATGGCATTAAGGGTAGCCGTCTTTCCGCTGCCAGTAGCGTTATCGATTTCCTTAAGAGGTGCTCTCCCTTTGAAACATTGGGCTACTATTGGGAGGAGCTTCCTCTTAGTGAGCATATCTTTAAGCATCCAGGGCAGGCTACCAATAACAATCTGAGGGAGTATGAAGTCTGCGGTAGAAAGTTCCAGGAAACCGCTTCTATTTCCTATGTCTTGCCGATCATCGAAAAGTTTTATGCCAATTATGGGGATAGGGCAAGACAAGCAGCGGAAAATAAAAATATTGACTGGAAAGCGATTAGCCATGCATACAGAGCAGCATTGCAGGTTAAGCAAATTCTGACTGAAAAGACGATTACTTTCCCCTTGCCACAGGCCGCTTATCTGAGGGATATCAAGACCGGAAAGCTGGATTATTCTACTGTGGTTGCCCCTGAGCTTGAAAAATTAATGGCTGAGGTAGAGGCGTTATCATTGAAAAGTGATTTGCCGGAAAGAGTTGATCGGGCTTATTGGGATTATTTTATCAAGGAAGCTATCAGGCGTTATTACTGGTAGAATCAATCCTTGACATGAGTATTAAATAATGGTATACTCATATGTAGGGAGGATCTCAAATGGCTAAATATGAAGACATACGGCAAATCTCCAATGCGAATTATGTTGTTAATATACCTTGGGATTATTTAGAAGAATGGCTTGATACCAATGAGCATAGATCTTATGGTATCGAGGTTGAGCCTGATTTTCAGAGAGCGCATGTCTGGGATGATGCCAAGCGTATCAAATATGTTGAGTTTTGTCTTCGTGGTGGAAGATCCAGCCTGAATATCTATTGGAATTGTCCAGGTTGGATGATCGACTTTAAAGGCCCTTTGCAATTGGTTGATGGGCTGCAAAGGTTGACCGCTGTGAGGAAATTTTTGAGCAATGAAATTCCTGCATTCGGACATTTTCATGATGAGTATACAGATAAGCTGAGTATGACTCGTTGTTATTTCCTTTTTTATATAAACGATCTTGCTTCACGAAAAGATATCCTTCAGTGGTACTTAGATCTTAATGATGGTGGTGTTGTCCACACCACGGAGGAGCTTGAAAGGGTTAAGAAGCTATTGAGTGAAGCAAAGTAACAAAAGGAGGCTTTATGAAGAAGCTTTTACTTCTTTTTGTTTTATTTATTGCTCTTGGTCAGTCTCTTATGTTTTTAAAGCAGCAATGGATGGACAGGATTATCGCTGAGTGTGAAGTTCGGGAAGCAGCATTGCGTTCTGAATATAACTCTCGAATTGAGAATTTGACTCGTGTTCACAAACTGTCTAATAAGATCAAGACTGTTAATGCTGAATTGAGCGATGAGTATGCCTTGTATCTCGCTTCCATTATCAATAATCGGGCTAAAGATCCAGAGCTTATTGTCGCTTTGACGACAGTTGAGAGCCGGTTCGTTTCTGATCTTGTTGGGCGACATCAGGATACGGGGTATATGCAGATTCTTCCCTCAACAGCCAAAGCATTGGGCTATGAGGATGCTGATTTGCGTGATCCAGAAGATAATTTCTCAATCGGTATCCCGTACCTTGAATCGTTAATTGCTAAATATGGTCTGGAAGAAGGTGTTTCACGTTACCGCTGCGGTCAGAAGAAAGATTGTGTTAAAACCAAGCTTTCTAAGACTTATGTACAGCGTGTTATGAGTCTTTATTCTAAGCTGCAAGAAAACAAAAACAGTAAAATGTAAGGAGAAAGAATGGAAAAGATTGTGTTGGAAAGTATCCGGCGTGTTGATGCTGCAATAAACACTCATTATGAGGAAGACTTTAAGCAGCGTATAATAGCTTATGCTACTCCGAAAGGATATCATTTAATCGAGCCGTTAATTGATATATTTAATAATGACGGTGTTGACGCACTTCTGGAGGCAGTTAAACCTTTACAGAGGGATCGATCTTTTGCTCCAGGTATTTATCGTGAACTGCTTGTGTTAGAGTCTCGCGTTCATGCTGATTATAAAAATCAATTTCTGACTGAGAAGAAGGAGCCTAAAAAGCGAAAGAAGAAACGTGCTCCAGAAGGTCAAGAGCGGGAGCCGTTATCCCAGAAGAATCCTTTCGCCTCACATACACAGGGGCACGTGTTTCACGCAATTTTTGAGAAGGGACCGTATTCTGTCGAGGAAGCTGTAAAGATAGCAGCAGAGTCTGGTCTCAAGCTTACTTTTGCTCGTGCGAAGCAATTACCGTATGAATATCAACGTGGTGATATCGCCGGATTTACAATTGAACAGTCTTATGATGGCGACGTACTGAAATGGAAAGTTGTGCCTGCTCAATCTACAGTGGGTGTGTCTTAAGATGGAATCAAAACGTGGTTTAGAATCCATTCCAGAGCTACAGTTTATTACGAACTGTGATAAGGATCATGAGATGCCACATGTAGCAATCTGGACTAAGGAAGGTCCATTGCACTTCTTCTGGTGTCATAAATGTAAGCAGGCAAAATTTGTTATTGAACCAGACAGAGTGAAATGGGAAAAGCATAAATCCAGACTTATCGTAAGATTCTTTGATTGGCTTTTTAATGTCTGGTGAGGAGGAAGTATGAGAGGATACAGCACGAGCGAGACAAAAAGGATGGTAAGAAAGATATTCTTTGGTCGTGCTACCAAAGAGGAAGTATATAAGTTCAAATCTTTCTGTCTCTGCATGGTCAAAAAGGAGTTTCATCCAGTTAAGAGGGATTTGTATAATCAGGTTGTCTCAGATAACCTTGAGGTCGCTTATTCCCTTCAGAAGGAACTGCGATGATATTCTTTACGAGCGATACACATTTTTATCATAAGAATGTAATCAGATACTCTAATCGTCCGTTTTCCTCAGTAGAAGAGATGAATGAGGCACTGATCGAAAAGTGGAACTCTACTGTATCTGTTAAGGATGAAGTGTATCACCTTGGCGATGTGTCTTTCTCCAGTCTAGGTAATACTCTTTCTATCTTGGATAGATTGAATGGTAGAAAGAAACTGATCCTGGGCAACCATGATAGAACTCTTTCAAAGAAATCTGATTTCAAGTCGAGGTTCGAGTGGATCAAAGATTATTATCTTCTTAAAGTCAATGATCCGGATGCGCCTGATGGCGTTCAGCAAATAGTTCTTTTCCACTATGCGCTTAGGACTTGGGAAAAGATACACTATGGATCTTGGAATCTTTTTGGTCATAGCCATGGTACTCTACCCGATAATATATACCTTAAGGCTATGGATGTTGGCGTAGATTGTAATAATTATAAACCTATAAGCTATGAGAGAGTAAAAGATATTATGCGTGTGTGAGTCTCCTGGGCTACAGGACAGTGCATTACGAAATAGAAGTAATGAGCACACTAGTCCAAAGTAAGGATAAAGACAAGAGGCGTTATTGTTGGCCTAGCTACGGCAGAGCGTAAGAGGCCCTTGAGGGTAGCGCGTCCCTCTCACACTTATATATAAGCAAAATAGGAGATTAAAGATGAAATTTATTCTTGAGGAAGATAAAGAAGATCAGATTCTTTTAAAGCTTGTGAGGTATGGTGATAGTATTGGACTTGTAGCTTCTAGAAAGGGTGATTTGGACTGGTATATCCTTTTCATCAGTAATGATGGTACTCTATTTCTTCCTAAAGAGCTTGATGAGGGTTTAGGATTCCGGCTTGACGAAAAAGGCCGTATTAAGGTAGTTGATAAGTGGAGTGAGACGAAAACTAATCCTTGACAAAATAAATAATACTGCTATAATTATCTATGAATAGGGTGAACAGGTTTAAACTCTAAACATGGAGGTTAAAATGCTGGTATCTTATACGATTAAACTCAATAGAGATGGTCTCAGCAAAGACGATTTTATTCTAGCTATCAAACATTTACGTAACTATATTACTGGTCTGTCTCTTGCGGTTTCTAAACAGGCTGTTGAAGAGGTTCTTCAGAATGGTCAAACTGTTATCACCAATGAAGAATCTCCGGTTCTCTTCGACAATACCGATTATGGCAAGAGGAATCGTGATACTCTGCGTGGTTCTGCGCTTGCTGCTCTGGAACTTATGGGCTTTTCAATCGCATCCCATAATCCGAAGCTTACCGATACTATTGATTCTCTTAAGCGCACTGTCCATACAGCGATTGAAAATGGAGAATATTCATTGGCGATTTCATTAATCAACGTTCTTATCGAGAATTCCAAATGATTACAAGGGTTTCTATACCTGTAACTGGCTGTTACGATGACGAATTAGTGTTTTTTAGCTTATATTTTGAGGGTCATCGATCCCCTTGTAAAAAGGATGTCTTGGATGTCCTCAAAGATACCATTGATACTTATTCAGATCTTCCAGAAGCTGTTGTTTCTTTCGAGATGAGTAAGGAAGCTTATGAAATCACACAGTCTGTACATGACTGGCAATATGTCAACGATCATTCCATTGTTGAGACAAACACATTTGTAGAACATCCTAAATGGGGTCGTCAACCCTATTCCTGGCGTATTCTCGATATCCATAATCTAGACAGGCTCACAATTCGTCGTCTCAACAAGGAGTTGGGCCGGGAAGATTAGAAATCCTTATCCTACCTTTTGCTTTTTCGCGTCTTGCCTACTAAAGATCCAAATTAATAAAAACTAAGGAAAATAATATGAAATCCTGCATCTTTACTGATAATGATGCTGTTAACTCTCTGTTTTCATTAGAGAATCAGAAATTGTGCCCATGTGATGGTATGATTATGTTCCGAAGGCGTAATTATCTGGCTACCCGTCCGGATGTACGAGCTAAGTATGGGTTTGATTTACTGGTCTGTAACGCACATTCTAACCTTCTCAAGGAAATTGAGCCACAGCTTACTCTTGAGCAGTTTATACGACAAATTGGGCCAAATTACGAGGCTTTATGCCCATCCTGCAATATGTGGGTGGTTCTGGACCATTTTAAGTTTAATACCCATGGTACAGGTCGTAGTGGTATTTGTCGATTGAGCGACAACGATGTTTAATCCTGCCTTTATTCCTGTTTTTATCGGTGAGTATGAAAAATAAATTAACAAAGTCTCAGAAAAGAATTTTATCCATATACATAAAGCTTTCTAAAAAGAATGGCGTCTATCCATCCAGATCTGAACTTCTGCGCGAGGGTGTGAGCCGTGATCAAGTACGTTCTGCATTCGGGTCTTTGTCTCAATTAAAGAACGTGGCGTTTACTACATATCCGGATGTCTTTAAGGGCATTATCGATGAAACCTTGGTATCAGATGATGCGATCCAAAATTTAAAACAAGAAGTAAGGGGTTATAATAAATTTGTTATAACCACAGCAATTGGTGGTGGTAAAGTTCATTCCAAGTTTCATTCGAGTCTGAAAAAGTATTGCGAGTTAAACAATGCAAAGCTCTTGATTCTGATGGCTGAAGATCCGGCATCGATCAGGAAATTTAAGATTCCAAATGGTCTTGAAGAAGAGCAGTTTGTTTTCTCTGATATCAAATTAAATTCAAATATCTTCATCTCTACAATTAAATTATCTGCTAAGCAAATCGATCCTATGACTGGATTGTCCAGGTTAGGAAAGCGCGAGGGATCGTTTATTTATGCATCTCCGAAGCAACGATTAGTCTTCGTCCCGATAGGCTCTACTCTTCCTCACGCGATCATGACTACAGGAGCTATCACTCTCCCTGATTATCAGACTGAGCATTACATGAGCGAGCGTACAGCTTGGATTGCAAAACAAGACCATGTAATGGGCGCTGTAATTGTCGAGGTCGAGGATGAGGAGATCTACCACTTTAGACAGATTCAAGCAGAAAAGAATGGATCTTTTATAGATCTTGGGAAACAATACACAGAGAATGGCGTTATTGATGTAAGACCATCTGCGTTCATTCTTGGTGATTGGCATTCTGGTGAAACCGATCCAACAGCGAAAACTTCTTGGAAAGAAGTTGTTGATGCTGTAAAACCCAGAATCCTCGTTCTTCATGATGCTTTCAATGGTAAATCAATAAATCATCATGAGAAGGGTCGTAAGATCAAGCGAGCGAAATTTTATCGTGATAATTTACTGTCGCTTAAAGATGAACTTAAAAAGTTTGCTGAAGATTTAAACGAACTGTCAACATGGGCTGATCAGGTAGTGATAGTTAAATCAAATCATGATGAGTTCTTAGAAGAGATTCTAGAAGATGGTCGGTATATAAACGATCCGATAAACTTCGAAATTTGTACGAAACTAGCTTTAGCTATGCTGAATGGTTCATCACCATTACGAATTGGTGCTGAGATATCAGGCTTGTCAGCGACTAATATAGTGTGGCTCAAAAGGGATGATGATTTTGAAATCGCTCGTATCCAGTTAGGGGCACATGGAGATAAGGGGCCAAATGGAGCGAGAGGGAGTATAAAGAATCTTGAGTCATCCTATGGTAATTGTGTAATTGGTCACTCACATTCTCCTGGTATTCTAAGAGGATGCTGGCAAGTTGGAACAAGTAGTCTTTTTAATTTGGGATATAACGTTGGTCCGTCATCCTGGTTGCATACAAGCTGTCTGTTGTACCATACAGGAGCACGTCAGTTAATACATTCTATTGAAGGTAGATGGAGATCTAAAAATGGAAATAAAGCTAGTTAAGCAGTTTAAGCGAGGTCCGTATATCATAAAGCACGAAATCTGGAGCTTAGATGGTAATCCGGATACATTTATGAAGGCCGCGTATTCAGTTGATGGCGTATATATTGGTCTTACAAAAGATGCACATCATCTTTATAAAACTTTTGGCATAGAAGAGTTTTATGGGCGCACACCTCAATCTGTAGTATGTACCATCGGCTATTCACCTAAAAATAAGAAATGGTATGGGTGGAGCCATAGAGCTATTCATGGATTCAAGACAAAACGTGCGGCTATAAATTTTGCAGAGAAGGTATCTTAGGAGAATACGGATGTTAGATGATAGCGAGGGCGAGTATCCTCCAGGACATCCTAAAGCTCAAGTTTTGGGGTGTATGTGTGATCCAATAAAGAATCGTTGTGGCGTTGGAAGTAGATTATTTCCAGGAGCATTTTTTCGGGTCACAACATGGATAATATCAAAAGATTGTCCAATTCATCGTTTAAGTAAGGAAGAAGTATGACGTTTCATGAATATCTGAAAAATCTAGAAACATGCTATGCTCTTTTATTTTTGCGCCGATCTGGTCCTGAAGAAGCTCCTCTTTGTGTGCTTGGTACAATCATAGTACACGATGACTTCGTTTTAATTCGGGATGTGGACAACAAAGAGTGTGCATATCTATGTACAGAGATTGTCGGTGTCGCTCGAATGAGTGCGGAAGAATATGAATTAGCTAAAGCAGAAACAGAGGCTTTAGAAGAGTGAAGAAATCATCTCGTTCCGGCAAACGTAAATGTAAGCGATGTAAGGAGCTTTTTCTCAGGAAGAAGGGTGATCCATTACTCTGTGAGAGATGTAGATTCCATTGCTCCAGATGTGATTCCTTATTAACGCTGGATGAGATAAAAGATAAACAGACTCATTGTAATAACTGTTCTCAAGAAGTCGCCATAAACAAAGAGAACAATGTCCACAATAAGGATTACGCCTTATTAAGAACATACGGCATTACATACAATGAATACCTAAAGTTACTCGAAGATCAAAATGGCCTTTGCTGGATATGCCGAAAACCTCCAATGAATATCTCATTGAGTGTTGACCATAAGCATGAAGCAGGGGAGAACAAGAAGAATCCTAGAAGAAAGAGACATCGCGTAAGGGGTCTTTTATGCTGGCTGTGCAATACAGCGTTAAGACATTATTTCGATGATCCAATTCTCCTAAGAAGAGCAGCAGAATATTTGGAAGTTCTACCAGCACAAAAAGTCTTATATCCGGAACACAGAATATTAGTAGACAATGGTGGATCTATTCTGCCGAATATTAACCAGAAGGAAAACAGGGATTGTACTTAACTTAAGATGTCGAAGAACGTGAAAGAAAAAATTATACCTATTGACTCGCATACCCAAGAAAGTTTTAATGCTCGCGTATTACCGTTGTATTTAGCGCGGCGTTCAGGTGTTGATAACTCTATCGAGCTATTTGATTTACTAAGTCATATCGTTAATATCGTAGCTCCCAGATCGTTTCCATCTGTATCAGAATTTGATGCAGACGATTTGAAATCAAGAGGTAGAGAGTACCTGTGGAAGAAGATTAAGAATAATGATCTTCCAGATATAGAATCAGGGTTCTTCAATTATTTCTATGAATGTATTAAGAATGAAATGCTTCGTGAGTTAAAGGGTATCAATCAGCAGATATTCGAGTCTGGTAACGCTTCTGTTGAATGCCCGTCTATGTCAAAGCTATACACGGTTGATAATGTCGAGAATTACATTACAGCTTACGAGGTATTGCAGAACCTGTATATGGAGATCGTTGCTGAGATTAGATTCGGGGATAATGAGTTCCTTCTTTGCAAATATATTCTATCTCGCATATTGATTTCTGAGGTCATCTCTCCACGTCATATAAAACGTGCTTATGGTATACAAAATTACAAATTCTACGTGGATTATATCCAAGTAAAAATAAAGTCTAAGCTTTATAAATATAGAGACATATTAACCAAGATGGGTTGCAACATAGCAGAGATCTCCCAACAATATTTATTGGAGCCAGAAAATAATGCGGATCTATGATGACGTAAAGATATTCGAAAAATATTCTGGTGGAATTATTGATCCTGTTGAGCTTCTATTGCTGTATTCTTCCCGGATGACTTTACTACCTGAGCTATATGATGCTTTGGGTAGAGAGTATGCACTTAGATTCCTGGACATATTCTCTGGTCGTACTATCAGTATCCCGTCTCAGGAAGCGATGAATCGTGATTTACGCGATGTTGCTATCTTTCTGAGAATTCATAAGAACGATACGCCAGAGCGTAGAAAAGAGATTGCTCAGAAATATGACATCACGTTAGAGAACCTTGATCGTATTTACAAGGCAGTAAATGATGTTGTTTCTAATGTTGCTAAATTCAAGTTTAATGGTTAGAGGTTTATGGAAGACGATACTACGCGAGATCTAGATAAAGCTTTAGATACGATACGAGCTATATGTACAACGAAAGCGACAGAAGCATTAGCCAAAGAAGAAGTTGAGAAGATCCTATCTGACCATCAACTAAAGTTAAAGTTATTCATGGCTGCGTTTTCTCTTAAGCGCGTTAATAGTATTATCCGTGTCGCTAAGATGCAGGATTTCATCGAAGAGAAGCTACTTGATCCTGAACGTTGGAAAAATGCCAGTAATAAAGATTTGCTCAAGCTTCTTGTTAAGCTTAATGACATTGTTGCTCAGAATATGGATTACTTCAGTCAGATTCTTGGCGGTGACACACAGTTTGATCCGAATCTATTAGTTGTTCTTCTCGGTGACAAATCCAAAGCAGAGGATAAGGAAAAGACAGTCAAGAGGTTGGAAGATCTTTCTCCTGAATCACGAGAGAAGATTCGATCTAAATTTTCTGATTTGCTTGGCTCATTAAAGAATGATGGATGATAAAAAACTAACGAAAGAAGAAGAGAACTTACTTAAAAAATTAAGCGATGACTCTAATAATGACACGAGAGAATTTTTCGATTCGTTATCTCTTCATGAACGTGAAGTTGCCTTACAGATTATCAAAGAGATGGAGAGTACTGGAAAGTCTGATACCTATGACCTTCTTTGGGAAACAGACTTTGTGCGGAAACCAGCTACTCCAAAAGAGTTTTTAGAAGATCATGCTTATCTAGGTAAGGATATCACGAGCAAGCTCTATGATCCTTGGAAGGAAGTCTTATGCACAGCGTTGGATGCCAAGAATGAGATCAATGAGTTAGTGTTATCTGGGGCTATCGGTATCGGTAAGTCTACTGTGGCGAATGTGGCTATGATGTATAAGCTATATTCGTTGTCTTGTCTTAAAAACCCACAGAAGTACTACCATAAGATGGAGCACATAACAATCACCTTTGCCTTGTTCAGTGCCACATTGCAGGTGATCTCCAATACAACATTCTCCGATCTTCTCGGTATGTTCAATGCAAGTCCATATTTTAACGAGTTCTATAACTCCAAAGACGCAAAGAAAATCGTACTCCAGGATAAGCGCGTTGACGTGAAACTCGGTAGCCAAGAGTTGCACGAACAGGGATTGCATGTCTTTGCTTGCGTATTGGATGAAACAAACTACATGCGTCAAGCTGGAGAATATCAGCGAGCATTCAACATCTATAGTCAGTTGATGTCTCGTATGAAGTCCCGGTTCATGTACAAAGGTAAAATACCTGGACTCCTCTGTCTCGTTTCGTCTTCGAAGAGTACAGCCGACTATATCGATGACCATATTTCTAAGGTTAAAAACAATAAGAATGCTTTGGTAAAGAGCTTTCCTATTTGGGTTGTTCGTGGATTTAAGAAGGGCGTTTCATCTGAAGTTTATTGCGGGGATACATTCAAGGTTGATTCTGGTGATCAGTTTCATTCACCAAAGATTATTACAGAAGATTCTCCTAGTGTGTCTGGAGAAGAGAATGTAATTGAGATTCCTGTTGAATACCATTCTGAGTTTGAACGTGATATCTATACGGCTTTAAGGGATGTTGCTGGTCGATCCAGTCAACCTAATAATCCTCTTATCCCGAATAAACTATTGATAGCAGCTTGTAGGGATATCACACGTAAACATCCATTTAGTGTTGAATCAGCTATCATCGATATGTCCGATGAGAGTAAGACCATCCAAGATTATTTCCTGGTGGATGAACTCTTCGTCCGGGAGTTTGGCAATTATCGGTTAAAAGTCAATCCTAGTACGTTTAGGTACGCTCACATAGATATCGGGTTGAGGGGTCCAAGTAATGATGGGGACCCTGCTGCTATGTCTGTCGGGCATTATGCTGGTACGAAATCAGTTATAAGATACTTGCCTGATGGTCGGCCTTATAGCATTCCTGCTGTGCAGATCTATATTGACTTTATGATCCAGATGAAGCCACAGAAGGGATCTAAACTTGATATCTCTAAGATCCTGGAATTCATCTTTTTCCTTGAGAACATGGGCATGAATTTCGCTCGTGTTACATATGATACTTTCCAATCTGAGAGCAGTCTACAGACATTACAGAAGCTTAAGATTGAATCAGGGATTCTATCAACGGTAAGAGATGACCATGCATATCTAGAGCTACGAAGTTGTTATACGGAACAGCGTATAAGCGTTTATGAATATCCTCTGTATGAGGAGGAGTTAGCAAGGCTTGAGCATACTCCAGCCAAGAAGAAAGTTGACCATCCTCCCAGAGGTAGTAAGGATATAACCGATACCGTTGCTGGTGTCGTTGAAAACATAATCATGCACGAGAATACAAGTATTACTGAACGAGAAATTATTGATTCTGAAGAGATGTTAAAACTTCAAGACCTTCAGAACAGAAGAGATAATGAAGACATGTTCATTCTAAACGATTACGAGCGGAATCTAGGCGAATTCGATGATCGTGAGATGACAGATTTGATATAAACAAAAGGGATCAAAATGGGAATTAGGGCTAGTGTTTCTGAATTAGTACAAAAATATTTTGGGTACTCCTTACCAAGCTATGTGACTTCTGATCAGACTTCAAAGGAAGATTGGCAGACACCTACATATGAATGGTATTTGGATGCTATTAAGATCGGGCATTCAAGGCAATTACTCTATACTGATGTCGAGGAAATGGATAACTACTCTGACATTTGCGCTGCTTTGGATATTTACTCCGATGATGCCTGTCAACATGACTACCAGACAAGTAGAACAATATGGGTGGATTCTGCGGATAATTTTATTTCTGACACCTTAAATGAGATGTTTGATAATCTTCAATTCGAGGATTATATCTGGGGCTTCTCTCGTTCTCTTGCCAAATATGGCGATCTCTTCTTGAGAAACTATATTAAGGAAGATGACGGCATTGTTCATCTGGAATGGTGTGATCCTAAGATTGTCTCCAGGGATGAGGATAAGTTCAGGGTCCTGCGTGGATATCAGATCTCTTCTAAGACTTCATCAAAGAATCCCGCTGACTCTATGTTCCAGCCTTGGGAGATTACTCACTTTAAAGTTCCAGGTCGATATATCCAAGCGAGCTATGGTGAGAGCATGTTGAATGGTGCTCGTTTGACATGGAAGCAATTGAAGCTGATGGAAGACGCTGTTCTTTTATATCGGTTGCGCCATGCTCCTGATCGTATGATCTTTAAGATTGATATCGGGGCTATGCCTATTGAAGAGGGTTTCGATCTTCTAAATCGGTATAAGGCACTTAACCGGAAGCATCGTTTTGTTGATCCATCAAGCAAGGAATTTAGAACTCGCAATAATCCTCTTGGGTCTGATTCGGATATCTATTTTCCGACACGGCCAAATTCAAATAGCGATGTGACAAAGATTCCTGGTTCAGCAAACGTATCCCAGATCTATGATATCGAGTACATGATGATGAAGCTTTATGGTTCTCTTAAGATTCCTAAAGCTTATATGAGCCAAGAGAAAGATTCCGGATGGAAGTCTGGTGCTGCATTGTCTCAGCAGGATCTTCGTTATGCTCGTACAGTTAGACGGTTGCAACGAGGTATGATCTTAGGTGCGCGTCGTCTTTGCAATATCCATCTTGCTGCTAAGGGTATCGATCCTTATAAGCATGAGTTTGCTGTTAGAATGACTAATGTGTCTAATCTTGACGAACTCCAGGAAGTTACTATCCTGAAGGAAAAGCTCGAAGCTGCTAAAGGTCTAGCTGAGGTTGCTGAGTCTCTTGGCGTAAATAAACAGGCTATGATCGATTTCGTGTTTGAATCTTTGCTGTCCCTTCCTGAAGAGACGGTTAAGAAACTTCGGTTAATCAAAGCCGAGAAAGAGGGTAGCGAAGAAGAGTCTAAAAAGGTGCTGGATAACCTGGATGTCATTAATGAGGCTGTCCAACACTATATCGGTAAGAAGCCATTATTAAAAGAAGCTATCATAAACGATATCGATAAGGCACAACTTGAAGCTGCTTCTAGAGGTGGTTATCTTAATAATAAGGCGTTCAGGAAAATAGGCGCTGACGCTTTGCCGAGTAAGGGTCAAAAATCGTTACGAGATCAAAATGAAACCCAATCTTAGAAAGAAAATGGAAGATGTAGATAGAAAGTTACTCTTTGTTCTATCTAGCTATGAAGAGGTAAAGGATCAGGTTGTATTTCCTGCCTCTATTTTGGATACACTATATTCGTTGCAAAGGGAGTTGCAAGAGATTCAAAAAATATTAACCTAAATTCGAAGTCTTTGCGTCTTGCAAAATATGAATGAGATAAATGTAAATCGACAATATATTGAATCGCTTTATAAAGAGTATTTATCTAGGCTCAAACATGGCGAAGCGGCTATTCGTGTTGCTGCTGATCTGTTTGAGAATGTTAATGATCTTCTTGGATATTCCGCTAAGCGTGTTGATGACGAATCAATTAAAGTCCTCAAAAACGATGGCACAGAATATACTTTATCAATAAAGGAAGATACGGTTACATGTAACTGTATTGGATTCCAACATCGCAATCGGTGTAAACATACCGCGTTTGCGAAAATACTAACAAAGGAGAAATAATATGTTTTCAAAGGTAGTGTCGTTTCTTACAAGTCGTCCGGCTTGGCAGGTGTTCGTTGGTGGTATTCTTATGGGATATCTTACTCGGTTCTGTCACTCTTGGATCTTGACTGTAGCCAGCATTGCTCTTGCTGCGTTTCTTGCTAAGAAGGCAAAATAGGATCTAATTCGGAAAGAAAGGGAGCCAGATGTCAGAACATTCTGTAGAGACCTTGCAATTGGCAAGGTTGATTCTTGATGCAGCAAAGTTGATGGTAGATCTTCCAGAAGAGACAAAAGTAAATATTCTAACCGAGCGCAATATTACAGTCTTCCAGATTGAAACCAATAAAAAGGATATCGGGAAGCTGATCGGTAAGGGAGGTCGTAATATCCAGTCTCTTCGTCGTATTGTTAGCTCAATTGGCGCGAAATTGAGTTGTAACTGCATGGTCGAGATCAAAGATGACCATAGCTTGACTTATCGTAAAAACAAGTCGGCATCAACTGAAGAGTAAGCTTAATTTAAAGGTGCAAGGTGATGGTTAATTCTGTCACCTTGCATTTTTTTGTCTTTATTTTTTACAGGTAATATTAAACATTTACTTATTGACAAAATAGATAGTGCAGTTTATAATAACAGTTGACAGTGTGATTAGGGGATCAAAATCATACTGAATTTTGGGCAGGAGGAACAAAAATGGACAGATACGCTCACTTTCTCTTTGATGATGGTGAATCGATTATCGAGTCCCTTATTAAGGGCGTAGATGAGGATTTAGAGGCTATTATCAAACTTCCGAATACGGATGACCGTAAGGAGCGGATTGCCTTTCTTGAGGGGAAGAGGGCGGCATATAGGCTGATTCTGTCTACTTGTAATCATGAACCAAAGGTTTTGCGTTAAAGGGCAGTTAAACCTTAAATTGGAGGCTACAATGAATGTTCACTTAAATGTGTATATCATCATGTCCACCTTAGTTTTCATGTTTCTGGGTATGATCTGGAAGACGAGTGATTGGGTTAATCTCTTCCTAAAGTTTGTGTTTATCATTATGGTTCTCTTTGGCATTTTTATGTATCTGTCTACAAATGGATACATAATTAATGTGGTCGAAGTTCAATAAAAAGTACTTGACAAGTTTATAAAGTACGGCTATAATATCAGTGTGGGAAATACTAGTGTCGAAAGCCTAGTACGCCCGTCAAAGGGTGGATAAGAAGGGTTCACCTATTCCGCGACCTTTTTAAATGAGGCGACAAATGGATAAGATTAGCCGAGAGATTATCAGATCGTTAGTTGATGATACGATAAAGCGATTTGAGGCTGAACTACGGGATCTACTTCTCCCTTCTCTCATCGAGGAAGGGGAGTTAACCAGAGAGGTTCAAAATTTCCGGGAAAAGATCATCGGGGCAATTTGATTGAAGGGGCGGTGTAATAGGCAGGCGCAAAATAAACGGTGAACTAGCGTGGCGGTCGAAAGGCTTCTTGATACTACCTATTACCCGACAGGGGTTAATAAGCCTGTGTTTCCGGCCCCCTTTTTAATCCGACTTGGAGGGCAGAATGAGAGAAAAACCAGAATACGCCAAAGAAGAGCACTTCGAATTTCTGAATGAGCTTAGACTTTCAGGCAAAGTCAACATGTTTGGTGCTCGCCCTAACCTGATGCGGAAGTTTCCCTATCTCAACGGGGATCAAGCCCTTGACATTCTGACTTACTGGATGGAAACCTTTTAACTCGATTGGAGGTATCCAATGTATCATGAAGAAAAGGTGATCTGTGGGGTTTTGCATTGGCGTGGAACTCCAGATGGAGAATGGCATGTCTATTCTGCTGAGCAGTTGACATCAAGGATCTTGGAACTTAAAAAGGAGCTTGCGAGTAAGGAGGAACATGAAAACTCTTATGTTGTATGAATCTTTTTTAGAATCAGCTAGATTCTATCTCCTTGATGGCGATTACTCCAGATTCGATAAGATCTACATCAACGATTCTGGCTGTGATGAAGCTCTCTGCGATGAACTGAGCAACTTTATGTTTGATGATGTCCTGATTGAAGAGAATCACAAGCCTATTCAGTTTGGTCCGGATGTTAAGTTTGATATCTTCGTACAGTGTGGCATTCTACCTTAATGATAAAGATTTTTTAAAAAAGTACTTGACAAATTTATAAGATCCTGCTATACTATAAAAAGTTTAAGATTTGGTGGGTCGGAGTCAATGGGTTATCTTGGATAATACCCCATGACGAAAAAATTATCCACCAATAGGTTAGATGGGTCGCTGTTGATGGGTTATCAAACATATTATATTGATTAATCTCCCATTGACGACAAAATTATCCATCTTTAAATATGTGGGTCGATTTTCAGTTGGTTATCGAATTTGAATCGAGAGACATGGGTTCGAATCCCATACGCTAGTTATGCTGGCGTTAGCTTAGTGGATAGAGCACTTTCCGACTGATACTAACTTATCCACATTTAATTTAACAATTTAGCGGGTCGCCATTAGTCGATTATCGCCTGGAAAAATATTTCGATTAATACATACTAATCCGCTATTAAAAATCCCTAAGCTCAGTCGCTAAGCGTCTGAGAGGGTCGCCAAGCGTCCCGTCTTAGGTGAGATCCCGCATCCATGATAATATCTGCCCATATTGTCTGGATACCACCTCCTCAAAATGGCATGATGGCCTATAAAGCTGTCATGCCATTTTTCTGTCTTTTTTCCGAAATTCTTATAAAAATCTTTATTCTTTACCAATTAATTTACCAAATAAGCTGGTTTTTAGTCTCCTTCTCTATTGACAAAATAAATAATACTGATATAATAATAGTTAATTAGACAATAAGCGGAGGGAGAAAATGAAAAAATACTGGCCGAGTCAATTAAAACCTGGAGATTCCTTTGATTATGATGGGGCGCGGTTCATTGTAATCAGCACACACCAACGCCCCTTCAATTTTTGGGAGGTCGTTGTCACGAATCGTTTAATGGGCGGTACTAAGTCGGTTTGGCTGAAAACGACTGAACAAGTTGTGGATGAGCATTATGATGAAGTTACCAAAGCTCCTTCACAGGGTAGATAAAAATGATTGCATATCTGACAGATGGCAAAGAGATTTTCAAAGCAGAAATAATTAAATCCATAGATGAACTAAAGGAATTAAATAAACATTCTAAAAAGTCTACTGATGGAAATCTTTTTTGGGTAACAAGGAAGGATTTCAAATAATAATGGAGGGTTCGAACATGAAATTCTGTGAGACAAATCCATCTGGAAAAGTCTGTGATATCTGCAAGGGAAATAGAAATCAAATGGATATGCACCTCGAACCTTTCTGTAACTTTTGTGCAATCGCAATCTGGGACTTTTATTACAATCATGGTGGAAACATTGCTGATGCCGTAGAAGCTATCTACCAACAACGATATAACCTGTACAGTGATGGCATTATAAACTTTTAAAAGCGGAGGGAGAGATGATTACTCAAGGTAAAAATGAAAGCCGGTTACTGTATCTTCTGCGGGTTGCTACCGTCTATATTGAGGCGCACCCGGACTACGAAGTTGATTATGATGAGACAACTTGTGATGGGTATTGTCTGGCTGATGAGCTTCGTAACGAAATTGGGGAATTGCAGAGAAAGTCTGACACAATGCAATGTCCAGAATGTTTCTTTACGTTCAAACAAAGTTAAGGAAGGGGTATGCCATGGCAGAGCCAATTAAAAACGAGGAATCAAGCCTGTATCAACGATGTAACTTTCAGGAGACCACATACTTTAAATCCGTTGATGCTCTCACTATTATAGAGGTCCTTATCAAGGAAGTTGAGAATCTCCCAACCGAAATGAAGAGGGCAACTGAATATTATGAGCATGCTGAGCCGGATGAACGTGAGGGAAAGCATCCTTATTTCGATGCAGAAGAAAAGATTGATCAGTTGACCATGAAGCTTAAGGAAGCTAAAAAAGAGATACAAATCCTGCGGATCTGTGGAGATTAAGGGGGTTGAGATGACTGAAAATGAGGCATACGAGGAGAAGCGCCGACAAGCTATTGACAATCTTAAGAAGTTAGGGTTAAAATCAATCCCACTTTCTGTTGCAGCTACTGTGCTTCCAATCATCCCAGAATGGGAAAAATTCCAGAAAAAGAGGAAAAGAAAGAAGAAAAAGACTAAGTAATATCCCTTTGGCTATTGACAAAACAGATAATACTGATATACTATAGTTAAAACAACGAGGGCTTAATATGGGTTACAACTTCGAAAAATCAGATTGTGACAACTGCGGGGTTACTCAGAAGGAGCTTGATAAGGAGCCGTCGAAATATGGGGTTTGTCCTGATCGGCAGAATTATCTGACCGAGAGAACTGGAGGATATGATACTTCTTTACATTTGTCCGCTGATGGTGGGGTCTTATGTCCTAAGTGTCATCGTGAGAAGGAAATTGGCCGTATTTTCTCTAGCAGATAGGAGACACAATGAACACCGATTATGTGCTATTCGGAGATGTCGCTAGAAAGCAACTAGGAATGCAAGCTCAGTATGCTTCCCGTTATGTCGATGGCAGATTCGGTTGTGCAAATCTAGGAAAAGATCTTAGATTCCTAGGTGATGTAGATGACTATCATTCTCTTCAAATCCATAAAGATGACGTGTCTGAATTCGTTAAGAGATTCAAAGGAATAAGGAGATCAACCAATGGACATTAAAGGAGAAAGCGCATACTGCCCTTCATGCAACGAAGAATTTTATGATCGTTACGATCTCCGCATGCATGAAAGATTTCACTGGAACCATGAGTTATTCCCGACATGGGAAGCGTACATTAATCAGATGCTGCCACACAAAGATGCAAAAGCCCTTGTTAACAATCTGGTGTTGTTAACTCGTAAGCAATGGTTTCTCTGCTTCCTTCCTGAGAAGCGTAAATATGCTGCCTGCAAAGCTTCCATGAAGCAGGAATACTTGCAAAAAGGATATGTCTTCTTTCTCCCCTCTGAAGACAAAATGCAATCTCTTTTTACTTATGCCTAAAATAACTGGAGGATAATGTATGTGTGATTATCGTGAAGCATGGAGTGGGAAATGTAAGAATGATGATGCACAGCGATGTTTTACCCACCAGGATAAGGTATGTATAGTCTGTGGTAATACCGCTACACATGACTGCGAGGAGACAGTCTGGGTTGTCTGTGGCTTTCCTTTGTGTGATGATTGCGAGCATAGGATCTCTCCAGAGGGTGATAATGGTGGTACTGCTTATCTTGGAAAAAATGGGCATTGCCGAAAGAAGGAGCAGAAATATCTTCCATGGTATATGCGTGAAGATCCAGAAAAACCCTTTTCTGATATGTTGAAACTTCTGGTTGAGAAATGGAAGCGTGAACGAGGGATGGTCTAACTGAAACGACAAGGAGGAATATTATGGATAAAAAATGGCGCGACTCGGAAATTGCGATGGTGTTGTCCTCGATACAGATTGATTTGGAGCGGGAATTATTTCAAGCTTTCGTTGATTCAAACGAACTTATGAAAGACATCCCGGCTTCCGACTTCCAGAAGGATGGTGTTATCAAGAAAGCACTGTCTTTGGCATTAAAGAGGGCATATCCAGATAGAGAGATCAAGTTTGTCTAGACATCCAAGGAGGGAATGACAATGGCGATGGAGGCATACGGCGGGTTCAATATTTATGATGACTGTGATCAATGTAAGAGGAAATCAGAATTGTTTACTACACACTCTGACAACATATATCTCTGTCATGATTGTTTGGAAGATGTTTCTTGTGTAGCTCTCTCTAAGAGGGAGATCAGTACGATATTTGCTGCACTTTCGTATTGGCAAAGTGGTATTGAAGTTGATGAAGAGGGGGTTTTAGATGTGTCTGTGCCTGAAGCACACGCACCTATTACCCTCAAAGAAATTAACCATCTTTATGAGAGGTTGATGCCATGAGAGAGATCTTAACTCCACCCGGATATCCGAGATGTTATATTTGCAGGGGACAATGCAGAACTCACAGGTATAATCCTTGTTTTAAATGCCAAGGATTGGGATTCCTGTTAGCCAAACAGCTTAAAAAGAGGATCGATGCAGTTTTTTACGCGCAACTGTTAAAGGATCAAGCGCCAATTATTGCTGCAATAAGACTTGCAAAAGCCAACAAACGGGCGTTAAAAAAGGTGCAACATGAAAAATACAGAAGCTGAATTCGAGAGTAATATAGTTTATTTCCTGCTTGGAATGTTTGATCCAGAATATCAGAAAGAGTTTGGATCAAAATATAGTAAAAAGATTGACGATTATTTGGAAAGAAGGAGAAATCTAAAAACATGAAACGTGCGAGCTATAGAGAGGGTATCGAGATTATTGCTTTAAATGATGAGCCTACAATTTTGGATGTTGAAGAGATGATCGGCTTTCCATCTGTTATGCTGCTGGCTGAGTTATTCGGTGTAACTCAGGAGAAAGTTGCCGGAGATATTATCAAGTTTCGGAGGAGACAGTCAGATGATTCTGAAAGAAGCTGAGTATTTGGCTTTGGACCTGTTAATTAAACATCAATTAAACATGAAGGGCTGGCGCTTTAAATTTGACCGGGCAAAGAATCGCATGGGTCTATGTCGATACGGTCATAAGTGTATCTCCCTTTCCAGAGTCTTAACCTTTAAAGCTTCTGAAAAAGAGGTGGAGGATACATTATTGCATGAAATAGCGCATGCATTAGTGGGTCCTGGATTCGGTCATGGAAAAGTGTGGAAGCAAATGGCGCGTAAAATTGGCTGTTCTGCTGAAAGATGTCATAACGTTAAAATTACATACAAGTATATTCTTCGTTGTGAAAAATGTGGGAAAGTAACAGGTAAGCGTAATAGAAGGAAGAACCTTGTTCATATATCTTGCGGTGGGCGTATTTTGTACTTTCCTTATATTCCAGACAGTGAAGAAAATGTGTTGACAAAATAAACAATGCTGCTATACTTATAGTTAATTAAATAGGGAGGTTACAATGATCCTGGCAATTGTCGATAGTCTTAGGTTCAAAGAGAATAAACTCACTCAGACAGTCCATTATTACGAGAACTGTAAAAGGCTTGAGTTTACCTATTTTCTAGAAAGACAAGGCTCTCTTCCAGCAGTAATAGCAGATACAAAGGAAGAAGCTATCGAAAAGCTGAGGGAAGCTATCAAGAATTATCTATCAACTTGCGTGTGGGGTAAACCAAATGCAAAAGATTTCGTGTTCTCTATCAGGTATGATTTTACATTAAAGAATCTTATCAACTTTCCACCTTCCTGCGTATCGCCTGAGATCGAACTCGAACCTGTTGAATAATGGAGTTAACAAAATTGGACATCTACCTTGACGATACAAGAGAACCTTTGGGAGAAGGTGTTGTATGGGTGACAAATTTTAGACAAGCTGCACGATTATTGTCTACTGGTAATGTCGAGTCCATATCATTAGATTATGACTTGAGCTACCAACCACTCTGTAGGGTTTGTCTCGTTAAATGTAGCTTTGAATGCGATTGTGACTGTCACAGTGAGCCGGGAACTGGTCTTGACGTAGTAGAACACATGATAAAGACTAATATCTGGCCATTAAGAATCTATATCCATTCTAGCTCCCCAAAAGGTAGGGATCTCATGTTTGATAAGATCCTGTTACACGGACCATATAAAAAACATGATAGATTAAGGATGTATTTCGAATGCCCTTGACAAAACAAATAATACTGGTATACTAATAGTTAATTAGACAACAAACCAGGGAGTGGACAATGGATAACCTGAATGATTTAGAGAAAGCGTTAGCTGGCGGTAGAGGAGATGTCGATTTTTATCTTGGGAACGTCACTGTCGATGAATTTATTAAACACATCGAAGAGATCAAAAAGAAAGCTGCATTAACTACCGATGCAGGTGTTCTTAAGGCGAAGATTTTAGAATTATTTAACAACGAAAAATAATCGGTAGTAAAAGATCTGCTACAGGGGATAACGAAAAATGGATAACTTCCAGGAAAAGTTTTTTAAAACCTTCAAAGGTGAATGTTTCGGTATCGGGCTATATGAGGATGATGGCTATATCCTCTTTAAAGTGATCGTGGAAGATGATGGTAACTGGTTTGAATCAACAAATGGTGGGAGCGGTTACTGGCTAGAAGATTTGATGGAGGAAATGTCTGCTGCTCAGCGATATCTAGCACTCGAATGTATCAGGGATGATGGTGGATTTAAAAGAAAACAATAAACACTGGAGATGACAAAATGAAGAATTTTAAATGGACCATCGAAATTGAAGTCTCTGAGACTTGGGTTCGGGATGGATTCAACCTTGATAAGGGCGGCATCACTCACATGTTATCAAGTCTCTTACCGTTTGCTTATGAACATGAGTTTAGCGGCAAAATAATCTCTGCTCCAGATCCGAAAGAAATCGAAAAAGCACAGTCATAGGAGGGTTTACAGATGAAACCAATTATGCTGATGATTCTTGTGATCTTGGTATCAGGTTGTGGAAATGATTCCAATAATGCGCCTGCAACTGCTGTGTCGGCAGGTGGAGCATATTTCGATTCCTCTGTATACACAATGCTGGACAACGTTTTCGAAGATGTCAAGAAATGCATGGCTGATGAGGGTTTTCCTTCCGACAAGGGAAGCACAGCAGATTTGACTATTGTTATGATGTGGGGTGATACCTTTGATTGTGTTGATCCAGTTACGAATAAACCAACTAGATGTACTGGAGAGTTTATTTCACAAGGCGCGATAATCAAAGTCACTCACACATTTGAATCTGTCCGGCATGAGTACATTCACTTCTTGCTGGAGAAGAATACAGGAGATCTAGATCCGGCGCACAAACATGCTACTCTCTTTCAGCATTGTCAGGTAAGGTAGCATAAAATATTTTCAAAAATTCTAACTTTACTATTGACAAACCAGATTCACCCTGGTATATTGGAGGTCAATAATGAATGTATCAGAAAAGAGTTATCCAGGATTAAAGAGGTATATCACAGATAAATGTTACTGCTCCCATGAAAGACAGATGCATGGTGTTGTTGGTTCTATAGTTAATGGGACCAAGTGTAACATATCAAACTGTTACTGCAATAATTTCAAGCTGAAGGAGAATCATGCCGTACATAGCACAAGATAGAAGAAGGGCGATTGTCAAGAAAGCCTACCTTGATATGACAGAGATTGATAAGGCAGGAGAGTTGAACTATGCCATTACTATATTGATTCAGCAGTATAGTCATAACAAAGGTAAACTGTCGTATCAAACTATCAATGATATCATCGGTGCTCTCGAAGGGGTGAAGCAGGAATTTTATAGGCGTGTCGCTGTTCCTTACGAGGAAGCGAAGATCAAAGAGAATGGAGAAGTCTACTGGAACACGTATTCCCCTGATGAGGAATAAGGTCAAATGACCAAACTTAGCAACAATCATTGGATTTTAGAAGACTATGTACAGCGTATGCCTGTGTGTGACTGGAAGAAGCTTTTAATGCAGGGGCAAGACCGCATAATTTTTTATGGTAGGATGCGTACCCTTAAAGCTAAAAATGTGGGGTACGGTATTGTGGATGTTTATAAAAGCAAGGAGGAGTGATTATGAAGATCGGATTTCGCACCTTTAAACTCATTCACATGCGTTCTTTTAGCTTTGATGTCTTTCATTTCGATGATATGACGATACTTTCAGCAATATTTTGGAACCGTAGTTTTAGCATTGACATTGGACTTAAATAGGAGAAATAAAAAATGAAGGGACCCAAGAAGTTAAAAAAGCGTTCTGAACGGTCATTTAACAATCGCAAACGTGAGCAGGATCGGCTTAAGAAACTACTCCGAAAGGCTTTGAAGCGTAAACGTGTTCTTCAGGCGCAAAGCAATACAGAGCTTTTAGATAAGACTCTTAACCAGATTCAGCACCTTGAGAACCAGCTTCGATTTAGTAAGTCTGTCTCGGACGATAAGACAGTCACGCTCTTTGATCATGAAGAGGCGCTTCCATTAGCATTAGCGTTAGCGGGTAAACTGTGAGATGGCAACATACTGGTGCGGTGAGCATTTCAGACCTTTTGAGAATGATTTAAATATTGACGCATTACGGGCAACTGAAATGCTTGTTGCGAAGGTATTAACAAATGAAAAATTTCTCACTACTTTCAATCTGGAGATTGAGCATTTAAAAAGTATACCAATCCTTACTGTTAGGGAGAAGCTTATACAGGTAACACCTATATGCTGTTTTGTTGGTGATGATATTGTAAGAAGTGTGTTCGAAGCGTGTAAATCTGAATATAAACAGGAGTGACAACATGAAATTAAAAACTTTTTTATTCGCAGTTTTAACCGTTCTTTTCTTCCTGACACCTTTAGCTCATAGTAAGGATCTTCCTGAAACTGTCGAGATCCGAGATCTTTTAGATCATAGCGAACGGTATGATGGGAAGCGTGTAATTGTCTTCGGTACTCTGCGTGGTCTTCCCGTTCGTAAGAGTCGGTCTGGTATACCATTGTATGAATTCGAGGTTCGAGATCCAAAGGATACATCATCTGAACATAGCGGCATTACAATTGTGTTAAATGATGATTCAAACACGGATAAGAAATTTAAAGTAGATGAGAATGTTATCGTGCAGGGTGTCTTTCATAGCAACTTGTTCCAAGGCGGTCTTCCTTTTTATTCTGCCATTCTCGTTGAAATCTTGTCAAAAGATGTTGGGGCTTCCAAATGAAGAACTTTATAATCGCTTGTTTAATTTTGTTGGTTACTACAGCAACGAGTTTTGCTTCTCCAATTCCAGGTGTCACGGATGAGGCATTCGATCTCGCACGTAGCGGATTTGGCCGTACACTTAAAAATCTGGATGAGTTTACCAGTAATAAAGAAAAGATGGTAGATACTCCATTGATTCTAAATGATGTTAAACTTGAATTCAAAAGTGTGAATGTAGAGTTTATCAAAGGTGAAGTTGCTTATGAGTTTACGATTATAAATGTCGTAACTTTAACGAAAGAATCAATGGAGGTCGTAGCTACAACTCGAACACCAGAATATGGCGCTATGCCATTTCCTTTTAGTTCATTGAAGAATAGGTTAACCACAATTATCTTCGTCTATAGCTCGCTCGATAAGAAGATACATTTGGCTGGTGTTTCTCCATCAAGAAATGAAGGTAGCCTGTAATGTTGGCAACATTAACAGATGGTCCATTAGTTGACAAAAAGATTGTTTTAGGTAATACTGTATCAGATCCACCAGTTGTTCTTGAATTCATAGCTGAGAATCAAGAGCGTGATGGTCATGGGAATGTGAGGTCAATAGGCGAGATTATCACATTGATCTATAAATTCATGTCTTTGGATTCTGAGATAACAGAGGATGGAGTATTAAAAGTTTGCAAGTATAGTTTCGAGACTTATGGTAGGCACGATATTTCTTAAGATATTTTATCCTACCATATTGGATTAAGCGTCTTGCGGGTGAAAGTGGGTCAATTATCTACTTAATAAAAGGAGAGATCAAATGGCGAAATACACAAAGCATTTCCAAACGAAGCAGACCAAACAAACTGAACCGATTCCCGGTAAGAACCAGGTGAAAAATAATGCTGGTGGTTATACGTTCAAGATTACCCCAGAGGCGCAGTTTAAGCGATTCTTGATTCTTGGTAGTGATGGTGGTAGTTATTATCAGACCGAGAATGACTTGACTGTTGAAAATGCTGAGAATGCAGTTGAGTTTATTAAGCAGGATGGCGTTATGGCAGTAAAGCTTATTGCTGAAATCTCAGATCAGGGTAGAGCAGCTAAGAATTCACCGGCTATCTTTGCTCTGGCTCTTGTTTGTACATTCGGTAGCCCTGAAGCAAAAGCTTGCGCGTATAAGGCGATTCCTGTTGTGTGCCGTATCGGTACTCATATCTTTGAGTTTTGCCAGTACATTCAAGATCTTCGTGGGTGGAGCCGTGGGCTTAGAAAGGGTGTTGCTTCTTACTTTGAGAAAAAGGTTGCTGATTCCAATCTGGCGCTTGACGTTATCAAGTATCGTCAGCGTGATGGTTGGACACATAAGGATGTTCTTCGTTTGTCTCATCCTTCAATCAGCGGTAATGATGTCAACTCGGTTTTAAAGTGGGCTGTTGGTAAAGAGGTTACAGAGAAAAACGCGCTCATCAGTGCATTTGAACAGATTCAGAAGACGACCAATGTTAATGAGGCTGTTAAGCTGATTGAGGAGAATAACCTCCCTCGTGAAGCTGTTCCTACGGATCTGCTTAATTCTGCGGATATCTGGAATGCTTTGCTTGTTAAAATGCCGATGAAAGCCATGATCCGCAATCTTGGAAAAATGACTTCCATTAACCTTCTTAAGTCTAACTTTGGTGAACAGGAGAAGAGAGTTATTGCTTCTCTTACTAATGTAGAGGCTTTGAGCAAGGCACGTATCCATCCTCTGGATATCCTTGTTGCTCTTAAGATCTACAGTCAGGGTCATAGTGAAAGAGGATCTCTCTCATGGCGTCCTGTTCCTGGTATTGTTGAAGCTTTGAATGAGGCTTTCTATCTTTCTTTCAAGAATGTAGCTCCACTTGGTAAGAACTTCCTTATCGGACTTGATGTCTCTGGGTCTATGTCTAGCCGTATTTCAGACAGCAATTCATTGACTTCACGTGAAGCAACTTCAGCTATTTCTCTGTTGCTGGCCCGGACTGAGAAGTCGGCAGAGGTGTTTGCTTTCTCTAACTCGTTCATGCCGTTGACTGTTCACAAGAATCTGAGCCTTGAGGGATTGATGCGTAAGACAGAAAGTCTCCCATTCCAGGGTACTGATTGTGCTCTTCCAATGTTGCATGCTACCCGTAATAAGATTGACAACATTGATTGTTTCATCGTGTTAACCGATAGTGAAACGTGGGCTGGAAATATTCATCCTAGCCAAGCTTTACTTGATTATCGGAGACAGTTTAATCCGGAAGCCAAATTGATTGTTTTGGCAACTGTTCCTTCTGCTTTCACGATTGCTGATCCGACCGATGCAGGCTATTTGGATATCGCTGGATTCGATTCAAGCGTGTATTCGGTCATGCAAGAATTCCTGAAAGGATGGTGATCATATGAGCACATTAAAAGTAGAGATCTGTAGAATTGATGGTGTGGAAAAGCATCCTAATGCCGATAGGCTGGATATTGTCAAGATTGCCGGTTGGCAATGTGTCACACAGAAAGATGCTTTTAAGGTAGGGGATTCCTGCGTCTACATACCGATTGACTCGATATTGCCCCTCGAAGTTGAGAGTAAGATCTTTGGTCCTGATTCTAAGATTAAGCTTGATAAATCTAGGGTCAGATCAATTAAACTTCGTGGTGCCATTTCACAGGGTATGGCTGTAAGACCATCTACTCTCGGTATTCCTGATGATCAGGATGTTGGTACAGATGTTTCTGAGATTCTTGGCATTAAGAAATATGAACCGCCTACCAGGGAGGTGTCTCATAACAGTCAGCTTAATCCTAAACCAAAGCGAAGCTGTAATCCTAATTTCAAGAAGTATACTGGTATCGAGAACTGGAAATGGTATCCAACACTTTTCGATAGCACAGAAGAGGTCGTAGTTACAGAGAAGATTCATGGTACAAACTTCCGCTGTGGCTATATTCCTTACTGTGCAAATACTTGGTGGAAGAAGGTTCTGAAGTTTCTTCACCTTACACCTCAGTATGAGTTTGTGTATGGTAGCCACAATGTTCAGTTGCAGAATAAACTGCGCTATAAAGGCTACTACAGCAATAACGTGTATCTTAAAATCGCTAAGCAATATAACCTTGAGTCTGTTCTGAAGAACTTTCCTGGTTTTGTTGTATACGGGGAAATCTACGGTGATAGGATACAGAAGGGATATAATTACGGGTGTGGTACAGGAGAGCATAAGCTCGTTGTTTTTGATGTCATGCACGATGGCAGTTATCTAGACTTTCCTGTCTTTAGTGTTTTTTGTAATTTGAGACGGCTACCTATGGCCCCTGTTGTTTATCATGGCCCGTATGATGGCGATAAGATTCTGTCCCTTACCAAAGGCAATTCTGTTCTCTGTCCTGAGCAGAGGGTTCGTGAGGGAGTCGTTGTGAAACCATTAAAAGAACAGATAACATTTATGGGTAGAAAGATTTTAAAAGTCATCTCTGATGATTATCTGTTGAACAACGATAACACTGACTTTCATTAATATTTAGGGGAGTATATGTTAAAGGATGTACACACAATAGTAGCTTGCTTTAGCTGTGATTTAGACAAAGAAGTAAGGGAGTATCTTTCCAGGGGTTGGCATCTTGGTGATCTCTCTGTTACGGAACTTAATGGTGAACTTAAGTTTGTGCAACAAATGTTGTTTTATGATGAGACTTATTAAGGAGAATAAAAATGATCGATCAATCTAAAATGGAACAAGTAAGAGAATTCGGTGAATTGTTTGAGCAATATTCACGTAATAAAATTATGGCCTATTTCCTCAGTAGCGGTGATCTGCTTATTGGTATGGTAGCAGAGGAACAAGCCGATCAGGATTGCATAACAAAGGTTCTGCTGATTAAACACGCTACTGCAATTTTCCCAATGGAGAGTAACCTTGCCGTTCCTGGTCAACAGGTTGCGAACATGACTCCTTTTGCGATGCCGACTAATATCAAGGTCCCGATTAACCGTTTCTTTGTCAACACAAAGGCTGTAGTTGGGAGTGCCGTACTTAATAGTACCGAACCTCTCTTCGGTCATTATCTCGGTGTCATAGTAAGATCTGAGTTTGAAAAGCGTATGAAAAAGGAAGAAAAAGAGCCGTCAAGAATTATTCATCCATAGGATCGTCATGAAGAAGTTTTTTCAAAAGCTGATATCTCTATTTCGTCAGCGCAACGATGTAAGACTAAAGTTTGTTTATTTCTATCGTGAGGATGGATTCATAATGGCTATCGACAGCAACTTAGTCATTTGGTACTACGATACAAAACAGCAAACTTGGTATATGCGTTGGGGTAATAAGGTTAGCTTGGATAATCCTTATTCTGTTATTAATCCTTATACAAAAAGGTCTGGTAAATGACACCGGAAGAGTATATTGCACAGGTTAAGATTACAGAGTCAACTGATTGGGACGTTATCTCTGGTAGATTGAATAACATAGAAACATTGCGACTCCTTCATTCTGCTGTTGGTTCGTCAACAGAGGCTGGAGAAGTATTGGATATTATCAAAAAGCATGTCTTCTATGGGAAACCGCTCGATAGGGAGCACCTTAAAGAAGAATTTGGGGATCTCCTTTGGTACGCTGCTATCGGTATGGACATCTTGGATTTTTCATTTGAAGAGGTAATGAAATCTAATATTGATAAGCTGCGGGTTCGATATGGTAAGAAGTTTAGCGAACACGCTGCATTGAACCGTATAGAGCATAAGGATGAATCTTTAGAATGACAGTTTTCATTATTTTATTAGTGTCAATTATCATTGGATCTCTCATTGATTGGTTAATAGGTCTTTTTATAGATCGATTTTAACGGAGTATAAAGATGGCAAAAGATAAAGAGTCTCATTCAGGGAAAAAGCATGGTACAAGAATTATCTCATGTACCTGTACAAATGCTTTCCAGGATAAACAACACGGCCATGGAAAGCGTGTTGGTAACTATACAAGTAAACAGACTGCCCGTTGTACAGTGTGCGGGAAAGAGCATTAAATGGGCTATTTACTCGCGTTATTACTATTCCCAATAATCTGGCCTTTCATAGCTAAAGCTATATGGTCAAGGGATATTACTATTAAGGAAATGCTCCTTAATATCGTAATAGTAATAGTCCTGATTATTCTAGCATGGGAAACAACATCCTATGTAAGCATGCTAGATACCGAAATCTGGAATGGCGAGATTCTATCTAAACATAGGGTTCATGGTTCATATGTTCGTTCTTATAGCTGCAATTGTACAACTGATTCAAAAGGCAATCAGACTTGTCAGACTTGTTACGAAGATCATTACACAGTCAATTGGTACGCCAAGTCTAACATAAATGATATTCAATTTGATTATGCAGATTGGACTTCCAGGGGCGTATATAGTCTTCCTGATCCAGCTTCATACTCCTCTTGCAAAATTGGTGATCCTGTTTCATTGGAGCGTAGATTTAAAAACTATGTAAAGGTCGCCTCTAAGAGTTTATTTCATCTAGATCCAAATCTTGCTGTCTTTGAGAAGAGTATTCCTAACTATCCAAAAGTTTTCTCTTTCTATAAAATAAATAGAGTGCTCAACACAAATTCTTCCATATCTCAAGATCAGATCAATTTACTAAACGATAATCTAAACCATGGATTAAAGGAGCTTGGTCCGAAGAAGCAGGCTAACATAGTAGTTATATTAACAGGTATTAATGATCATAACTATAAATCTGCTGTCGAATCTAATTGGCTTGGTGGTAAGAAAAATGATATCTTGGTTTTTATAGGTACAGATGCAGACAAGAATATAACATGGGCTGATGCAAGTACTTGGGCATTTAATTCAGGTAATGAGATGCTTCAGGTTAAACTTCGTGATTCTTTATTGGAATCCAAGACGTTTGATGCTGAGACAATTTCTAAGATTATTTTAGATTCGACTAATAATTATTACAAGCGTCCGCACATGAAAGATTTTAAGTATCTACTGGATGATATTGAACCGCCTATGTGGGTGTTTATCACGCTTTTAATCATTGGGATAGCAGGTAGTATTGGGCTAAGTATCTTTTTTATAAAGGAGAATGTACTATGAAAACAGCCATGATTTCTTTAGCAGCAGTTTTAGGTATCTTTGTTTTGGTTGCAGTTTTTTGTGTAGGCTCATATATAAACGCTTACAACTATGGAAACAGCACTGAAGCTCAGATTAAGGCAGAGTATTCCAACATGGAGAATATCCTTGGTCAATACTCGCTTAAAGTAGCGGAAGCGGCACAAGTACCTGCTGCTTATCGGGATGATCTTAAGACCGTTGTATCTGCTGCCATGACAGGCCGATATGGTCAGGATGGAAGCAAAGCAGTTTTCCAGTTTATCAAAGAGCAGAATGTACAGGTTGATTCGTCTGTGTATAAACAGCTTCAACAGACTATTGAGGGTGGGCGTAATCAATTTGAGAATTCCCAGACTAAGTTTATTGATGTCAAACGAGTGTATGAGACGAATCTTGGATCTTTCTGGACTGGAACATGGCTTAAGGTCGCCGGTTATCCAAAGATTAATCTTGCTGAGTTTAAACTGATCTCTAGTGAACATGCTCAGGATACTTTCAAGACTGGTGTTGACAAAGGATTAAAGATAAGATAATGGCTAAGAAAATTATATTCCAATGGAAATGGGGATCTGGTATCCTGGAAGCAACGGTGTTAGAAGAAGTTGACACCTATTACTATGTTCAGTTTGATAATGGCACCAGAACTATGTGTTTAAAAGACAAAATAAAAGTCATAGAGACCAAAGGAGAATAAGAAATGAAACTGCAAGATTTGGATTTAGCGGCTGTTGAGGAAACAAAAGTAGAAAGTTTTATTTGTATGCTGGCAGATATCAAGCTGCTTGATGCTGGTGTGGTTCATTGCGTGGACAAGGATTATAAACTCGATATTACCTCTATCGAGGATCTCTGTAAACTCCTTGACGTGCCTGTACGATTCCAGAAGCGTGTGGCTAGCATTAGCGCCTATCTTTGGGTTGAAATTGCGGCTAAGCTTCAGGTTGCACATAACCATGATGTTAGGGTGTATTTTAAGGGTGACACTATTAAATCAATTGTTCATGTCGATTCTCCTGATGTTTCAAACGGACAGATGTTAGATGCTCTTCTGAATAACCCCGTCATCCAGAATCTTGATGTCACTCGATATTCTATAGACGATGACGGCATCCTCGTTACCTTTACTGATCCGGCAAGGGACTTCTCAACTGGTAGCTGGTCTGACCTTGGTAATGATATCTTCCGCGTGGGCATCTCCTTCCAGGGTAATCAACTCGGTCATAACAGACCTAGACTAACAGAAGGTGTTGAACGTCTCATTTGTACAAACATGACTTATATGATGATGCGGCGTCACTCATATGCGCTCAACGTTAAGCGTCGTTCTTTAGATGTTCTTCTAGAAGAGCGTTTTGGAACATGGTCTCAGAATAACACTATTATCAACCTTGTTAATGACAGAGTTAATTTACTTAAAAATACATCTGCGTCTTATCTTGAGGTTGAAACTGTTTTCTACTCTCTGGCGAGTTTAATTGATGACAGTGAGTGTGCGCTTGTTCCTGATCTCTATGACCGCATTCCAGTGCATTCTATCGCCATGGCTTATGGTGGAGAGCATCCCCTGAAGCGTTCGAACAAGTTTAAGGCCACAGCAAAGACACCGATCAACCTGTATGATCTCTACAATCATCTTACTGATGTTGGATCAAACAATAAGAAATTGAGCACTGAAGATAGTTTGAGTCTCGGTATCTTGGGTGGTAAGTTCCTCATGAAGACTCCTGATCTCGTGGATGTAGCCCCACAGACTGTGATCTTCTAACGAAGGTATAAGATGGAGTTGTCTCGTTTCAAAGAAATAAAGCGTTGTATTAAGTGTGATTTCTTCACTGAAAATATACAGCGGATACACTGTAAAGGAAATAGGAACAGTACAGAGATCTGCGCTGACATTACTTACGAGCATATGCATCTTACTTGTAAGGGGTGTGGATTTGAGATGTTAGAGCATACTAAGGATTCTAATGTCGTATAAGTTTTTGATACAACTGGCTATCAAGAATGTACACTTGGTCAGTGTCCACAAATCCAAGCACTTCTGCTTTATATTTAAAAATGGAAGTCTATGCACGTTTGGTCTGAACTGTCGCATATTCTTCCAGACTAAAGATGGAAAAACAAAGTACTCTAAACATGCAGAGGAAGTGGCTATCGACAGATTGAAAGCTTTAACACGTAATACTCGATTCAATCCAAGGCATTATTCAATAGTGAATATTCGAATCAACAGTAAGGGAGAATTAAGAAATTCCAAACCATGTAGCGGGTGTAAGTCTATTATTGATGAGATCGGCATCAAGAAAGTCTATGCGAGTACTGATGCAGGGAACATAATAAAAGTATAGGAGGGATCATGAGTTTTGATTCAGAATATGGGGACAGTCAAAATGATATCAGCAGAGACGATATTCTCTCAGCATTATCTGAGGTCACAGACTTTGTGACCGAGGGTCAATATGAACTAGCCCATGAGAAGCTTTTGGATATCACGGATATGATAGAAAATATCCAAGAAGCTGAAGATTACGATGATCGTGAAGTTGATGAGGAATTCAACGAACATGAATTCTAAAAGTCTTATTGACGAATTTCTGAAAAATAAAGGCAACACGATTAAGTCAGCAGATCAAGTCGTTAAGTCTGGATTTTATAAGAACATACATAAAAACAGATGGGAAGCTTGGCTTGTTACTCCTGATGGCAAGAAGCTTTTAGGTTTTCAACCGTATAACAGTCAGGAATATTTTCTCATAGAATGGAAGGCAAGATTATCAACAACTTACCCGGAACTTAAAAATGATCAATCCAAATAAGACGCTGTATGAATGTCATATCACTGTGCTGATACAGCCAGATAGAATAAAGGAGTATGAGGTACTTGGTAAAGAGATGAAGTGGAAGACATCCTATATTGCAGGTGATCCTGTTATGGGAGACAATATGACATACTTCTATTTCACAAGACATCATACAGATTATAACGAGCTTTATTCCGAAATGCAGGCTGCATCTAGAATGATTAATATCGGTGTGGTTAGGGAGAAGATTGAGGCAATTGTTTACGATACAAAGTTAGGGATAAAGCCAAAGGAGAATAAATAAGTTCATGAAACTCGTTGCTCTTTCTGACACTCACAACCAGCATAATAATATAGAGGTCCCGAATGGAGACATACTCGTTCATGCTGGCGATATCAGCTATCAGGGTAGATTCCAAGAGATAGCAGTATTCATAAAATGGTTTGCTGCTCAACCTCATCCTATCAAGATTCTCGTACCAGGTAATCATGATTTCCTGTTCGAACGTGATATGCCTACCGCGAGAAAACTGTGTGAGGAGAATAAGATTACGCTCTTGGTAAATGAAGGAGCGACAATTAGAGATCTCTTTGTTTGGGGTAGTCCTGCTGTGCCCTTCTTTATGAATTGGGCTTTTAATTATCAGCGTGGTGAAGATATCAAACGGTTTTGGAACCTCATCCCTTCTGATATCGATTTACTTATTACTCATGGTCCACCAAAAGGAATCCTTGATGAGATTGATGGACAGGAAGTAGGCTGTTGGGATCTTCTGGAAGAGGTCCTTAATAGGATTAAACCAAAAGTTCATTTGTTTGGGCATATACATAAAAATGGAGGGCTGTCACTTACAATTGATGGAACGACATTTTATAATGTGGCTATTTGTGACGAAACGTATAAAACAACAAATCCAGTAACTGTGATTGATATAGGGAGAGAAAAACATGGTGCGTAATGTTGAAGGGTTAAAATTTTTCTTAAAGAATACGATCTTTGATGTGGTTCTTTATGATACGGATGATCATAAGAAATATGCTGTCGCTGGTGGTGCTGTACGCGATTACCTGTCTAACAATCCGATTAAAGACATCGATATTTTCTGTGAAGATATTGAGGCAGAAGAATATATCCTGGATAGGCTTCAATCGTTAGCTGATTTCGGTCATCCAGATATCGTCTACGTAAACCATAATGATTTCCTTTCTAACTATCGTATTGGGGAATATGCTGTTCAGATTATCCGGAACAAGTATTTCCCGCTTACTAATGATCCTAGTTTTCTAATTGAAGCATTTGACTTCACCATTTGTGGCGGTATGGTTCGTTTCGATGGTGAAGCATTCTTCCTTCCTACATTCTTCCAAGACTGTCTCGCAAAACATCTTCGCATTCAAGTTATTACCTTCCCCTTGTCAACACTCGAACGTATGCAAAAATATATTCAACGAGGTTACACAGCATGCAATGGTACTCTCCTGAGTATTGCAAAGAGTCTTCAAGGCTTGGATTACGATAATCCAGATGTCAACACTCTTGTCTTTTATCCGGATGGTACGCCTAGATTTTTCTCATACGATTAAACTGTTTTTTATTTGTGAAAACAAACAAGGAGGATAACATGAGCTTTACAGTCAATGTAAACCAGAAGAATCTTTCTGATGAGGAAATTGATCTCGTTAATATAATCACGTACCTTTATCATGAATTTGACGAAGAAAATTTTGCTTGCATGGAAGACATTGAGGAGATGGCTGGTAATCTAGGGTATCCAAAGACTATCGCTAGAGTCACTCTCAGAATGCTCCAGAACAAGGGATTGGTCGAATGTGATCCTTATGGCCGTGGTTACAAGTTATCTGATGTTGGCGTTGCTGTATCAGATGAATGTGGTTTTTGGAAAAACTCAAGAGCAGCATATTATTCAGTTTTAGAAAGTAAAGATGTAAAGGAGGAGATTTAATGAGTAAAGTATATGTCATGGTATCGGGTGAGCCTAGTTCCGGTAAGTCAACAATCGCTCGCGTCATTAAGGAAGCATTACATGATAAGGGTATCGAGGTTGGGACATTCGCTGATGGCAAACCTATTCTTGTCGCGCATCCATCTGAGATAGATGATCGTGTCAATACGTTGGTGAAGGATGGACTGACTATCGATCTCATCGTTATGCAGATGACGAAGCAAGCACCTCCTGTTAACAAATCGCCTAATCAACCTTTCAAAGGAACAGAATAGATGTATGAACTCACAATCGTATTGGTATCAATCGGTTTCTTTTGCCTTACATGGGCTGCTTTTAGTCAAATAACTCATCCTCCATTAAGTGAAAAGGAGAAACGAGATGAACAAGACAGTAGAAAGCCTCTTTAAATTGCAGGCTCATATTGCTCAGTCTGCTCCTCAGAATCCTCCCAATCTTCTCGAACTAAGGCTCTTAGAGCTACGTTCGAAATTAAAATCCTACCAGGATGATGCGTTCATGGTGAAGATCGCTATCGGTATGTTAACCTTCGTTAGTTTGTCCGCATTAATTCTATCACTCTTCAGTCTCCGATATGGTATAATGTCTCTGATGCTGGTGATCCCTTCTATCATAATCATCTCGTTCAATATCCTTCTTACAATGTGGTTGATCGTTAGTCGAAGACTCCAGATGTCTGATTTCGTAGCGGAAAGGCAAGCCATTCTTCGTGATCTTTCGAATCCGAATCAACAGCAATCCATGTTCGATATGGATACCAGGAAGGCTCTTTTCGATGATCTTTGCAAACTGTATACATAATACTATATACTGTTTTACATGAAAAATATTTAAATCTTTAATATTTTCTTGAAAAAGTCCTTGACAAAATACCATTCCGGCGCTAGACTATGGTACGTACAAATGTAAGCGTTATTGCAACTCATTGCAATTATACCTTGGATGGGATCATAAAAAGGAGAGAAGCGCATGAACATTAGTAACGGAAGGGCGGTCAAGAAGTCTGATGAACGGTACAATAACTGGCTGTTTAATAAGTTTCCAATGCTCTTCCTGGAGCGGGAAGCTAAAAACAGCAACGCTTGGAAGCAACCAGCTTCGGCTACTTATTGGACCGATGACATTCTTCATATCGATGTCAACTTCACCGGGATCAAGAGAGAAGATGTCAACCTTATCCTGGAGGAGAATTTTCTTTGTCTTGAAATCGTCAACCAAGGAGGTGAATGGCCTAAACGAAGACTTGCTGATTTCGTTCTTCCCCTCTCACTTGATTTTTCCTCCCTTCGATCAGCATATGATGGCAATACTTTAAAAATTGAAATAAAAAAGAAAGAAACAAAGATCTTAAAACCAAATTAGAAGTCCCCCTATTTGCTATCCGTTCTTGCAGATAGGGGGATTTTTTTGTCTAAAATATGTTGACAAAATAGACAATACCTGCTATAATTTGGTTTGGATAAAGGAGGATACCAATGTGCGACAATAAGATTCATCCATGGGACCTAACAATCGGTAAAGGCTGGCTACTTGTCATTTTCCTTATCATATTATTAAAAATCCTCTTATAGAGGGCGAGGTAGGTAATGACACACACCAATTTTACGTATAAGGCTTTCCTGTTCGCTAAAAAGGCGCACGAGGGCGTAAAACAGACGAGGAAGTACACAGGAGAGGATTACATCGTTCACCCTGTCGCTGTGGCTGAATTAGTGGCTTCCGTTCGCCCTACAGACGAAAATTTAATTGCTGCTGCCTTTCTCCATGACACTGTGGAAGACACTCATGTTACGCTTGAGCAGATCCTTGCGGAGTTCGGAGAGGATGTCGCCAACCTTGTTTCTGAGGTTACAGATGTCTCGAAGCCGAGCGATGGAAATAGAAAAGCTAGGAAGTATATTGATTTTTTACACATCGCTAGGGCTTCCAAACGTGCGAAGATCCTTAAACTCGCGGATCTGATTGATAATACTAAGACTATCTCTAAACATGATCCTGAGTTTGCACGAACTTATATCGAGGAAAAAGAAAGGCTTCTCACTGTTTTGAACGAAGCAAATGATGTTTTGTTTGAAAGGGCGCTGGATTCGATCAAGGAATATTACAAAAACAAGCCGGAGTAAACTATGAAATGCCATATAACAAGAGCATACGCAGGGATAGGATATAGGTTTTGCAATACCAAGGATTATTTCCTGGTGCGTGTAGACCCAGATACGATTGGAATTAGTAGTTTCACTAAGCTATTCAAATATCTTGGTCTAGAAGAAAATGGATGTTATTTGGCTGATTTGAAAATAACTCGTGATAAGCGCAACTTTAATTTTAAATTAAAGAAGATTGATAATGGACATTTCTTTGACTTATACAATGTCAGGAATAAGCCTCTTCTATGTTTTTGTGGAAAAGAGTTTAAGAAGTATTTTCCTGGGCTATCTAAGAATATGAATCCCAAAGTGCTGTATTGTGTACGTGTTTCTATTAGGATTATAAAGAAGGTGAGGGCACAATGAGAAAACTTGCTATTGATGATAAAAGGAATTACACAGATGTTAATCTCGTAGCTCGTGATTTCGAGCATGGCATCAAGGCATTGGATTTAATGGGGCCTTGGGATCTCCTGTTCCTTGATCATGACTTGGGAGGAGAGAAAACAGGCTACGATATATTAACCTTTATCAACTTCCTGTCAAACGATGAGCATCCCGTAAGCAAGCCAACGAAGATTAAGCTTGTCACAAGTAATCCTGTTGGCAGAGAAAACATGGAATTCGCGCTTAAGAGTATGGGATATGTTCTTAATATAAGAGAGCAGGTTTGGGTATTGGTGAACGTTGAACCAGAGATAAGGGAGGATTATGACAAATCAGGAATTTTTTGATAAGGTCAAAGACCATCTGTTAACACAGAAAAGAAAAAGTCTCGGTAAAGATCGAAGTTGCAAGTATAGGGGGATCGATAATCTTAAATGTTCTATAGGTAGTGTAATTCCCGATGAACTCTATGATCCTGATATGGAGGGTAGACTGCCAGGGAATTTAATAACTAAATTTCCTAAGATCGCTGAATTGTTTGCTGGCGTGGATTTTAGCCTGATAACAGATCTCCAATTAGTACACGATTGTACTCCCGCCTTAATATGGGAGAATGAGCTTAAAAAAGTGGCATGTAAGTATGGATTAAAATTTAAAGTATAGTCATGGACTTCAACCTTCGATTTCTTTATAAACGATATGATTATAGCGAAGTCCAGGGATATATTATTGATGCTCTGCTGATGGCTCAAGATTATGACCAGATTGAAAAATTAATAGTAGATTGGGGATTTAAGAAAAAGGAGTATGTAAGCGTCAGTAAGTTTGATCCAGGTGAGCATTATCACTGTTTAGGAGTGAAGTTCAACACTCTCGAAGATGCTAAAAAATTTATAGAAGAAGAGGGTTGTGTCTATAATGGTCTCAAGATAGTATATGTTCGTGATGCTCTCAATGGAGACTGAAATAAGCAAGTACTGTGCCAAAAGATTAATAAAGAAATAGCAATAAAATCTCTTGACAAAATAAACAATGCTGCTATACTGTTTATATAAACAACACTAACCTAACATGGAGGTCAGCATGAAAGTTGATGTGACAGCAGCAAAGAATATCAGCGAAGTTTTGGGGATGGCAAAGCTGGATTACAACGTTGTTACGAGACCTGTCTATGACAACGAGGGAAGACGGATCGATGGTTATCAGGCCGTAACTCGTGAGAGTGACTCCCATATCTTCTCGATTATGGGAGATCGATATGTTCCAATGCAGAACATCGAAGCTTTCTCCTCCCTGGATGAGCTTGGACTTCGGTATGTGTCTGCTGGCAGTTTTGGCGGTAAGACGTTCGTTCAAGCCCAACTTCCTGGAGAGATCAAGGTTGCCGGGATGGATACCATCAATAAGCTGTTGACTTTTGTGAACTCTTATGATGGATCTGTCTCAATCTCCTTGTTCTTAACCCTGGTCCGAATCGTCTGCCAGAACACCCTGATGATGGCCCTTCAAAGAGGGGAATACCTCATCCGGGCGAAACATACCCAGACCGCCAAACTGAAGTTCAAAAACGCGAAGGAACTGTTCGAGGTCGTCAACCTGCAAGTCGAGGGTGTTACGAAGGTTTATGATACCCTCATCAAGACCCCGATGAAGCTTGCCACTGTCGATGAATTCCTGAAGGAATTGTTTATCGGTGAGAAAGTGGTGGAAGCGAACATCCCCACCAAAACTCTCAACAAGATGGACCGGATCAAGTTTCTCTTCGAAAACGGCAAGGGTGCGGATATGCATCGTGGAACTGCATGGGGTCTCTACAATGCTATCTCTGAGTACACCGATCATGAAGCCAACACGCGGGGTAGCGAGTCAAAAGAAGAATCCCGTCTCGTGTCGAGCATGTTCGGATCTGGAGCGAAACTGAAAGAGGAATCCTTCAGCAAGCTCCTGGAACTCGTGAACGTTTAAAATGTTTAAATCGGCTCTCCCTCGAAAGAGGGGGAGCTTATTAAGCACTTTAGGCGAGGAGAAAGGAAATGTTCTGGAAAGATGCCTGTTCAGCTAGTAGTACAGGTTTAGCGGTTAGGCGAACAAAAAATGGCAACACCATGCTCTGCTACCCTGATGGGACTATAGAGGTCCAATGTTCTGGTGATCCTTCTCTTAATGATCAAGAGGCATTGGATGATTTGTTTGATGAGTCCAACCATGACTGGCTACCACAGCTTGTAACCCAGAAAGTTATTCAACATCCTCTCATTGGTATAGAGTGGGAAGTACAGTTGAGCTTTCCGAAGTTAGGAAAAAGACAAGTATCTGCTGATTGGATACAATATATACCTTGCTCGTTTGAGTTTCTTGGCGAGCGCGTATCTTTAAAAATAGACTCATCTCTGATTTCAAAGTATGTTGATCTTGATCAAGGGAATATAGAGTTTCGTTCTGAACCTGTTGCAATCTCTGATCTTGACCAAGAGATAAAGCGAGTAGAGAAGATACTGGCAAACACTATTACCCAGATAAGTAAAGACACAAAACAAGATATCGGTGTCTTTCTCCCAAGTACCATGAGATGGGATTATTTTCCAAAAGTTACAAAACATGTTTCGATTTCAATCCCTAATCATTATGATTATCCGGACTTTATTTTTGAAGCTATTGCTGCTAAGATGGTTAATATCAAAGAAGGGGATTATCATCGCTGTAGGCTTCATGTCCGAGTACCATATACTTTCTGTGATTATGAGGAGCTTTTTAACAAAACGATTGACTTCATTAAGCACAATACGAAAAAGCAGTATATGGATTACATCAAATCTTTATACGCAGAGGATCAGCCAATCAGGTTTGTCGGTTATGTGAAGAACAAAAATTGGGTGAGGGTAAGGGGATTAATCTGATTATGGATAACGTAGATAATACGCCAACTGTAGAGTTTATCAGAACCGGACCTGATAGCTATGTTCTTCTACATACGGGGCAGGAGATTACTTTTGATCTTTCAGATGTATTCCCCACTGATAATGACTTTAAGCATGTTAGACCTGGTAGGCAAGAAGTTAAACATCCATTGATTGGTGTGGAATGGGAGGTACAGCTAAGCTTACCAAAATCAGGAAATAAACAAGTATACGCGCTGAGAACAAAATCTTCTCAATGTATTGTAAGCGAGCACGTTCCTTCTGATAAAGATAAAAGCTTGTTTATACTCACGATACCAGAAGCTTTGCTGAAAGAGTATAATGCATTGCCGGATTTAGGGAATATAGAGATTCGTTCCAATCCAGTCAAGATCTCAGATTTGCCGAAAGAAATAAAGAGATCTGAAACGAACTTGGCTAATATTATTAATAAAATACATGCAGATATTCAGCAACCGATAGGTGTCTTTCTTCCAGGTACTAAGAAATTTAGTAGCGAGTATAGTAATTTTCTTGAGGCTAATTTATACTCAGGACTGACAAAGCATGTGAATATCTCGATTCCATCAGCAGATCTACCTTTGTCAACATATGATGTGGATACTATTCTTCCTTCGCTCGTAATGGCAAAAGATGGTGATTATCACTCTGTTAGAGTTCATATTCGTGTGCCATATACATTCTGTGATTACAGAGAATTGTTTAATAAAACAGTTGCCCTTCTTGAAGATGGAATGTGTGATAAACTACTGAGAAGTCAATATAGGGAATATATTCAATCCATGTTTGAAGAGGATCATCCAATTCGTTTTGTTGGTTATTTAAAGAGCCAGAGTTGGGTAAGAGTGAAGGGATTAATATAACTAGGAGGTATCACCATGGAAAGCATGAAGTCTTTGATTCTGGAAGCACAAAATGAATCCACAGTTGACGGCAAGCTTGAAGCTGCTCAGAAAGCACTTAAGACCATGGGGTTTGACATCGCTAATGGTGACATGGCGAGTGTAGAAGTCACAGAGAATGGTTGTATCATCTTTACATTTTATCCGGAGGAAGGAGAGTAAGATGGCTCGAATCGGTTTGTCTTTTTCGAAACGCATTGAACTGCTCAAGACTTTGCGTGAGTCGTTGCCGAAAGATAGGGTCTTGGAAGCTTATAAAAACATCCTTCCTAAATTTGAGAAGCGTGTTGATAAGCAAGACTTTACTTCCGTATTAAAGCTCGCATTAAGAGAACAAAAGAAATACCGCAAACCATGTGGCGGTTGTTTTTCCCTTAAAGACATAGAAGATCTTTCAGGGGGATCTTACGGTGCGCCGGAGAGTATCAGCATACTTGTTTCCAGAATAAGAATAGCTTGTATGAAACTGACGTATCCTCTCCTTGCCAATCTGCCAAGTGAAGCTAAACGAGGTGACGAAGAAGAACCAGAATATGAAGATTCTGAGTTTATACGTGCTGCTGAGCTTCAGAGTAGAAAGGTATTGCAGTTAGTCGGTAAGCACTTTAGATGTTTATCTAAACCAATACCCATTTCGATTGAAAGTACAGAGGACGCTCAAACCTACTCTGAATATGTTTCTGAGCTTCTTAGAGCATTTGATCTGGCTTATTCTGAAATGAAAGAGGATATCATCATGAATAAGATTAATGAAGGTCATGACTTAAAGCCTGTTGTAACATCGGATTATAGATAAACAAAATTATCAACATGGAGGTGTCACATGGATGACTTTGATAAGTATACTATGAAGATGGAGCTTCCGGGTAAGAGTGACTTCACCACATGGTATGTCTATAGAAACGGTGTTATGCTTGCTAAAGGTAAGACGGTAGCTGATTGTGTAACTGAATTGAATAATCTTAAGTGGGATGATATAAAAATATTGCCCTCTACTATAAAGAGTAAGTTGGATCTTGAGGGACTTGGCTTTACTGTCGGCAGAGAAGTTAATGAAGAGCAATATAAAGCTGCACGAATCAAATTCTATGATGAGCAGAATAGGCTTCATGACCTGTTTAGGAAAGATCTCTTTGAGGAGTTCGGTGTCGAGGATAATCCGAAATCAAACTATGCTTTTGGTATAGCTTGGGATAGAGGGCATAGCTCTGGACTTCATGAGGTGTATCAGCATTTTGCTGAGCTTGCTCCGTTGCTCCAGTAAGAGGATGGAAACATTACATATGAAAGATTACCCTAACTTCACATTTTTTGCGTCTAATCTTTTAAATTTTTAATTTAAATTTAAAGAATGAAGATTTAAAAATTAGTATAGATTTAAAATAAAAAATTAGTAATAAAAAAATTACAAAAGATCTAAATTAGCCGGTCTTTTCAAAGCTCTTTTAAAATTTTAAGGAATAAAAGATATGCTGGAAGTAGATTATATTTCGTTAGAAGATATTGAACAAATAATTAATAATGCAAATAGCTGGAATAGTAGTCTAAAGACAACAGCAGAAAATTTTCTTGTTAAAACAACTAAACCAAAAGTTCTTGGTGAAGATTATTATCTTCATACATTAGAACCTTTCCCTCATCCCGATTATCCGTTAATCGGATTAGAATGGGAAGTGCAGTTATCACTTCCTTCTCATGGTACGTATCCCGTCATTTGTTATGTCACATCAAAAAATAAACCACAACTTTTCTTTGTAGACAGAAAGGATGAAGAGACTTACTTTGATACTTTTACTCGATATCCTCGTTTACATTCTTTTGTTCTAGGTATACCATATGATTTAATGGAAAAGTACTGTATGTTTATTGATATGGGTAACATTGAGATATCAACTTATCCTTGTGGTAAAAGTGATTTTAAAAATGCAGTTAAGGAGGCAGAAGGAAGATTATTTTCTCTTATTGAAGAGTTAGCTAAGGAAGTTGGTCCTATTGGTGTATTACTACCTATTCCCGAACATTTACTTCATAATAATCCATTGAGTGCTCATCTTAGGCCAACTAAGCATATTAATATTTCTTCGAAGAAGATTTCCAAGTATGTCATTGTAAACAATGTGAGTTATGATGGACTCTATCATAGTTGTAAGATTGATTATAAGATAGGCTTTTATGGAGTAAGATGTCATATCTTTCTTCCATATAACTTCAAGAACTATGATGATTTGTTTGTTATCTTCGAAGACAATACTCCTCTTACTACTCCATTGGATTCATATAATTTCGATGAGATCTCTAGACTGGAGAATTATTATCTTGAGGATTATTTGAAGCCACAGATTGAGAAAGCTGCATTGAGGAGCTTGGCGAAGGAAGGCCAAATGAAAGATCCGATCTTGGTTGGATACTGCAAACACGAAAAATTTTTTAGGGTTAACGGATTAGTTTAGCCTAACCTATACTTTTTTGCGTCTTGGAAAGGTAGAATATGTGTCAACGAAACTTAAATAATGTTACATTGGAAGAGTACATCGAAGAGACTGGTGGGTTGACTGAGCTTCTTTATGCAATTGAAAGATTAGGACATGCGAATGGTTTTAACTGGAACTATCAGATAGATGCCATGGTTCGTGAAATAGAGATTAGAGCTAAGATCTTTAATTAGGAGGATCAATATGTTACAGTCTTTTGCATATCTCGCTGAGCATCATATAGTGTTGTTAGAATTTTTAGGAGTTTTGTTTGGATTTTTTGTTGCTTGGTTACTTGATGAGTTTCTTAATTTCTTCTAATGGAGATTCAAATGTCATTTGAAGGTGCGTGGAATAATGATTCCACATCGGGTTGGGTTGGAATTGATTTAGACGGTACTCTTGCTATCTATGATGGTTGGAACAATGGAGAGATTGGAGCACCTATCGAGAGCAATGTCAATAAAGTTAAAGTATGGCTTCGGTTAGGCTATCGTGTTAAGGTTATGACTGCCAGAGCGAACGACATAAAACAGATTAAGATCGTTCAGGATTGGTTAGTTAAACAGGGTCTTCCTCCTCTTGATGTCACAAGTGTTAAAGATTTCCTGATGATTGAACTACATGATGATCGTGCTGTTGCTTACGAGACGAACACAGGCAGACAGTTAAGCCCTAGCCGTGTTGATAATTATATCAATGATCCTAAAGCTGCTTTCAGACAGCTTAGTTACTTTTTACTTTCTCAAGATAATAAGGAATGATCATGAACCAAGAACTTGGTACTAATCCAAAGGATTTGATCGGTAGTAAGAAAGTCTCATCAACAAAACTTCCTGCTGTTGCTATCATTCATGGCGCTCATGCAATGATGGATGGAGCCAGAAAGTATGGCCCGTATAACTGGAGAAAGAATAAGGTCGTTGCCAGTATCTATATCGATGCAGCACAGCGGCATCTTCTCTCCTGGTTGGAAGGAGAAGAGATTGCTGAGGATAGTTCAGCACATCATTTAGGGCATGCGATTGCTTGTTGTGCGATTCTTTTAGATGCACAAGAAACAGGCAACCTTGTTGATGACCGCCCTGGACATGATAAGATCGTGACAAAACTCCTGGAGCGTATTCGTGCTATACTTGAATGTAAACCTAAAGCTACAACGAAAAGAAAAAAGACAGTTAAAGGTAGAAACAAAAAGTAAATAATATATGAGGGAACGTGCTATGAAAGACAGAATCAGGGTATTCCTTTTCAATCTTTCCAGATTGCCACAGAGGATGATGGCAAATCATTTACGCAAGCGTGGATGGGTTGCTTTCTATCTGGAGAAGGAAGCGCGGAAGTGTAATCAAGGATGTTGCTGGTTAGCAATTTATGAGTATGAGGTGAAGAAGTGAAAGTTTATATTGCAGGGACATTCGCCAATCGTAATAAATTAAGGCCGGTTCGCAATCAACTATGGGAGATGGGGCACCAGGTCGTTTCCAGTTGGCTTGATGAAACGTCTAAACCAGCTTTCATGACTGCTGAAGAGTACCAAAGAAAGCTTGCGATTAAAGATCTATGTGAGGTCTCTTCTGCTGATCTAATCATTGTTGATTGTGAGTCTATTAGCGGTGGAAAAAATTGCGAATTAGGATTCTCTCTGAGAGGGTTTCATAATCATATCATCTGGACTGTCGGTGATCCAAACAATATCTTTCAAGTCTTAGTTGACCGACATTTTGATACTTGGAAAGACTGTCTTAAGTTTGCATTAGAGTACCATCCTGGCACTAAATCAATTGATGCGAATAAGGTGAAGTAATGGGTTATCAGGACGAGTTATACGTTGGTATCGAATGGGAAACTCAACTATCTGTTCCTGCTCTTGGGAATAAACAGATCTTCGCCATGTATCAGGACCCAGATGGTTTCGACCGTAAGAGGGAGTTGACATCCATATATCTTTCATTTTTTACTAATTATCCCATTAAAGATGTCATGAATAATGATCTCTTTGATGTTTTCCCAATATTACATGATCCACCTAAACCGCTTTATTTTAAGTCCTCTCCTATGGAGTACTTTCCAATTTCTCTTGATGTCGGCAACATTGAGGTTCGTAGTTTCCCAACAAAATTACGCGATGTCAACCAATCTATTAAAGCAGCAGAATCAGAGTTAGCTGCTTTCACAAATTCATTTACCCCACAACACGATTATGGTTTATTTCTTCCTACATCTTTATTGGATGATACGAATTGTATTGCTCCATCAAAGCATTTAAATTTTAGCGCAATCGGAATCGTAGACTCAATTCTTGCAAAAGAATATTTTCCCAAATATAAAAATATGAGATCTATTGAGGTAGCATCAGAAGATGCCTATGGAGACTATACCAATGAATATTTCTATCTCTCTCCAGGGTACAGTGATATGAATCATTGTTACAGACTTCACATTTCTGTGCCGTATAATTATACCGATTATGATCATATCGGATCTTTAGTTTATACTATTATTAAATCAAAATCTAAAAGTAAAGCTATGGATTATATGTATTCATTATCAGAATATTTATCTTCATGGTGTAAGGATAATGAGGCAGATAAACAAACATTCGTAGGTTACACAAAAAATAAAAAGTGGACTCAAATTAAAGGACTTATTTGACAAACATTGTCATGGTGAACAAAAATTGTTAACACGATTTCTTACATACACAACTTACTTTTTTACTTCTCTTTTAAATAAAAAATCCCACAAAAGACTTGACAAAGTTTACAGTAACTGGTATGCTTTAGCTCAAAGGGAGAAACCGATGAGCAGTTTGGGCTTTGAAACAAATTATCGGATCAGATACATAAAAGAACCGAAAAGGAGAAGCCTTATGTGGTTTAACAAGACGATGTTTAAAATCACTATGCTTTATAAGCCGGTTCACGAGACATTTGTATTTACCTCGCCTGCGGATCATATCCGAGATGCATTCAATCTTGCTTATGATAAGGCTCAAGAAGTCTGGGGAGACGAAATCGATTGGGATAATCTGTCCGTAAAAGTTCTTCAAGCATAGGAGGATTATATGGATACCACAGAGATGGAAACCGAGAGGATCGAAAGAGAGGCTGAGAAAACCCTTCTCCACTTGCTTGTCAAGTGTGAGCCGGAACAGCCTGAGATTGACTGGCTTATCAGACTCAACAATATCAATCTGATGGAGCATATTCAGTCTTGTTAGATAATGATGAGATCTCCAATGCTATGTTTCACGTTATCACTGGTAGGCTCAAAGACCGTGAAGCCTTAGCTAAATTTCTATTTCTGATGGAGCATACGGATACTTGGGATTTTGAGACTGATAATTTCAAAGACAAGTATAGGCGGCATGCTGATAATATTGTTACCTATTTATTGGGTATAATATCCAAACCCATATATTGGGATCATAACGGACCTAAACCTAACCGGGATTAAATGAGATACCCACACAAAAAAGTCTTTGGTAAGACATATATCGGCTGGCTCAATTTCCTTATTCTGCAATGGTTCTTCATAAGATTGCAAGCTAATGTGCATGAGTATCTTATCATAGAGAGTTGGCAGATTCGTGTAGCTTTGCCTATGACTGGATGGTACACAGATTACATTCCGAAGAACTGGTATTTTAATATTTATAGGCTGATCAAATGATCAACGATATTAAAAAAGCTCTTGATGATCTTCATGATGCTGAAGAGATTTTTCTTATCTCACGCGAGAACCCAAGATTGTTTGATCCTGAGCAGTCTGCCATTGAACTGAAGAAATGTGCATTAGAACTTTTAAGACTTTTGGATGAGGAAGCGAGTAATGAGACTACCTCTGGAAAATGAAACTTTAGTACTCATCAACGGGGTACAGGAGATCGTAAAGAAAGAGCCGTTGCCGTTTGAATTGATAGTAAAGATAGCATTCCCATACAGGCTGATTTCTGAACCTAATCATTATACTATTACTTATCGTTACAGGAATGAGAACGATTGCTTCATATCAGGTGGTGTAATACCTGGTGGACTGATCGTGCCGAAATTTGGTATGATATTTAATGTTACTAAAACAGTAACCGCGTAGGAGGGATAATGCTGAATATCGCTAATAAGTATGAGAATGAGTATTATGCCTATTATTTTCTTTCACCAAATACAGATGGCTTTATTGGCGTAGAGCATGATAAAGAATATAATGAGTGGTGGTTGGTGCATGCTTCATCTGTGTATATCCAGATGGAACAGGTTGAAGTAGATAAACTTAAGGCTTCTGTATTAATTATTATTTGAAACGAGCAATGAGATTAAACCTGACTAAAATTAAAGAGGCTTTAGACGATCTTGAGATAGCTCAAGAGTTCTTTATGAGAGCATATTGGAATGCGGAAGTTCTTGATATTCATGCTGTCAAACTAAAGGAATGTGCTTTGGAACTTGCAAAACTCTTGGATGGAGATTCTGAGTCTATTTAATTTAGAGGGATATTATTCATGAAGGTAGCTTTCCTTGATATTGATGGCGTCTTGGTTACATTGCGGTCAATGAAGCAAAACGCTCTGAGACTTCAGCCGAATATGTTTGATCCTAAGTGCGTAGCTAATTTCAATATGTTGGTCCATGAAAATGAAGTCCAGGTTGTCATATCTTCTTCCTGGAGAATTGGTACGCCACTCGATAAACTCAAGTCTGATCTATACGATGTCGGTTTGGATGTGAGTAAGATAATTGATAAGACTCCTGTTATCAGTGATGTTGAGCGAGGAAAGGAAATACATCAATGGCTTTCTACCGTTGGTAAGGATGTTACACATTTTTGTATCCTTGATGACAATCGTGATATGAACATAACGAGTAAAAGAAATCTTCATAAATATCTTGTGCAGACTGGTTTCTTTTATGGTCTTACTGAGGATCATGTTATTAACGCCCTTGAAATTTTAGAGGTTGATACATCGGTTTTAAGCAAACGGTTTTTTGTGTCTAATCAATTGGAGCTTAAATGATTACACCAAAAGAAGGGAAAGAGATTGGTGCTCTTGCTCTTAATGGAGATCTGTTGGCTAAACAGCTTATCAAAGCATACCAAATGTACCAGGACGATCCAACTGATGGCGTTAAGAGATCTATGCTTGAGTCATGCCTAAAAGAATACCGGCAAGAAGTGAATGTTCCTCAGCCAATTAAAGAGTTGTTTAACACGTTATCCACATCTGTTCGTTCAGGTGCTGAAGTAAAAAGTATACTTGAGGGTACATTTAAAAATAACGTCCCTTTTGTAGAGATAATAACATATCTTTCAAATAAGCTGGCGATTAGTAATAAACGTCCGCTGACTGAGAAAGTGAAGAAAAAATATAATTTAAGGGAGGATTGAAATGGGAAACGATTTTTTTGATGCTTGTTTAATGGAATCGCGTATTATGCAGATTGCTCTTGGTAGCCTTGATTATAATGTACTCATCGATAAGTATCAAGAAGCACATGGTAAAACTGATGTTAAAAAACTGATTGCCACTATCGATGATCTGTATCGTCAGCAATCAGAGATTACTAATTCTATCGAGCATGTTCAAGATGCCCAAATTTCTATTGCTCCTCTTGAGTGTATCCCCCTATTTCCAGCACCAGCGCGTTCTGCATCAAAGAAATCTGGGCGAGGAAAATCTAAGAAGAGTAAATAATATCAATGGAGGAGTCCCATGGTATCCAACAAGAATACTGTCCTTAAGACTTTCCCATTTGCTTATTGTGGTAAAGCTTTAAATGGAAAGATCTATCTTGTTCTGGATGATGTTGAATGCGATCCAGGACCGGATATCATTGGTAAGGGTGTGACACCGAATTCTGCTTGGAAGAATGCTGTAGAGAATATCAACCGTAATCGTATGGTTTAAATGGCAAAGCTAAATCCTTTAGATATGTCCAGGAAGTTTGCTGGTGAGCTTGCCAGACGTGGTATCAGGTTCAGTAAATCCAATGTACCACGTGGCATTGATTTCTTTATTCAACCTAATATTTATATTGTCCTAGAATCTATATTAGGTGAGAAAGATTACGCTATTTCTAAGTTGAATAAAAAATGTATTATTAAGAGATTTTTATTGCGGGATGTTAATCGTGATTTAAAGAAGTGTGTCAATGAGATACAGGCACTTATAACTCCCTTGACACTTCATGACATAAAGAGGATCTTTGATCAGCATATCAGTCTACGTCCGCATAGATCTAAAAAAGCGATATCTGAGAGTATAATGAGATTCCTGGAAACTTTTGTGAGTGATTATGATCCGGAGGAAAAATGTTAGTTAGAACCATTAATAGTGCTGTGAATAAGAAAGAAATCCTTGCTCTCAATTTAGAACCACGTCAGTCTGGTCAGCCTTATACTATACGCATCCTATTTAAGACAGGCAGCATATGGACTCTTTCATATGAATATGAGGCCGACCGGCAGAAGGTTTTCGATCTATTGACAGATAAAGATCAAGAAGGGAAGAAGAAAGAGAAAAAAGAAGAAACCGAATAATTGTAACGATTGGATTTTTATGTCTGAATTAAAGCTTGTTCTTACTGATGGTGGTAGATCTAAAAGTAAACGTCCTAAACAAACTAATGATTGTACGGTTCGTGCTCTTGCTATAGCAGTAAACCAGCCTTATGATGTTGTTTATGATGCTCTCGCAAAGGGAGGAAGGAAGTGCTCCAGCGGATTTAATATCGACACTTGGCTTTGGAAAAATAGAGATAATGTTTTTGGTTACAAAGCTATTATGATTGAGTCTTATAAGTTTGAGCTTATCCAGAATATAGCACATAAGATTTCAAAAGGTAGGTATTTGATATGTATCCGTGATCATGTATATGCATTTGTCAATAATGCTGTGCATGATGAAACATTTAAACATGGAAAGAGATCATATAACGATTACCATATTGAGTTGATATGGAAATTTGTGAAGATCAAAAGAGGTAAAAATGGAAAACGATAATGCAGATTTAAAAAAGCACGAGCGTATACTGGAGACATATAAACTTACTTGTGCGCTTAGGGATGATCTGCTCATTGCAATTGAGAACTGTGCTGTTCGCGTTAATCCTAATGTAGATACGGCTGTTCTCTTTGATGCGATTAATAGTGCATTCTATACTATACTTAAAGATTATATTGATATCATGAAGAGATCTGGCGCAGTTATTCCAAATGCATTTCAAGCTCTTTCACAGGATGATATCGAGAATTCTAAGGAGATTATTAGTCTAGAGAATATGCTCAACACTGATAACAAGCCTTTGGATAAGTAGTTTAAATATTTGCGGAATTGTCAAATTATACTGGACATATTCAACATATTATAAACCGTAATGGAGGATTTTATGAGCAAGAGAAAGAAACCTAGAAAGCTCAGCCTTGTAAAGTATGTTGGTAAGAAAGGTACTGCTGGTTACAGTAATAATCCTTTTCATGAAGGTGATGTCTATATCTTTATTGGTGAGATAGCTAATATGCCAGATCATTGTGTAATCCTTGGTTCTTCATCTGGGAATATTTATTCTGGATATCATACGAGCGATTTTCAGGAATTGAAAGAGAGCGAGATATAAAACACAAATGGAAAGAGAACTTTTATTTTCGATAACAAAGAAAGATCTGATCATAGAATATTTCTCTGGTACAGGTGCTGGAGGTCAGTATAGGAATAAACACCAGAACTGTGTCCGGCTTAAACATCCTGAATCCGGTGTATTGGTTACAGGACAATCGAATCGTGATCGTATTGCTAACTTAAAGGAAGCTTTTAATAATCTAGTTAATCATCCAAAGTTTAAGGTTTGGCATCGGCAAAAGACTCAAGAGATCTTAACAGGTAAGACGTTAGAAGCTCTTGTGGAAGAAATGGTTCAACCACAGAATCTAAAGATAGAAGGCCGGGATGAGAACGGCAATTGGGTAGAGATAAAGTAACGGTAATCATAGGAGGATAGAAAATGATCAAAGGAATCAGAACCGATTGCGTTACTGGTGAAGCTCGTGAGGTTGAGGTTAATTTTAGTCTGACACCTATTGAGGATAACTTTATCTTCACGCTTTTAAATGGTCCTACTGGCTATGAGGCATTTTACTTGAATGAGCGCACAGTCAAGAAGTTGTCAGAAATTGGTTGGATTGCTTGTATTGGTACTCCTGGTAAATGGGATCGTTTGTTTATTTCTGCTGAAGAAATGAAGAAAGCTTTTGAATATATTGGATGGAGTGTTCCAGCATGATTTTGTCCGGAAACGATTTATACAGATACATGAGGCGTGGCGAATTAATAATAGAGCCACTGGATGTCGCGCAGATCAGGGAAAATGGAATTGATCTGATAGTAGATACATGCAAGTTTTATTGCTTGAATGTTGGTACTCATATCAGTACTGATACTATAACCCCAGGTAATGCTTATCTTATCGCGACTAGAGAGCATATCAAGATGCCAAATGATCTGATGGCGTTTGTCAATGTTCGTTCCACATGGGCGCGTCATGGATTCTTTCTACCGCCTACTATTGTTGATGCCGGTTTCGAGGGGCAATTGACTTTAGAGATAATGTACATGGGATCAAAGACCATTAGTATTTGCGGGGAGAGGTTTGGACATTTAATCTTCTCACAACTGTCATCCCCTGCTATACCTTATGCAGGAAAATATCAGCATCAATCAGGTGTTACCTTACCTAGACTAGATAAAGATTATGGAAAAGAAATCTAATACTGAAGTACCGGATAAAGCTAAATGGGTTGAGAAACGTGTCATTGATAGTTTTTTAATCATGAATGTATTCTATATGATATTAATACTTCTTGCTTTTTATTTTGGTGTTAAGCTGGAAGATTCGAGGATACAGTTATCATGTCAGACACGAAACAACTTCGCTATCACTGATGAGCGTTTCGTGTGTTATAAAAGAGGTGAATCGCCTAGCTCTTTATATCAGCATGATTTTAAAGATGTAGACTATGACACAGATGAAAAAGGATAACATGGAAACAAAAGTAATAAACTTCTTTGCTGGTCCTGGAGCCGGGAAGTCTTCTGTCTCCTCACATTTATTCTCCTTACTTAAGCACGAGGGTAGGAACGTTGAGCTAGTCACCGAGTTTGCAAAAGACATCGTGTGGGAGGAGAGCTTTAAAGTATTGAAAGATCAAGTCTATCTTTTCGGTACTCAATATCATAGGCTGTGGAGATTGTTGGGGAAAGTAGAATATATAATCACAGATAGTCCCTTACTTCTGAACCTTTGGTACGGGAAAGATATGCCACATTCGTTTAGTGAATTGGTTCTGGATCTCTATAAGGAAATGGATAACATCAACATATTCCTTCATAGAACAAAGCCGTACAATCCAAATGGGCGTATGCAAACCGAACAAGAAGCCAAAGAGTATGATGTACATATCAAACAACTATTAAATATCCACAACATACCTATGATCGATATCGTATCAGATCAGTTTGCTGCGGATAAGATAAAGAGTATTCTTAAAGAGTCTTGAGGGAAAGATGTTGGCAGAATTGGTAATCACTTTAGATGGAGGATGAAATAAAAAATGATAAATAGTGGTGCCATGATTCTATTGATATTACTGCACTTCTTTGGTGATTTTGTTCTTCAATCTGATGATATGGCTAAAAATAAAAATAAAAGTAACAAGTGGCTTGCATTTCATGTGAGCATTTATCTCCTTCCTTTCTGTATATTCAGTTTCTGGTACGCTTTAGTAAATGGTTTACTCCATTTCATTACTGATTATTTTTCTTCCAGGATGACATCAAAGCTTTATCAGAAAGGCGATGTGCATAATTTCTTTGTGGTAATTGGTGCGGATCAAGCTATCCATATGATCTGTTTGGTTATTACTTATCTTAAGATGTTTAAATAAAGAGGTAGTCCTGTGATACTGGCAATAACAATTATATTATCTTCGATTGTAATCTATGGTATATATCGTTTTCTCTTTCCATGTGCTTTGTTTGTTCCAAGAGTCTACAAGATAAAGCTTTGGTCGCTTGGTTTTAATGCATGTATTTATGAAGCGCCTTGGGAGGGTGTTCCATACACTATAGCTAACTTGTCTATTTCCCTATTTTATATTTGTATAAATTTTGATTGGTATTCCTTAGAACCGCCCGGATACTATGATTGGAGCGATTAGAATGAGTAATCAAATATACTATGTCCATAAAAATGCTGGAGATTTTATCTTCGTTAAAGAGGGAGAATTTTTTAAGGAGCAAGGTGGTTTAAGAGAACCATGGGGTAAAGCGTGGATTCCAGTCAAGGCTTCTTCTATAGAGGATGCCAGACAGATTGGAGCTAAGCTTTTAAATGGGAGAATATGTAATGGATAACGTGCAGCATGTAGTAAACATACCAATTGGTAACGGTTATTTGATTGAGCTTGCCTACAAGGAACAACGAGCATCTATCTGTATGATTGATGTGCATGATTATACATGCTTTACCGGAGAGTTATCTCTAAGTCAGATTGATAACCTTATTAATAAACTCGATATTCTAAAATCTATGTTGGAAAGGAAATATGAGCAAGAGCAAGTCTAAAAAAGAAAGGAAGAGGATAAGCCTTACTATGCGGAAGATTACACCTCGAACAGAAAACCAGGAGCGTATGTTCAAAGCATGGAACTCTAATAATCATATATGCGCTCATGGTTCAGCAGGATCTGGTAAAACTTTTCTTAGCATGTACTTAGCGTTGAATAGTATTTTGGATGGCGATTACGATAAGCTTATTATTGTCAGATCTATTCTTCCAACAAGAGATGTAGGTTTCCTGCCCGGTAGTCTTGAAGAAAAGATAGCTATCTATGAGAATCCCTATCGAGATATTCTGCACAGCCTTTCTTCAGATCCACATTGTTATGATCATATGAAGGATGATGGCGTAATTGAGTTTGTTACTACTTCGTTTATTCGAGGGCTGACTTGGGATAAATCGATTATTCTTGTTGATGAGGGAGAAAATTTAAACTGGCATGAGATCGATTCTGTTATGACACGTGTTGGGTTAGGTTCTCGCGTAATGTTCATCGGTGATATGGTGCAGACCGATCTGACATCAAAGACAGATAAGTCAGGTATGTCACGGTTTTTACGGGTGATAGATAGGATGTCTTGCTTTGATACTATCGTATTTGGTACAGATGATATCGTGAGAAGCGAATTCGTAAAGTCCTGGATTATCAATAGCATGCATGTTAAAGAGTAATCTTGTTCTGTTAAGGAGATCAAGGTATGGATGATACAGAGATTATCGCTCGACAGGCGCGTAAAATTGAGATCCTGGAGCAAACGGTTGCAGAATTAGAGGGATCGATAGATCAAGTTCGATTGTGTATTTGTGGTATTGGCGGTCCACTGAATGATAACAAGTTTCAATATTCAAAAGCACAAGCGGAAATATTCTTTCAGATTGCAGAATATCTTGGGTTTAGTTGGGATTAAATATGGAAATATTATCTGAATCATTCAATAAAAAATCCGATGAACCAACACCTAAGTTTATCGTGAAATTACGAACAACCATGTGGGGTGACAGAAGGGGCATTTATCTGAAGAAAAGTATCACGTTTCTAAAGAGACAGTCTGTCGATATTTACTTTCTAGAAGATGATATCGAGGGTATGGGTGCTGATGAAGTATTGATTCGTATCCTAAACTTGAATGAATGCGACGATGGAATTTATGAACTTGTTGTCTGCAATGTAAGCCATGATTGGGAAACTGGTTACGTTGATGATTATGACTATAGATTGAAACCAATTGATAAAAAGAAGGATCAAGTATGAGGAAGGTAATTTTGGAATCTCCTTTTGCAGGAGATATCGAGGCTAACATAGCCTATGCTAAAAGATGCATCGCAGATTGTTTGCATCGGGGTGAAGCTCCAATTGCAAGTCACTTACTGTTCACACAACCTGGTATCCTGGATGATAATATTCCAGGTGAGAGGAAGTTAGGAATTGATGCCGGTCATGCTTGGATCTGTGTGGCTGACGCTATGGTTGTCTATATGGATCGTGGTACATCAAAGGGTATGCAACAAGGTATTGAGGTAGCTAAGCAACATAACATCTTGATCGAGTATAGGTATCTTTACACTTATTAACTGTTCCACGTGGAACTATAGAGGATATTACATGCAGATAGAAAAGGGTACACCGATCATTTTAAATAAGAATGCTGTCGCTGTCATCCATATCTTTAAGCGAGAAGATTCTTTATCTGATATATGGTTGTTCGATTCGGACGAGATCCAAGCTCAGGTTCGTAATGATTGGGAGCTTGCTGCTAAATCCTTTGTTGAGCAGTTAGAGCAAAACTGGAGTATCAGTTTTATGAAGGCGCTTAAAAAAGAGATCAACAATATCCTTGATTCAAATGACAAAGATATATTAACACGTGCTATACATGATGTTATCAGAGATAACCATAACGCTGGTCTCCTCCCAAGAGATTTAATAGATAATATAAAAGATTATACGCCTACACAAATTCGTAACCGCATGCAAGAGATGATCGATTCTGGGGAACTCTTGGTTGATGCCGAACGTAGATTGAGACTTCCTGAGTCTGGAGATAAGAGGGCAGATTAATGAATATAGAAAATAAGGAGTTAGAAGAAGAATTGAATAATACTCTTAGTTCGCTTTATGCCTATATGGATAGTTAAATGGACAGACATTACATAAAGATAGTAGCTTTAAGAACAGCAATCAGGGAGATCTTAGAACATTTCCGGATGCAGGAAGCCGAGTGTCCATTTTGTGAGTTATCTGAATCTCATTCTGATGAATGCCCGATAACTACAGTAAATAAATATATAGGAGAACTAGATTAAGAGGAGGCAGGAATGATTGATGAATTTGATAAGATGACAATAAATGAAAAAACTTCTGTAGTTCATCGGGAAATGTTCCGGGAGTTACTGACAAGATATAAATCAAGGGGAAAGGAAATCTCTCTAATAGAAGAAGCGATTAAGCAAACAATTCTATCCAATATACTCTTTGAAGCTAAGATTGAGACGTTGCTTAAAGTACGGGAACAGAAAAGGAATGCAGACGAACAGAAATATTTTGATGGTGTAGTAGATCAAGTCTTACGTGATCTGATATTCCAGGTTCGAGGCCAGACATCTCTTATTGAACGTACCAATTTATTAAGGATGAACGCAGGAGATGAACCGAATAAACCAGCAACAGATTCTGGTCAAGCTATTGAAAAAGACATTGATTGGTATCGTGTTGGTGTTCGACGTACTTCAAATGACTCTTCGCCTATTATTCCAGAGATTGTATGCTATGATGTTGAAGCTCATTCTATGGAGGAAGCACAAGAGATAGTTTGGCAGAGAAATATCAGACCATGTTATCCTCCTGATGTGGATGCCAGGATCATCTCTGTCTCTTTAACATTTGATGCCAAAGATAATCCTTCTAAGAATCTATTAGATGTAAGTACAGATGTATCTATCAAACAAGTAAATTGGAGATCAAAATGTTAGATATGGATAAGGAGCCAACACGCGATTTAGATAGGATTATATTCAATAATTTAGATTCAGTCTGGGAGGAACTGGACAAATTAAAAAAGAAGATTTCAGATATAGAATTAACTAAGACGCAGAAGGAACTTACACAACCTGAAGAGAGTATTAATTATTCTGCTTATCATTCTAATCTGTACAGCGTTGTAGTAGCTTTACTGAATGACGATAACTTCTTTGATATCGATGATCCCAGAAACCCATACAAGCATAAGTCTACCATTTATAAAGTCTATGCTGATTCTGTTGTAGGCGCTGTAGATAATTTCTTTAAGTATTCCGGCATTACTCCTAGTCGTAAGGTTGTTGTTATCTCTGTCTCTCTTATTAAAATAGTTAATTAAACAGTCTACTGTATGTACGCTTATATTGCTCGAAATGACTGTACAAAAATTTTAAGTGTAATGCGTTACAGGGTAGGAGGTTAAAAATGCAGGATGGGATAATCCATGGAAAAACAAATAGGCTTGACATATATCGTGTTGGCTTTAGTACTCTTTCAGCAGATTATAGCACAGTAAGCCGTACAGTTGTATATCGGGATGTCGAAGCCTTTTCATTATTAGAAGCTATTATGATGCTTACTATTGAAACTCCCGAAGGTTGCGATAAAGTAGTTCCTGTATCCTGTACCCTTATAAGTTTTGATAAAAGATAAATCTTGATGAAGGAATAAAATGAGTTTTATAAAAGTACAAAGGATGGGTCGTTATGGATCTCTGACTGGAATATATAT